TTCTTGTTTTTGATGATTTTCGTCTTTTAACTGGTCTCTTTTTTTGCATACTCTTACGAATCACCCTTTGTATTTTACGTGTCATCTTCTTAAAACTACGTCTTTTTACATATAGCGGTCTTCTATGTCTGCCGCCACCTTTATATAATATATCAATGCCTTCATTATAGAGGTCAATATCGGTATTAGTATTAAAATAACCACCTATCTTGACGAAAGGAGGTTTGCTTGCCAAGATGTCATTGGATTCCGGCCACAAGTTTGGAAACTCTTGAGCAAGTCGATACTCGGCGACACTCGGCGCTACTCTTTTTTGTTTATTAATCAAATATCCAACCCTAACACGCGACATCAACTCATATGACCCATTATTCAAATAACTAGACATGTCATCTAGTGAGAGAAACATCGTCAAGAATTTAATTAATATTTCGCTAGGTCTAAACATCATAGCTTGATTTGTTTGAATTCGCGGTTTAAAAAAATAATTGGAAGTTGTACTAGCTCCTTCAGTAAATCTCGGCACAAATATGAGCTCCATTGATTGTAGCTTTTCAGCGCTATCCTGTAATAATAAATCATAATATAGCTTATTATACTCTGGCATAGACCTAGGATTATATATTACTTGCTTTCCTTGACGCAATAATTTAATAATCAAAGATATTATTTTTGCATTATCATATTTTTTGGGAGCATCTTCTTTCATCAATTTTGAAAGGTCGTTAATTTCTATTATCTTATCATTATCTCTAGGCGCCAAACCTAAACCAGCAACATTCATGCTTTCTGAGCGTTGCGTGTTAATTTCAGCGACCTTATTATACGTCAAACTAGTATCTTGTGGATACTTGATATTACCAAATTTGTTGTCATAGTTTGTTATGTAAAGAGGTTGTTCATTTTGTGCAGGATTAGTCAAATTGACAAACCTTTTTTGAATCAAAATAGAATTACCATCATTGATATACTGAACACCTGACATATAAGTTAAATAAGACTGGAATGTCTGTACCATATCTTTTGTTGGAAACATCATATATTCATGAAATTGTTCCGATACGGGGTCAATATTTTCCTCCAAGAACTCGTAGAATTTTGGCGTGCGACTGCTTGCAGCACCACCGCCAGTTGCGGTATCTTCTGAAGTCAAACATTCTGGATGCTCTATAATAATGCTCTCTGACATTTTATATTTATCATAATCGTACACCAAATCTAACATTCTCTCGTCATAGTCTAAGCTGAGCCATAAATATTCAATAGGTAATTGAATTATTTTCATTGAACAAAGGAATTTATACGTATTAAACACAAGTGAAAGAATGCGGTCGTCTGCCTTTCCAATTTGATATGGTTTACTTGCCTGTTCTATCCATTTACTAATAAGCCTTTTTGATTCAGACGACTGGGAAAACATCATAGTTCCACCAGATGTTTCAAACGTGTATGGGTCATATGTTATGCTTTCTTCCATTTTCCAACTGGACCGCGGGTCAATCCACCAGCCACGAGCCATAAAATCAACATCAGGCAAATCAAATATTTTCGGGTATTTTCTAATATACATATCGCCGTCAATATACAAAACAGACCTACCACTAGCTTGTACTGCATCTAGTGCTTTCTTAATAAATAATGGTTTGGCATTGATAGCCAATTGATACCCGCCAGGCCTTGTAAATTCGGGATATTCGACTGCCATGTGATTGCATTTAAATTTTGTACATTCGGCTTCCCATTTATCTATCATTTCATTAAAAGTTATAGGATTTAAGAATCTGAATTCTTTACGTAAGATTTCGTATATGGACATGTCATTAAATTCAATTAATTGTGGATTTGTATAAGTTTGTTTTGTATTTAATTGTTTCTTAATGGCAGCATTTCGGGTTTGTATTACATTATTTAATTCTCCTATTTGTTCCAAATAACGTTCCTTTTCAGCTTGTGTAATTTGTTTCTCTTTAGAGAGAACATCAGCTTTTAAAGCGGCAACCTTACGATTTATATTGAAAATAATAAAACAATTATCAGTAATAATAGAAACAACTTGAGTCATTATAATCGTGAACATTCTTTCGGCATATTCTTTATTTTTGTATTCAAACTCGGCGGGTACTTTATTTTGTTGTTTTAATTTTTCCAATTGCATTGCTGCGGTTCCATCCTTATTTGCGGCATTTGGTAAAATACCTAAATGTTCAAAAATCATATTATTATAGGCTTCAGTTGTGTTATTTATGATACGTTTAAAATCCGCCAAATTCGGTACAGCTACTGTTAGTTTATCGTATATCTTTAGCACATCGTCTGTATTTGAGCCAGACCCGAGTGCCTTAATACATAATTTCTGAACTTGCATAACAATTTTCTCAAAAAAAGAAATACACGGCCTGCTTGTATTTTGATTCATTGCGTTTCGACCCCACCAATATGTTACAATGACAAAATGACTTTCTTCGTTAATAATAGTTGGACGGATTTCTTTTGTATTAATAATATTATTAAGATCCTCCAATAAACTCATCGTCTATATAATATATATAATAAATAGATATTATAAAAAATAAAAAAGTAGAAGGCCTATACCCTCCCTCTACTTTTTTAAAATGGGTTCACACAAATTCTGGATTCCAACCATTATGGCCTTCTAAAAATTTTTCTACGAATTCATCGGTTTTTCTTGGATGGTTATATGTCGCGTGTTCAAAATCAATGATCCACAACTTGTTATCGTTTTCTATGAAATTGTATCCAGTAATATCGATATACAATATATCATGGTCATACAAGGTTTGGATTATGTTTCGTATTTTAGAAAATAACTCGTCGCTAATATGTTCTGCTGTTTCTCCATGATAATCCGACAAACTCATCGTGCCTACTCTTACCATTTTCAGTTGTTTTGTTTTTCTATTATAGCTTTTTATTTTTGGTATATTTACGATTTTTAAATTATACACATATTTATGTATTTTATACTCACAAAGAGAAACGTTCTCTTTTGTGAAGTAGACCTCTTCATCTTTTAACTTTGCCGGAGACATCCTTGGTATATATTATACTAGTAATAATTAGCGATAATTCCATTTCAATTTTAAATTAAAAATCCGGTCGGTGTAATCATATGCTGTATGTATCGTGAATCCATTGTCGTATGATGGATATCTCGCATTCAGCATAATCAAGTGTGCAATCTTTGAGCGTTAAAAATTGCGGTTTTCGCATCTTGGCTGTCTTGTAGAACAGATAATTTCCGCGTTTACCTGTTCGTATTGACATATCATCGTTTATTTTGCGTATGACATTGCCCGATTTTTGCAATACTTCCACAACGTCGGCATAATTAATATTTTCTATTGGGCGATTCCCAAAGCACTTTAGTGAATGGGTTTCGGTTCCCCATGCAACATAAATACCGAACTTGCCTCTTTTCAAAAATATATCATGTCCTTCATAATTCCCCAAATTGAAGTCGTTTGCACTTGCGTTTGCATTTGCACTTGCATTTGCTGGAGCAGAGAGAATATCTTCCAAGTTATATTCACCGCGTTCTAACTTGTGCACATCAATATTGTCCTTTACGGATTTAAATGTCGTTTCATTCGTAGCCTTGTTGGTGCATTTGATAACGGGTCCATTCTTGCCGATCATATAGCTATGTTGGTCGTCAATTTTGTATTCGACTTTGCCAAGTCCGTTTCCCGACCCAGTTTCGTTTCCAGTTCCCTTTGGTGTAGCCAGCAGGTAGGTTAATTCGTCTATTTGACCCAAACAATCTTTGCATATATTTTGCCATGCAACATTTGAACCACCTGCAATCGTATCCAACGCGTCCTCCATTTTTTTGGTATAATTGTAGTCAAATAAGGGAGCAAAGTATTTTTCCAGGAAATCTATAACTATGACCCCCAACGGCTGGATGACAAGTTTTCCGTGTTCATTGCCAAATTCTCTCGTAGTCTCTATTTCAAAAATCTCATCCCCTTCCAATTCAAAGTCCTTGCACACGACAGACTTGCCTGCTACGTTTTGCTTCTTCACGTATTCGCGCTCTTGAATCTTTTCTACAAGCATGGAAAATGTAGATGGGCGTCCAATACCCTTTTCTTCCAACAAGAGCACGAGCTTGGCTTCTGTATAGTGTTGCTTGGTATCCTTCATGGTTAGCTTGGACTGAATCTTTGCATATTTTACATTTGGATTTTGATGATTAGAGAGAACGTTATAATTTCTCTCTTCTTCCTCGCGAGACTGTGGTCGGTTATTTACCGCCAGCCATCCCAAAAAAGATAGCTTCTCACTTGTATGCGTATATTGAGACTTCATGGGTGCCTGAATTGTCGCCTTGATGGAATAGAATTCAGCTGGAGACATGCAAGACTCCAACGTGGTTTCCCAAATCAGCTTGTACATTCGTTGTTCTTTTGAACTGAACTTGTCAGGTAGTTTGGTGAGAGAAATGTCTGTGGGTCGAATGGCTTCGTGTGGCTTTTCAGCGGCTGCGCCCTCTACCCCCACGGATTTTTCTCTCTTAAGAATATGCGACTCATCATAATGTGCAAGAATATATTTCTGTGCTTGATTCAAAAAGTCAGCACAATAGGTTTGGCTTTCTGTTCGCATATAGGTAATATAGCCCGCTTCATACAACGCCTGACATAGCTTCATGGATTCCTTGGGAGAGATGTGTAGTTCATTGCTGGAAGCCTGTTGCAACCTGGACGTGTTTAGCGGGTTCGGTGGTTGTTTATATACCTTGGAAGGTTGTGTGCAAGTGAATATGTGAGAGAAAGAAGCGCATGCGTCCAAGAATTCAATCATATCGTCTTCTGTTTCATGATGCTTATTCAAATCAAATGAAATGGCTTTTGCAAACTGAAAAAACCCCGATGTGTTGTATATCTTCTTCCCTGGACTGCGTTCTATTTCTTGCTGATTGTCATAAATTAATTTCAGTGCAGGAGACTGGCAACGGCCTGCAGAGAGAGACTGGTGTGATATGTGCTTCCATAAAAGCGGGGATATTTTGAATCCAACAAGTAGGTCTAAAATTTGTCGCGCCTGTTGAGCGTAGACGATATTCATATTAATGCGCGTTGGGTTTCGTATGGCGTGCTGTAGTGCCGTTTCAGTAATTTCGTGAAATATAATACGTTTTGTTAGTGCTGGGTTTAGGTCAAATATCATGCATATGTGCCAGGCAATTGCCTCGCCTTCGCGGTCATCGTCTGTCGCCAAGACTACTTCCCCTGCCAGTGCAATTTCCTTTTTGAGGAGAGAAACCTGCTTTACTTTGCTTTCGGAAATAGTATATGTTGGTTTAAAATCATTCTTAAAGTCAATGTTGTTGAGAGAAGGCAATTCGCGTAAATGACCAAAACTTGCGAGACACTTATATCCTGGTCCCAAATATTCTTCTATTTTTTTACATTTAGAGGGCGATTCAACGATAACCAACGTTGTGGTTGGCGTTGTTGACGCAATACGTTTATTTACCATATATAATATTTAATAATACTTATGATATATGTTTAAGCTTTTTTCATTCGTTTGAATTGTTTCCACGAAATTTCAACGGGATCTTCTCTAACGATAACAGGAGTATTTGCGGCATCTGCGGCATGTTCCTTGTCCAACTTTTCCGCCTTTTTAAGAGCACTATCCACGTAAATTTTCTTTAAGAGTGTTCCGACCATAAAAGACCCTTCATGCTGGTCAACCATACCATCCTCAATTTGCTTTAGCACATCCAAAAATTGATATAAAATCTTCATGTCAATTTCGTCTTTGCGTATTTTATTATACAAGTCGGTGTAATAATTGAATAAGAAGCTACACTCAATCATACACTCCATATGCAACTTGTCTTGGTCGTTGGCATATTTTTCCTTCAAACTCAAAAGAGTCGCTATATTCTTTTTGTAGATGTCGCTATGCTTTAGCTCACGAATGAGGTCGGTCTGGTCCTCTGCGTTATTTGCCTTTATCATATTTTGCAATTGTAGACGCGTCTTATCATCCATCTGTACTGGTTCCATATTTATTAAATAAGTATGTTATTTTTATATCTGTTATTTTGTAAATTCTAATTTAAATTCTAAATATAGATTAATGAGTGCACCAGCGCAAAATTTATCTCTTGGGGAGAAAGTAGGTTTTACTATTGACCCCAGTATCCCTCAAAGTTCTCAAGACTCTGTTGCACAAATTGCTGCAGCACGTGATGCACAAGTAAAATTGATACAGGCAACAAGGGGGGGTCGTCGGCAAAGACGCCGAAAAAGTCGTCGGACTTATAAAGGCGGTGTAGGTGGAGTGGGAACTGCAACTATACCAGGAGACCCTACAACTATAGTAGTTGCTCCTTTACCTCTTGGTGCGAATACTGCCAATGCTCAAGCAAATAATGTTGCGGCTGCTTCATTGTTTGCAAATGCAGTAAGTGCATCAAAATACGATAGTGCTGTTATACCTCCAAAAGTTGGAGGTAAGAGGGGACGCCGTACTCGTCGTTTATCAAAGAAGCGAACCAGTAGAAGAAGCAGAAGCAGAAGCAGAAGCAGCAAGAAACATAGAAAAATGATGAAAGTAAAAAAGTCAAGAAGGACAAGAAGAAGGTAAACACGTCAAATTATGTATTTTTTTTCAAGAAATATATAATAATAATATAAAGTATGCCGAAAGGAAGCGCATGGATAAATTTTATATATATTAATCTTGCATTTGTATTACAAATATTTGCCATGTATTATTTTACAAAAATAAAAGAAATTAAGGATAACTGGCCGAAGTATAGGTGTAATCCCATGTACATGCCGCTTTCAGATGACATTTCAAGCGATTTTATATATTGTGTTCAAAATATGCAAACCAATTTTATGGGATATCTATTGCAACCGATTAACTACATAATATCCGGTTTATCTAGTATTACTGGTGGCCTTGTAGGCGATATTTCTAATATTCGCAACATGTTTAATTATATACGAGACCAAATTACAAGTATAGTTGGAGGTATTTTTGGAGTATTTACAAATATAATTATTGAATTTCAGCGTATAATATTGGGGATAAAAGATGTGGTTGGTAAAATAATGGGCATAACCATTGCGCTCATGCATATGGTGGAAGGGTCAATGATGACTGTTAGAAGCATGTGGGCGGGGCCTCCAGGTATCTTGGTTCGCGCAGTTTGTTTCCTTCCAACCACCAAATTAAAATTACAAGATGGGACCATTAAAAAAATGAAGGACTTGGGTTTAGGCGATATATTGGAAAATGGCAGCGTTGTTCACTCTGTCATGAAAATCGGCAATTATGCAAATGAAGTATATTATAAGTTCCCGAAGAAAGGTGTAAATGGCGAAACTATTTATGTCACGGGATCGCACTTGGTAGCCGATGCAGATGGTAAATTTATTCAAGTGAAGAACCATCCTGATGCTGTAATCGCTAAAAATAAAAAGGTGAAGTGGTTTAGTTGTTTAATTACGGATGACCATAAAATGAAGATTGGCGATATGATGTTTTGGGATTGGGAGGATGACGAGCATTACAAAAATAAATTTTAAGGATTTATGATTTTTTTAACATATTATAGATTTTTCTTTATATATAATATATGAGCACTCACATTTATGATTTTGACTATGAAAAAGAATCACACAAAAATAATGATAATTTCGTGCCATTAGGTTCAAAAAAACCCAAGGCGAATACTATCAGATTTTCGCCCATAGTAGTACCCGATGAATCAAAAACGAGTAATATTAGGACTTCACCCATAGTTGTGCCCGTTGCGGTAAAATCAGCAACGCGTGTATCGGTTAAGAGAGCAGAGTCGCCTGCAACGACAACTGCACGGAATGCACGGAATGCAATGCCTGTAATTTATAGACAACCGCTCTACAACCACTTTCTTAACAGACCATATACTCTGGATGAGATAAAGACTATCGATGAGATAAAGACTATCGATAAATCCACATATGATCCTGATAAAGAATACATTAAAAAGGTAAACAATCCTAATAAGGAGGGGTGGGGTTTGTACGAACCATTCAATGGTGGTAAGAAACGAACTCGCAACACACGAAGAAAGCGTTCACGTTCTACTCGAAGAAAGCAAACCAAAAGGTCGTATTCACGCCGATATCGGGGTAGAAAGGGGCGTTGAGCTGAAAACGAGTATTATCATATTTAGGAAGTCATGAATCACTCCATAAATGTCTAAAGGCGTAAATATCAAATGAGCATTATTTGATATTTATAGTTTAATAAGTGGTTCTTTTATTATTAACATATTATATGGATAAACCTATTCTAGAAAGTGCAAAAAAAATAAAACATTTATATAAGAATTTATCATATTTTGACCAATATGGAACATCAATAATAATATGTATTATATTGTTAACCATTTTATTTTGGATTCACGGATATTATACCATTATGACAAATATTCAACCAATAAAAGATAATTGGCTTAAATACAGGTGCAGTCCAAAAGTAATACCATTTGCTGGGCTCATTAATAAACCAGATAATCAAACGGCTACTGAATTTACGCAAGACAATTTCACACAATGTGTTCAGGAGATGCTTAAACCCATTACAAAACGGGCAGTCAGTCCATTTGATTATATGACCAGTTCATTCTTAAAAGTGTTTCAAGTAATTTTAGTCGCGGTTAAACAAATAAGAGAGTTAACAAACTCGATCAGAGAGAAATTTGCAGAAATTGCAAAAAATATCATGGGTCGGTTGATAAATTTCTTGATTCCACTCCAGCAAATAATAATTGCATTCAAAGATACGATGGCAAAAGTTGTTGGTATTATGCAAGCCAGTATAAATACATGTGTCGGTTCTATATTTGCCATGAAGTCGGTTTTAGGAGTAATAGTTACTAGCGCAATACAAGTGTTGTTAATTATGGTCGCAGTATTGATTGCGTTGATTATTATCATGGTTATAGTTTTCTTTTTCTTGCCAGGCTATTTTTTTTATGTCGCTGCACTTGTAGGAACATATACATCGTTTTATACCACAATCGTTGGTCTGTTATTGTTTATCATTGCCTTTTTGCAAATTAATTTAGGGATTCAACAAGAGGGTGTAATTCCTGGCTTACCTGATGTGCCACGTTTGTGTTTTGATAAAGATACGCCTGTAGTATTGCTTAACAACACCATCAAACCATTTTGCGATATATGTGTCGGCGACGTGCTGTGTGATGGTGGCGTAGTAACGGCTACATTAATATTGGACGCGCGAGGAGTGAAGATGTATGACTTGAACGGAGTTATAGTAAGCGCAAGACACGCCGTAAGGCATAACGACAGATGGGTTTTTGTCTGCGACCATCCTCAGGCAAAGCTACTAGACCGCTACAACGAACCATATATTTATTGTATGAATACTACAACAAAGCAATTCACGATAAAGAATTCGCTCTTTGTTGACTGGGACGAAATATATGACGATGTGAAAGCAGTTTTAGACAAGACATATGAAAATGAGCACGGGAGTGTTCCAACGTCATTGGATTATATACACGAATACTATGATGGCGGGTTTGAGGAGGATGTTGAAATTCTCTTGGAATCGGGCGACACAATGCCAATTAATAGAATGCGGGTTTCCCTTAGACTTCCAGATGGAGTCGTTGTGCGCGGTATAGTGAAAATTGATAAAACGCGGATTAAAAATACGGCAAACATATACAAAAATACAGACAAATCAAATAATTTAGCAAAAAATACGGATTTCGTATATCATTTATTGACAAATAAAGGTTATTTTTATGTTGGCAAAAACAAAATAAATGATTATAACGATTACGTTGATTCGCGTATTTAGAACTATCTCGATTAAAATTATTATCTATTAAATATGTATAACATGGAGATATCTGTAGGAGGAATAAAATTTAGGTTAGAAATCATTATTGCGATAGGTATAATATTATTTTTAATATTTGGAAACACATGCATGTCTTGCTCTAGTAGAATACCTGGACAAATGGCGTCCAGTTTAGGATATTCCAATGTAGAAGGATTCTTTGGCGCAAGTTCAAATAATGGTAATTCGGCCATGTATAACTTGAGCAAGAATATCCCCGTAAATACGGACAGCTGGTTTACTCCCAGTTTGGTGGTTACCACTGGACAGCCCTTGAATCCTGGCGTCGCGAATATATTAAACCGCGCTCCTCAACAAATCCCTTTGCCTGAGGGTCAATTGGCTATGTTTGCAAATACGCCGTTTAAACCTGAGTGCTGCCCGAATGCATATTCCAACAGCAGTGGATGCGCATGCATGACTACCAACCAATATAACTACTTAATATCTCGTGGCGGAAACAATGTGCCTTACTCTGAATACTAAATTATTGCGTTTTGGTTATGTGTTGTTGGTTTAAATATAATATCATTTAATTTTTGATATTATATAATTTTTGTTATTTATCACACTCTGAATTTGTATTACTCTATTAACCCTGAGTGGTGATGCGTCTATCGCCTTTTTTCCTTTGTTTCCTTCCTTTACACTACTTGTAGAGAGTATATCTTTTGCAAAGAAAAAGTAAAGATGAAGAGAATAAAAGGAAACAAGACTAATATCCAAGACTGCTTATTTGGGAGCTTTTCTGTGGGGTTTCTGCTTATTTAGGGCCCTCCCCCAGGCTTACCCTTATTAGCTTTTGCACTATCTAGCCTTTGCTTCTCAAGCAAAGCAGCGTGTTCCTTCTTAGCTTTTTCATGAGCTGCCTTATCGTCATAAGACTTGCATACCTTGGGAGCACCCTCGTAGTCTTGAATACAACCTGTATATCCCTCCTGGAACCCCTCCTGGACTCCCATCGCATTAGAGATAATATCTTTTGCAAAGAAAAAAGTGAAGATGAAGAGAATAAACGGAAGCAAGACTAATATCCAAGAAATAGCCTTAAGTCCCTTTGAACACAACCAATTCAAAATCCATCCCCAAATTAAAACGAAGATACCATTAACAACCAAAGTAATTACCTGGAAATTATTGAAAAAAGCAGTTATTAAACTGATTCCAGCTAAAATCAAATACAATTGCGCGGGTGTGCAAAAACGACTAAAATCCGTTGCTGCCATTATATATTATGAAAATATTATTATTTGTTATGCATAGAAAATAATTTACATAGTTCCTGTCGGCGTTGCAGCCGTTTTAACCTCAGTAGTAATATTATCCAAAGTAGATTTAAACTTGCCCAATGCAGTAGATGTTGTCATCTGATCGTTTTTATTTTGCAATGAACTTAATGAACTCTTCAAGGCGCTGAAGGCGGTGTCAATTTTTGTAATATCATCTGCACTGCAAAATCCCTCTGCATGAGCGGCATTAGAGATAATGTCCTTTGCAAAGAAAAAAGTGAAGATGAAAAGAATAAACGGGAGCAAGACTAATATCCAAGAAATAGCCTTAAGCCCCTTGGAACACAACCAATTCAAAATCCATCCCCAAATTAAAACGAAGATACCATTAACAACCAAAGTAATTACCTGGAAATTATTGAAAAAAGCAGTTAACAAACTGATTCCTGCTAAAATCAAATATAACTGCGCTGGTGTGCAAAAACGACTAAAATTCATTGCTGCCATTATATAATACATTAATACTATTATTTATTTTTTATTTCTTGGTTGAATTTTTTGATACGCATTCTGCTCAAACATACATTCCGCGAAACGATGTGTTATCCTCCTTTTCTTTTGTTATCAATTTGTCAACTATGTCAGTTGTTACCTTGAACGGAAACTCTACCTTGAGTGTCATGCTCTCTTCAAATAGATTGGTGCCAGGCTTCATTAATCTGTAAAGGTTCAACTTAGTGTAGATGATTTCCAGACATCTCTTCATATTTCTAACGCCGTCTTCCTTGTTGCAATGATTTTCCATAATGTAGTGAAGCGTTTCATCAGGAATAATAATTTCGTTCTCGCTAAACTTTACTTGCTCGCGAATCTTTGGTAGGAGATGGTTATTGGAGATAATAGTCTTCTGCTTCTTATCATATCCCTTGGTATGAATTCTATACATTCTGTCGCGCAAGATGGGGTTCACTTTTGACTCGTCATTATAACTGAAGATGAACAAGCACTTGCTCAAATCAAAATCAACCTCTGCAAAATACTTGTCGTGGTATTGGCTGTTCTGCGATGTGTCTGTCAAGTGAGTAAGAATGCCTGCAATTTCCTCGCCCTTTGGCGTATCGCTAATTTTATCAAGCTCGTCGAAATAGATGACTGGATTCATGCACTTGCTATCCACAAGAATTTGTACGATCTTGCCCCAAGTACTGCCCTCATAAGTATAGGAGTGCCCCTCCAAGAAACTGCTATCTGTTGCGCCACCGAGCGCGATGAATGCAAAGGGTCGGTTGAGGATTTTACTAATGCCCTCCTTGACAAGTGTTGTATTATGCGTTACTGTAAAATCACCCATTAAGTAGCGATGATTGCCATCAAGGGTAAATCCATAATATGCACCCTTTCCAATAGATTTTACACTTATTCCAGTCATAAGTGCATTTTTAATTTGGCTTCTTTTTGTAGCAATCTTTCTTTTACATTTTGTTGGAATGTCTTCCAAATTATTTCCAGAAATTGTAATACGGAAATAGGTTCCCACGCGTTTTTCATTTTTATAAAAGCAAGATTTTTCGCATGTTTTCTTGTAAGCGGCAAATCCAAGCGACCGAGCAATATACAAGATATCATTAGATAATTGTTCTGATTTTTGAGTAATTTCAAAACATTTATCTATCTCTGAATAAGACCCATCTGTATCTAATAGTCCAGCAAGAACTTGCATTCTCGTGTATCTATCATTTATTTTATAATCATTTGGGATATGTTTATTATTGATCAGGTTATATTGTTTCAATGTATTTAAAAATGCATTTTTTTTACCTGGGATGTTGGTTGATATACCATAATCATATTTAGATATGTAATTTAAATTTAAATTGTATTTTTTCAATTCTACATTTAAATAATGAAGTATAATTGCATCTTGGTTAGTAATTTTTGATTGCCTAGAAGCGCCATCACCTAGCCATAATCCAATAATATAAGGGTCAAATGGAACTGGTTTACTTGTAAAATCGATACCTACGCGATAACCCTTTAACCAATCTTTTTTAACATATTTAGGTAACTTTAAATAATCTTTAATTGATATTTCAGTAATATTATCTTCATTTAAGAAGGAATTAAGATAGTTATCTGCCTTATCTACATCATGAAATGTTTTATAATTCATTTTATAAGTTTTGTTATTGAAACGAATCGTTTTATATGATACAGAACCACTAGAATTATTAACTATTTTAATACACCCTTTTCCTGACTGATGTAAACATAAAATGTGTTCTGAATTTACAACATATTTATCACCTTTTACAGGTATAACTTCGTATAATTCATCTTCACCACGACCCAAATCAATAACCTTTCTTGGGGTGGAATCATCGCCCATTATGAAATCATTAATTTGTATATTTTGAACCAGTTTAATGGTGCCATCAAACATTAAAATAGGTGTATCTATACCATGACACTTACCTGTTCCCATTGGCCCTTGAATCGCGATGGCTGTTCCGATACTTGACGGGTTTGTAATCAACTGACCCATCATTTGCATGATTTGCATCTTTGCATCGTTAAGACCATATACTGCAGCATCAAGCGTCTTCTTGGCGTTCTCCATGAAATCGTGGCATTGCTCAACTCCATTGTCAATGTTAACAGGCAACGTCTGATACTTTCCAAATGGAATGCGCATGAACGTATCTACCCAGTTCTTGATTTTGTAGTATTCGCCAGAACCAGGCTCCATGTATCGCAAGGAATTAATCTTTTTCATGGCTGCGCCTTTAAACAACACAGGCATGTCTGATTCAAGCAACGTAAGACGATACGGCTTCTCAATGCGCGTAATCTTGTTGATTTCGCGAAGCTCTTTGATAATCTTCTTTTGTTCTTCAACTTGCAACTTGTTAAAGAATTCAAAATCGTTCATCGTATTCTTGTCCTTTACGATCTTGCGGAAGATTCGCGTGTTTTTAGCTTGGCGCTTCACGTTCTTTTTCTCTTCCTTCTTTTCAATCTTCTTGATGTTTTGTTCACACATCTTAAGACATTCCTTTGCCATGGCGTTGCTTTTGTTCTTTTCATAAAGCTCCTTCATTTGGTTAATAAATTCAGTGCTATTGTTTGAAGGCGCAGCGGCAGCAACAACAGAGTCCACTACAGAAGCCTCCTTATGAACTTCATCAGTTTTCTTACCCTTTTTTGTGGTCTTTTTGGGTTTAATGACGATGTTTTCTTCCTCCTCCTCTTCTGCTTCCACAGCATCTTCGTCTTCGGTATCGGAATCGGAGACATCTTCATCTTCGTCTTCGGTTTCTTCCATATAATCGGAATCATCCTCGTCCTCATCATAATCTTCCCACTCACCCTCATCATCGTCTTCGTACTCACCACCACCACCATTACCAATCGTAAAGATGATGTTAAAGTTCTTTGCACTCTTGGAAGTTGGCGACACGTCATCATCCTCTTCATCATCGTCATCCTCCTCCTCGTCATCTGCGTCATGATCCTCTTCCTCGTCAGACTCGCTCTCAACCACCTGTTTCTTTTTACTTACCTTCTTTTTCTTGGAATCCTTTTTACGTGGGCGCTTTTCTACCTCTTCTTCTTCCTCCTCATCAGCTTCCTCCTCTTCGCCCTCTTCCAACTCCTGAATCTTTTTTTTCAATCGGGTTCCAGCAGCAATCTTCTTGTCTAGATGCTTAGACGGGAATATCTTGCTTAAAAACTTTCTGTATTCAGTCTCATCCATCTCATCCTCATCCTCGTCGTCATTGGACCCGTTATCACCCTCGCTGTCAGAACTTTCCACCTTCTTTTTCTTTTGGACAGGCTCCTTTGCCTTCTTAGTATTAGTACGCTTGATTTGAATCTCTCTCGCCATGATTATTAACTATATATATAAATAATAATCATAATTCTAAATCATTTTTTTTTGTAAAAGACCCACTATTATTTTGTATAATTTGAATACAATAGATAAGCCAAGAACAATCCGAAAAAGTTCTTTGCGAACAAGTCTAAAATATTATAACAAGTGTTCTTTAATTTGTAGGATAAACATGCTGCGACACCATATAAGCCCCAAACAATAACAAAATACCAAAATAGCGCGGTTCCTAAATCAGTGTATTTTGCAAAATTTTCATAAATTATATAAAACATCATGAAAAAGGGAACAAATCCACCAAAGACTGATGTAAACAAGGATAATTTCTTGAGTTCCCCTAAATACCCAAATAACAACATTGCTGCGTTCAATAAAACTATGGCCGAATATGTCTTGAGGTTGTCGCTTATAATGGTTGTAAATGACGGGATATTGGTCGCATTACTCTCCTTGAACTTTAAATAAATCAAAAAGGTTGAAAATGTAATTAACATGGTCGGCGTGGTAATGAACCAGTCCCAATATCGATAAAGTGTAATGTTTTTGGCGCTAGATATAGAGAATACCAACCAGACATAGAAGGTCCCCTCTACTATTTGAACTATAAATTCAAGTAAAAGTAGCTCACGCAACAAATTAAGATCTGGCGCTGTGGGTAAAGTTAGCACATAGTAGTCAATTAAGCCAGTAATTATTTGTATAAACAAGGATAGCCCTGCACTATGATGTATTAGTTCCATTTATAGTATAGGTATAAATTATTTGCGCGACCGGCGTGATTTCATGGTCCTGCGTCTGCGTCTTTTGTGGGGTCTGCGTGATTTACGTGTTTTCCGGGATTTTCTGCCTCCCCAACGCATGCGGAATTGTTCGAATTCATCCGCAGTAAATGGTCTCCATTCTGCATCTAATTTAGCAAGTTCGCGTTTATAGTCGTCGCCATCTATCGGTTTACCTATTGCTTTATATGTTCTGTCTAATATGCCCTTTTTCGCATCATACTTTATTTGAGCTAAAAAACTCGCGCGATTAGATAAGTTTTTGTCGTTTTTATCAAATCTATATATGCTTGTGCCTACATCATTATATTGTTTCATGGAATTTTCGAATTCGCGCTCAGTTCCCATATTTGCTCTTATTAAAGTCTCGTATGTTCTTGCTATGACAATATCGAAAGGAGGGCATCGTGCATCGCCATTACATATACCAATTTCAAACATACGTTTTAATTCTTCTTCAATTGCAGGAGAAAAATCCACTGAATTTATTTGTTCACTTGAATATGTGCCAGATAAAAAATTTATTATATATTGAACACGTCCTGTTCTTGCATCTATTGATTTAGAAAGTTCGCCACCAAAATAAACACGAATAGTAGTTTCAAGTGGAAGTGGAGCTTGTCGACGTTTGTCTGTATGTTGTTTGTTTAAACATATATCTTTTAATATATCAGTATGTTTTGTTGCTAGTTCAGTGACATTTATATTTTGTTTTACCACAATTTGTTTTGAGCTTTCGTCGCCAAAATCAAGTAATAACCATGTATACACTCCTGGCTCCGCGCCGTGTAATTCCCACAATGTTAACAGAGGGGATAATTTATCTATATATTCTCTATTTATACTTGAACCTACAGGCACACGAACAACATAGTTATAGACTCCTCTTATAAATTCTAATGTATTTCCTACACCAGCTGAAGATATTTCTGCGCAAGTTAAACGAATTGGTTCAGGAAAATTAGAAGTTGTATAAGAAAAGGCAGAAGCCATTTATTCTATATTAACCAGACAATTAAAATAAAAATTGATCGGAAAGAATCTAAATATATTAATGTATTATAAGGAATGTCCAAGATGGAAACGCAACATACTAGTTCAAAGATTATTGGCATCCAGTTTAGTATATTATCGCCAGATGAGATTCGTAAAGGCTCCGTTGCAGAGATTACGAGTCGCGATACATATATTAACAACAAGCCAGTTATCGGTGGACTCTTTGACCCTCGCATGGGTGTGCTGGAGCCAGGGCTCATTTGTCCCACGGACGGGTTAGATTATATGCAAACCCCTGGATATTTTGGACATATTGAGTTGGCTAGGCCTGTCTTTTACATACAATATTTAAGCACCATACAAAAAATTTTGCGTTGCGTATGTTTTAAATGCAGTAAGTTGCTCATCAGTAAGGAAAAATACAAACAAGCTTTAAAGCTGGTAGGCGATGGACGATGGAAGTATGTCTTTCCTTTAGCAAGCAAGGTTAAGCGTTGTGGTGAAGATACTGAAGACGGATGCGGTTGCCTACAACCCGGAAAGATTCGTAAAGAAGGTCTCGCAAGCATTATCGCCGAGTGGGAAAATACTGGCGAAGGCGAGGACAAACAAAATATCGTTATTAAGTTGACTCCCGAAATCGTGTTGAAGATTTTCAAGCGCATCTCGGATGAGGATGTCACATTCATGGGATTCAGCCCGTTGTGGTCGCGTCCAGATTGGATGGTTTGTCAGGTCATGGCGGTTCCCCCACCCGCAGTCAGACCTTCGGTCAAGCACGACGCCCAACAACGCAGCGAGGACGATTTGAGTCATATATTGGTTAATATCATCAAAACAAACAAAACACTTCAAGAAAAGATCCAAAGCAACGCACCCGTAATTGACGATTGGACGACGCTTCTGCAATACTATGTTGCATGCATCGTGGACAACAAGATTCCTGGCGGCGAGTGCTGCACGCGTTCAGGCAGACCGCTCAAGTCAATCAAGGATCGATTGAATGGCAAAGGTGGGCGAATGAGAGGCAACTTGATGGCAAAACGCGTGGACTTTAGCGCACGTTCTGTTATTACTGCCGACCCCAACATCTCAATTCGCGAGTTAGGCATTCCGATGAAGATCGCCAAAAATATCACCAAGCCAGTAGTTGTTAATAAAATCAACAAGGCATTCTTGACAAAACTTGTTCTAAATGGACCTCTAGTCCACCCCGGAGCAAAGATTCTCGAGAAGAAGAATGGTGAGTCCATTACCTTGCGATATGTTGATAGAGAGTCGCTTGTTTTGGAAGAGGGGGACATCGTGCATCGTCATATGATGGATGGCGACCCTGTCCTCTTTAATCGTCAGCCTACGTTGCACAGAATGAGTATGATGTGTCATATTGCCCGCATTATGAAGCGCGGCGACACATTTAGAATGAACGTTGCGGACACCAAACCATACAATGCCGATAGACTTTTGAAGTTCTCACTGCATAAGTGCAGTTAAATACATCAATGTCGGCAACAGGGGGGCTTAAAAGGTTGATACCCCCTAGTGAATCCACCTTTTCAAAAGGTGGAGCCAAAGTAATATAAAATGGAATTTATTTGGCTCCACCTTTGGAAAGGTGGAATTCGCAAGACACCTTGTTGCGGGAAACCCCTTAGAGTCTCTAACTACCACCTCATAATGGAAACATTTTGAGGGAACTCGGTTAATAGCCGAACCCAATGGTAATAATGTTAGAGAATTGGGCAATCCGCAGTGTTACTTCCTAATGTCGTTTAGCAGACTATGGAGGGCACTCAGAGACTGAACCGGTGTCGGTGAACTATGAAGGATTAGCTATCCCGAGTTTGCTTAAGATACAGTCCGGCCCACTGGGAAACCTTTGGGATTATCCGTTTGATGGAGATGAGATGAATTTACATATGCCGCAAGATGCGGAGGCGGAATCGGAGCTGCGAAATTTGGCAGCTGTTCCTTACCAAATAATTAGTCCAGCCAATAATTCCCCAATCATTGGTATTTTCCAGGACTCAATGCTTGGTTGCTATAGGTTTACAAGAGAAAACGTAAACTTTACACCACGAGAAGCCATGAACATACTCATGATGTTTAATCGTGTAAATGACGCGGAGTTATTATCCAAGGGTGGCGTCATATCCAGTTTTGACTTGCTATCTCAAATCATGCCTCCGTTGTCGCTAAAATACAAAACAAAGGCGTTCATAGACGGAAAGGACGACATTGGCAAGTCCAATCGCGTCTTGGAAATAAAAAATGGGCAGTACATTCGTGGCCAACTAGACAAGGGGGTGCTAGGAGGTGGAACGAAGGGCTTAATCCAACGCACGTGCAATGATTTCGGCAACATGCATGCATCGCAATTTATTGACGATTTGCAGAATATTGTCACTGAATACATGAAGTCGAGCTCGTTCAGTGTAGGAATCAGCGATTTGATTTCCGACGCGAAAACGAACAATGCAATCGTTGAAGTAATTACCAAGAAAAAGACGGATGTGAAAAACCTGATTGACCAAACTCAATTGGGTATATTTGAGAATAATACTGGCAAGACCAATGTGGAAGAGTTTGAGACGCAGGTTAACAATATCTTGAACAAGGCATCCTCTGAGGCCGGCAAGATAGGTCTTGAGAGCTTGGACAAAGACAACCGATTTGTTGTCATGGTGAATGCAGGTTCCAAGGGTAGCGACCTCAACATCTCCCAAATGATTTCGTGTTTGGGACAACAAAACGTGGATGGAAAGCGTATTCCATATGGATTTGACCAACGTACGTTGCCACATTTTGCAAAGTATGACGACTCACCTGGTGCGCGTGGATTTGTAGAGAATTCCTACATCAACGGCCTGACACCTCAAGAGTTGTTCTTTCATGCAATGGGTGGTCGTGTTGGTTTGATTGATACTGCGGTTAAGACATCTACTACAGGATATATTCAGCGTCGATTGATTAAGGGTCTTGAAGACCTCATGGTTGGTTATGATATGACCATTCGCACCAATAAAAATAAGATAGTGCAGTTCAGCTATGGCGAAGATTCTATTGATACCATCAAGGTAGAAAACCAAATGTTGCCGATTGTGACTATGAGCATTCAGGATATCTACGCTCATTATGCGCTACCGGAGGAGACTGCCAAATCAAAGGAACTATCCCAAATGTTTCTAAAGCCCACCATGACGCGCTATAAGAAACAAAAGGACGCCATGCTTGAAAAGTGCAAGTATTATACGGACTACATGATTAATATCCGCGCGAATATCATCAAGTATGTGTTTAAGAACAAGGCGGACAGCGTAGTGAATTGCCCAGTCGCCTTTGCATATATTATTAGCAATATTCAAGGGCAACAAGGCATCAATACCAATTCCATGGTTGATATTACGCCATTGGAAGCTTTCGGCATGATTGAAAAGACGTACGAACTTTTGGAAAAGAACCACTATGTGAAGCCGACGGAGTTGTTCAAGACGCTGTTCTTCTACTACTTATCGCCGAAAGATTTGTTGTTTGTAAAGCGTTTTAATCAGACTGCGCTAGTAGTATTGTTGGATACTATCGTTCTTACATACAAGCGGGCGGTTGTTTCGCCAGGTGAAATGGTTGGTATGATTTCAGGTCAATCTATTGGTGAGACTAGCACCCAGATGACCCTCAACACATTCCATTTTGCAGGTGTTGCAGCCAAATCAAATGTCACACGTGGTGTGCCAAGAATTGAAGAAATCCTGTCATTGTCTAGCGAACCAAAGAATCCGTCAATGACCATTTATTTGAAAAAGGAGGATGAAACTGACCGCGAAAAGGCGCAGGTAATCATGAACATGTTGGAACATACCAAGTTGATAGAAATTGTTGGTTCAGTTGAGATTTGTTTCGATCCTGACAATCTAACTACGCTCATTCAAACAGACCAGTCAACGTTGGAACAATATCGTGCCTTTGAAAATATGATGGACGAATGTGCGAATATTGAGGCGACTAGTGAGGAAGACGCAGCCAATCAAAAATCAAAATGGATACTTCGCATGGAGATGGATGCGACGACCATGTTGGAAAAGAACATTACGATGGATGATGTGAATTTCACGCTGACAAATTGCTATGGCGACGATGTCTCTTGCGTGTATTCGGATTATAATGCAGACAAGCTGGTATTCCGTATTCGTATGAACAACATCATGAAGCAGTCTGGTACACGAAATGCTGGTAAGAAGAATCTAAACCCGTTGGATCAATCCGACCAAATTTACCTCCTGAAGAATTTCCAGGACCAGTTGCTCAACAATGTTGTTTTGCGTGGCATCAAGAGACTAAACAAGGTCATTTTGCGAAAGATTAAGGACAATGTTGTTGAGGAAAGCGGCACATACAAGAAGCGCGATATGTGGGTGCTGGACACAGTAGGCACGAATATGATGGACGTTTTGGCGTTGGAGTATATTGATGCATCTAGGTGCTTTAGCAATGATATCGTTGAGATATATAACGTATTGGGCATTGAAGCCGCGCGTCAGGCGATTTATAATGAATTGGTTGATGTCATTGAGTTTGACGGCACATATATTAATTATCACCATTTCAGCATTCTTTGCGACAGAATGACCTTCACAAATAAAATGATATCGATATTTAGGCACGGAATCAACAATGACAATATTGGTCCAATTGCCAAAGCGTCATTTGAAGAGACACCTGAAATGTTCTTGAAGGCTGCTAAGCATGGTGAACTAGATACTTTCCGCGGTGTCTCTGCAAACGTAATGTGTGGACAAGAGGGATATTTCGGCACAGGTGCGTTCCAGGTTGTATTGGACATAGAAGAAATGTCCAAGCTAGACGAGATTATTCGGTACGAGAACCCACAAGATGTGGAAGCGGTGAACGAGTCAATTGATAAGGCATTCGGCGGTGTTGAGAGCATAGATGCGCCGTGCAGCACGAATAATCTAGTTATTCAAAATAATGTGGTAAGCATTAAAACGAGTGAACTGGGAGGCGATAATGACTACAACCCAGGATTTTAATTGTTTGTTTGATAGATGCGTTCAGAATAAAAATACAAAAATACGTAAAACAAAAATAATATAATATAAATATTTTATTTTATTTTATTTTTATAGTCATTTAATATATATGGAGAAACAACATCATTGTACAACATGTACTAAACCATGCACTAAAGATACTTGTGGAGCATGGTTCGTAAAATGCCCTCCCAAGCCTTGTGATACATGCACAAAACCTTTGTATGATATTATAACTTATTGTAATGTAAAAGAAAAAGAATTTAATGTTACTATAAATCCCGATTATTTACCCATTCAAGGATTTATTTTGGCGTTTGTTGATGAATGCGGTAAGCCGATTATGTTTAATGATTGCAATAGCTTGATGAAAATAGAAACGATTACACCATATCCGTGTTATGATTGTCATGGTAATCCCACATGTAATTATTTTTATGGCCAAGTTTGCCCATTTGCAAATAAAGATTATTATACTTACACCATACAAGAGCATAACTGCATGCCGATCAATCCTGCATTGTGGTCATATTATATAAATACAAAGTTGCCGCTAAGGTTAACGTTCAAACTAGATTATAACTATACTGGAAATGTATTCTTGTACATAAATATGTTTTATCTGCAAGAACATTGTGAATGTAAACTAGGTCCGATTATTCGCAACTGCATAATAAGCGACCAGGAAAAACATTGTGTTGGTAATCCGATGGCTTGTGGTTATGTTTCGTGGATGACTGATTTAGACGAATCTAAATGCAGTTATCCTTATAACTGCAACTGCAATTACGCCTGCAATTGCAATCAGAATTATCCGTATAATCACTGAAATGATTTAAACATAACTCGCTTATCATACGAAGAATGGCAGTCGCCTTTTTATTTATTGTACAAAAGTATTTTATAGCGAAAGAACATGATATTGAATTACCATTGAAACGCTATTTAACTTTTACTGAAAAAATGGCTATTAGTTCAAAAATTTGTCAGAATAATTCCTTGCCTTATAGTGAAAGCATAGCAATATATAATTATTATCAATTTATGATATATTCAGTATATGAACCAGCTAAACACCTTACTTGCAAATTTAAATTATTGAGAGACGGGATTGAGAATATGTTTTATACTGACCTAATAAGAAATGCACATGTAAACATATTTTATAAATTACAAAAAGTATATAGATGCATGTGTAGACTGGCATTTATATACAAATTCAAACGTGCTAAACTACAAGTGACAACCGACCTTTTATTGAACGATTTGTCGCCGAATGACAAAAATGTGCTTACTATTTTTGATTCAAATAGCAAGTATTTATTTTCACTAACTGATTTGGTAAATATATTTTATACATCTTTGTGCAATTCTGCTTATTTTATTCCCTCACCTGTTGCATGCAAAAATCCGTATAACAATATTCCATTTTCAAAGGCAAATTTATATAACATCTATTTTTTTATTTTACGGAATAAAGTAAAGGTGCCTGTAATCATTGAAAACTATTTTATGTGTAACTTTAGTTTGCGTCGATTTCTATTTGAAAATAAACGCCTTATTCACGAAAATTCAATTGAGGCTTATGTAAATAATAGTCCTCCTACTTACTTATATTCAAGTATAACAGACATGTTGTATGAACATAACATAAATAGGCCGAGATTGAAGATACATACTGATTTTCCTGTAAATAAGTTAGTTGATATAATGCGCCCTTATTTAATGTTGTATTACAAAAGCAAATATTCCGGTGTTAGGGCGTTAAATAAAAAAAACCATTTATTATTGTGTAAAAAGATGAGAGAGTTTAAAAAGTTCAATCCAAAATTTGGACAGAAAACTAAATTAACAAATAGTCTTGATTCTATGTGGATAAGCCAACCTCCATCTATTAGCTTTAACGATAGACATATAATATATAGCTTACGCAACGAAGACGAATCTACCTTTGAAAAGTCGCATTTATCAGTTGGCGCATACAATACAGCTGATGATGATGACGACGACGACGACGACGACTCAGACGACGATGATGATAACGATGAAGAAGATCTTGGTATACACTATTGAGCGGTTGTTTATAAAATATTTAGTATTGTTTTCCATGTTTTTATTCTGTCCCTTGCTTGAGTATGCAGTCCAGGATATTGTGCCAAAGCATACTCAGTTCTAAATAAGTTGTCGTCTGCGTGTCTAAATACCCGATGTTGAAATAATTCTTCTGCTTTATAAAACGAATCTTTGAAATTTCCATGATTCACTTTCATGTGATATATCATGCATCTATCAAAATCATATGCTGTTAGCAAATCGGCTTCTCTAACAACATGATATGCTCGTTGATAAATCCCCAAATCTGGAAATCCGTATTGCTTTACCTTGGAATACGACATGGTAGTAATAATTGAAGCAATTGCGGCACTTTCATCGTCTGTAATTTTATAATTCAAAAACGCATTAATTTCGGCAAGACCTTCGGCTTCATTCATGTATTTTTTGTCGCACATATCGTGTAATGCTGCTGCTAAATAAATGATTTTTTTATGCGCAACGATAGATGGGTTAGTCTGCAACTCCATCTCATAAATAGCATGAGCCAAATGCAAGACATTCATGCTATGGGATATATTGTGCGTTTCATCAATCTTGTATTTAATAGAAGTTTCTAATATAAACCGGGTCAACTCGTTAAATAACTCCATGCTCATAATTGCGATGATATAATAATACTTTACATTAAAATTAAAGAGGTTTCATTTCAATTTTTAATAAAACGAAAGTCATGTCTGCGTTAATATATTGATAATATTATTTCAATATATTATACGAAAATGGGAGAGAGTGGGCATAGAATTAATTTGCTTGTCACGGGTGGATGTGGATTTATTGGATCTAATTTTATAAATTATATTTTTGCAAGCGATAAATATAAAATTATTAACTTTGATGCCATGTATTATTGCGCAGATGAAAAAAATGTTATCGGTGATATACGAAATAATCCAAATTATACATTGGTGAAGGGCAATTTGTGTTCTGAAGATTTAATCAACCATGTATTAAAGTCGTATGAGATTGAACAAGTTGTTCATTTTGCTGCACAATCACATGTTCAAAATTCATTTGATGATTCATTACAATTTACAAAGGATAATATTTTAGGAACCCATGTATTGTTGGAATGTTGTAGAAAATATGGTAAGATTACTAAATTCATTCATGTTTCAACAGACGAAGTATATGGTGAGTCCATGAATAGTGTAGACGAAAAACACAAGACTGAGCATTCTATTTTATGTCCGACCAATCCTTATGCTGCAACCAAAGCTGGTGCGGAGTTAATTGCGCAATCGTATAATCATTCTTATAAAATGCCCATCATTATTACACGCGGAAATAATGTATATGGACCAAATCAATATCCCGAAAAATTAATTCCGCGTTTTATTCAATTATTGCAAAATGACAAGCCAGTTACCATACAAGGCACAGGCAGTTCAGTTAGAGCATTTTTGCACGCGATTGATACCGCGCATGCATTTCAAGTTATATTGGAGAAAGGTGCCATTGGCGAAATATATAATATTGGGTGCGACGAAGGAATGGAGTATAGTGTTGCAGACGTAGCTAAAATATTGATTCGCAAAATAAAGAACACGGCAGACTATGATAAATGGATTTCTTATATTGAAGACAGACCATTCAACGACCAGCGATATTATATTAGTAATCAAAAATTAAAGGATTTGGGTTGGACGATTTCTGTTAATTTTGAACAAGGATTAGACGCGCTTTTGACATTGTCGCGCAAATGATTATTTGTTCCTTGGTAATTTAACCTCATCCACATAGGTTTGACTAATTATCGGTTTTGCCTCGTCGTAGCTATTATATTTTATAAACCGGTTTTGCTTCGTGGGAACCAATTCTTCAAAGTATTCTTGTGTAATCAACGATTGTAATATGATAAACTCGTCTTCATACAAATTATAGTCTACTTTTCCAAAAGACAAGTAAGTTTGTTTCTCAAACATGAATGATTTGATTCGATTATACCGAATTAGCTCATCTGCCATTTTCAAAAAGTAATTCTTTTCATTGTCTGACTTGGTTAATAAATTATCCTTGGGAATGATTAGTTGGCATTTACCATTGATAGTAAAGGCGCACAAGGGTGCGTTTGCATTGCATTTATCCGCCGTTTTATTCATTGCACAAGTAGTTAATTCATTTATGAGTTTGTAATCATAATCCTTGACAAATATAACCATATCCTCTACTAATCTACGAAGGAGTTCTGTTGTTCTCTTTAATTTTTCACTATATATTGCAAACGGAGATTTGGTTATTTCTTCTATTTGTTCTCGGAGTTCCAGCTTTGCATAATCGTTTAATAACATGCGAATGGTTGTCCGAAACAATTGATAGAGACTTGTTTCTAGTTTGATTTTTTTCACGTAATTCTCTCTTTCTTGGTCTATCTTGTTTGACATGGTTATAATAGAATCGCTGGATATAAGAGGTGTCGCATCTTTGTTCACAACATAATTATTGTCGCGAATCTCGCGCAGAGTATCGTCTTTAATTTCCGACACGGGTATCGGAACCGAAAGTTGCACAAATTGATTTGTTTCTGTTAAGACTCCTACAACAACTTCATCCTCGATTATTTTGAAAATCGGATTGCATGGAACCTTTCCGTACGTATTTTTATAGACATTTTTCAAAAATCCAATAGTCTCATAATAAGATTTCCAGATGCTGGGTTCCATCATAAATGTATAATTAATCCCAGGTAATAGTGCCGATGGATAACAAGGTATAAATCCGCTAGTAATCGTTGGCAAAGAGGTCTCTGCAATTATTCCAATTACTTTCCCTTGATAATTTACAACTTGATTACGGATAACATAGTTATTCTCGTTCAAAATATTCACCATGTCTTGCAATATCATTGCATGTTTTGCTTTGTACACTTTTGGCATGCTAGCGAATGGTGCGCACATGTTTTTGTAATAGGGTTTAATAACGTAATCAAAAAGATATTTTATTTGTTCGGATAACCTAATGTCTTGCTCTCGGAATAACTTACCAACGTAAAGAACATCTTCTTTATTTTTGGGATTTTTTTCTGTTTTATACGTGTATATTGGCTCAAAATACTCGTCTTGATGAAATAATATCAGCGTTGGTTTCACTGGATCATATATAACGCTATTATAATGGTTTGTTGGGCAGATTAAATTTACATTGTCTGTAATGTCATTGTTTGCGACTTCCAATATGACCAAGTTGATCCCCTCTTTAAAAAGTGCAGGGTTTGGAGTGCAAATTATATCCCACAAATATGTATAGTCTATCACTACGTCGGCATTGTTCAAATAAGCAATGAAATTTTCAAAGGCGTTGCAAACCTTGATAAAAAACGGCATTTCGTCCTGTGATAATTTGGAATAAAGCACAGAGCTTGTATACTTGGGGTTCTCGACGTTGGGTATTTTGTTTGGATCGTAGAAATCGGTTACTAAATTTCCGTTTTGATAGGTTATAAAATTATCAATGTTCAGCGTTGAAATAATCGTATCTTTCATATCACGAATAGATACAAAATCTTGGCGTGTGTAATAAATTGCATCGGCTATACAAGAGATGAATGATTGTGTTTTACTTATTTCAACCCCATGACGCAATAAACACATACTACCAGTTTTGCATGTCGTGCTTTTTTCGCGCAACAATTGCTGAATTGCTGGTGATAAATACCCCCAACGATTTATTGCAAGCGGAAATTTTCCAGGTCCTTTTATATATTCGTCCATATCATTCGCATTGGGCTTGGTTTGTTCTATTCCAGCGCATTTTTGTTTTCTACCAATCAAGGATGGAACATTCCATTTTGCGAAACAACAAGGTAAACAAAGGCCGCTAGGATGACTATCTGTTAAAAATCCTGGATACTGCTTATGGTTGTCCTTATACTCTTTTGGATTGTTGAACTCATAAATATATTTACCTCTTGGCACGACTTTTGCGTCCATTGGAATGATTTTATCTTTCAATCCTTCTCGCTCAATCTGCTCAGGCGTAATAATTGAATCTGTTCTTAAATCCCAATAACGCGGACAAATATAATAAAACTCCTTATCTGGTTGTGAGCCGTATTTAATAATATCGCTTTTTTCATTTAAATAGCCTGGATGGTCGCGCTTAATTTTATTTAATTCAGCCTCGGTTAATATAACTGGCTGACGTCGTATGTTTTGAGGACATGTGCGTGAATAGGAATTATACTTGCCTTGTTTTTCTGTCAAAATTAACACAGGATCTCTCTCTTCAATTCTAGTTTGAAAGTGATATGGGTTGTTTAACTTCATACCATCTACGTTTTTTATAATAGATGGGGATGGTCCTTGTGAGGGTGTTGGTGCGGGTGCAGGCGCGGGCGCGGGCTGAGCTGCCGAAATAATACTGGCGTCTTCCATCTCTTCTGATTCTTCTTCATTCTCATTCTCTCCTGAACTTGCACCTCCGCGTGCCCCCTCATCCTCTTCTTCCGATTCCTCATCCGATTCCTCCTCGTCAGCATCTACATCATTAAAAAACAAGCTTAATGCATTGCCCACTTTTGCTTCTTCCTCTTCCACATCAAATATAATATCCTCGTCTGCTAATACAAGCCCCTCAGCTGCATCCTCTTGGTCGGCATAAGACATTTCATGTGTAGGAATTATATCATTATAAACAATATCTGCAACCTCTTTGCCCGAGCAAGTATCTTGAATCTCCTTTATAGGAACAAGAGTGCTCGTTTCATCTTGTGTTAATCTTACCAAGGTATCCAAATAAATTGGAATCGTATCTAGATATGCGATATCGTTAATATTTTCAACGTTGATGGTAATGTCGCTTGATATCTGATTGAACGATACAAGTACCTTGAAGCCGGGGTTAACCTTTATTTCAGCGATACTTTTCTTTGCACCGCGCTCAATTTGCAATTCGCTTGCCATTTTACCAAGCAACATAACCGCGTCCTTCTCTGACAAATCTTTATAGTTTTCTAATAACGCCTCTATTATCTCTACATCTCGCAACCCGTCCTTTTGTTGCTCAATAACAAATGCTTCCATGCTAGACATTTTATTAAAATTGGCGACGCGTTTAAACCGCATAACAAGACCCTTGGTAATATCGTCTGATTCTATGATAAATATGTTTGATACGCACCCCCGTAGTTTTTTAATGTCAAATGCGTTATTTATTCTAACAACCGATTGATACTGCAGATGTTTTATTTCAATATTTTTGTGTTTTAGCGTATCAAATAAACTCATCGAATATCCGTTTTGCTCAAAATACGATTTAATTATTTCTAGCACTGGATTTAATTTATCGCGCAACAACTGCTCTATTTCAACCTCATCGACGATTTGTTCAAATTCAGAATAAAAAGTAATGTCCCCGTTCTCTTCGAATTCGCAAGTCCCGTTTATATCATTAACATAGATAGAGACAGACTTGTTCCGTCCCACAAGTTTAATTAATTTGAATATCATTGCCTTGGATAAATAGGGGATTTTTCTGCCATTTAATGCTGTTTTATCCGCATACATTCGGAGCATTTTGTCTTGTCTGGTTCCAGGATTATATTTAATGAATGGCGACATTTTAGTCGCGTGCATTATCTTGAAGATGATATCTATTGGAATTCTTACTTTGTACTCAGGATGAATAACAAATTTGATTGACTTTATTCCACGTTTTTTATAACCCAGCTCACTTGTGCGAAGTTTAAATACATTGTAAAACAAATCAACGCCTTTAAATTGCGCTTCAGTATACATTTTTTTATCCTTTTCAATCAATTCCGCACTACGCTCTTGTAGTGATTCAAGCGAGTCTATCTTTTTATCATACAAAAATGGATAATACAATTGGATAGTTAGCGGATCGTTTTTATATTCTAATACGTTATTTGCTGTGCAAAGGTAAATATTATTTGCGACTATTTTACCGGTATTCAATAATAAATGACTATTTAATGTTGTCATAGTTTTGCGAATGTTCCGTTCAATCATCGCATCATATTCTACGACTTGAAATGGATTACATATAAACGGATACTCGTTTTCTACTATGAAAAATTTTTGGCCTAAAACCTTGTTCATCATAAATTGATTCCCGTTTAAATTAAGCGCTAATATATCATCATACGTATATACTTCTTTATCGGATATGTCAAACTTTACTGGGACACCCTTATCATCGCGCACTATATTCAGTAAAAAATTATCTAGTCTGATTCGATTCAGCTTTATTCGCTTATTTTGAGTAAGATTTTGATAGATGGTATATGCCGATAAGGTTTCTTCTTTCATACAAAATAAGTATATCTCTTCCAATGCAAACGTATTTTCGAATTCGTGCATTATTTTGGATTTTATCACACCGATAGTATCGTCGGTATGAATTGACTGGCGTGAAAAGACGACGGGAATCTTTTTCGCTGGATTCAAAATAGCATCCATTTCTTCTTGGTTAAATATCTCCGCAAAGAGAGAGTTCTTCGGGTCATTTTCAAATAATTCTGTTAAATTACTTGTATGGTCTCCAAAGAATACATGTATTTTGTTTATGGTGTTTCCATCTGTTAAATGGTTAACTTTATAGATGTTCATATGTATTCTTAATAGATAATAGTTTTATTATTGTATATAGAAAATATACAATAATTCATTTTTTGTTGCTCTACATATCATAGAATGGATTATCATTAATCGTCATACCGCAATATTCCTCTGGATTCTTTTTATAATCTACTGGATCGTGCAATTTCGCGGCCTTGGCGTTTTCAAGTAAAAATTTGAAATTCTGCCAAAAATCCTGTTTATGACCAATCGTTGTTGTCATTACATGCGACAATTCATGCAAACTAACAAAGGTTAATGTATCTAAATCAATCAATTTAGTATTATCTTTTTTTGTCTTGTTCAAACAAAAGGCAATCTTTTCGCCTTTGTTCTCACTAAATGCAGTAAGTTCGCTTGTAGGCAATGTCTCACTTATTTTTTGTGGATTAAAGTTTTTTACTAGCTGAATTACACGTGGGTCGTCGGGGTATTTATTTTTCAAATAATAGACTAGTAGCTTTGATTTTTTAGTGACTTTTGCCAATAAATCTGCGGCCAATTCCATCTTTTCTCTCTCTCTTACACAATACCTGTTGCCGTCTACAGATGAAATAATGCATTTTAAATTAAATGCGTCTGATTCATAATATATTTTTAAGCATACCAATAAGACAAGCGCGATTACAATATATCCAAAAAAATCTGCGTCCATATAATTATTAGTCATTATAATTTACAAAAATATTTTCTATTGTAATTGGTATTATTCGCATAGTATATTTGAAGTGTTAAATAAAGTTCCTATTCCTTGACAGAGACGACATTTACAATGCAACGACCTTCTATTAGTATATATTTCTTCGCAATGATGATGTAGTAGTATATTGCAACGAAAACATTTTACCCATGTAGAAGCAGAACCAATTCCTTTACAACAAATTAAACATGTCCTATTTTTAATACTATTTATTGCGTTCACGATTAATTCCCCATTATTTTCCATGTGCTATATATATATTCAGTAAGCTTCTAAATCAATTTTTTACAGACCAAAATAAAAAAGAGCTCCCCATCGCTCCTAAATATTTTTTAGTTTTTTTGATTTTATATCTGTCCGGCGTATCTAGTTTCCACAGCAGGACTCTTCAATGTATTGTTTCATGTATTCGCCATCTGGTCGGTAAAGCTCCATCAAATCGTATGGGTGTTGATAATATTTTTGCAATAAGTATAACAAGTTAATGTAGACATACTCGCTATGAGCGATACTTGCTGCCTCCATGCTATTGCAGGGAATACCATATTCATCACGACGTTTCGCGTTTGTATCAATTGCTAATTGCAACAACTCGTTTGTTAACGGAACATCTAATCCAATGTGAATCTGACCAAACAAGTAATATCGACCATCTGACCACGGCTTGTTTGTCATTTCAATATATTCGGTCAAGGCAATCGTATTTACACCTACAAAATCATGCTTAAACTTGCGGGTAATGTAATCATTTAACTGCCTCAAGGATGGATGAATCGCACCCACAAAGGGCTGACCCGTCTTATAATCATTTGAAATTGAAGGTAATGTAAATCCGCTCATATTATATCTTTGCTAATACGAACAATATCTATATTCAAATCAATTTTTTATATCTCCTGCACGTTGACTAAAATAATATACTTTATGTGTGAGTATATTATTTATGAAACCAACCTATGTTGGTCGTAGCTATTTTATTTATTGAGAACCACCAGCACCAATTTCAAGAGGAGGGCGCATAAAGTCAGGCTCAATAGTAGTTTGGTTCCAAGGACCCACATATAATTGAGGGTTCGGGGGCTCAGAACGAATTTGGAGATTGGCGTTGCGCAACGACTGACCAATAGTATCAATACCAATGTGGTAGCCCGCTCTCAACAAGTTTACATTTGCAAGCTCACCCTTTCCAGAAGGATTTAATTGCGCCCATTGGCTATTTTTGTCCTTGGGTAAAAGTTCGCTAGGGTTTTGAATATTTGCAGTATTGCAAGTGGAGGGAGCACCAGGCATGCTGGTTTGGATACCATTTGCAGAAGAGTACACCTCATTTTGTCCCTGAGGCATAGCAGGTTGAACGCTTGCACCATTGCCATTTGCGTAAGCTCTGTTAGTGTTTCCGCCCATATATTCTGACCCTGAACTACCTTTCATAGACAAATAAGTAGTATAATAATAAACTCCGTAACCAATAAGTAATATGGCGACAACCATACCAAAGCTGTTTTCTTTGAATATCTTTTGCAAAGCGCTCATTATATATAAAACAAATGATAAAATATTTTTAAGAATATATTTAATTTCTCCTTAATGATGCAACTTAATTTATTCATCTCCAGTATCTGATATATCGTCCATCGAATCTTCGCTAGAATCCGATAAATTTTCCAACATATATGTTTTTTTAATATTTTTTGCTTCTAAATAAGCGAGCATGGCTTCTTGTTTTGCCTTCTTCGCCTTTTCACGTACACTTTGATACATTTCATAATAAACACGTTCGGGTTTTTTTAATTCAATGGTATCCTTTGAACTATTATCTAAATGTAAATCTATATTAAACTCTGTTAATTCGTTGGATGGCTCCATACTCTCTAAAATAGAATCTACTAAATCATCCTCACTTAAAACATCGTTTTTATTTGCGGAGGGGGAGGGGGAGGGGGATGGGTTATCAGTAATTTCTAAATTTATATTTGGTTCTTCAATATCCATTTTTATGTCGAGTGTTTCATCCTCTTCATCCTCTTCGTCCTCTTCGCCCACTGCATCTTCTTTAATGTCAAGCTCATCCTCTTTAATCTCTTCCATTTCTTCTAAATTATCTGCGTCAGTTTTGGCTAGTATTGAACTTTCTTCAACATGCATATTTTTATCATTCACAACAATGTTATTGAAAAGTTGTAATGGAACTTCTTTGCTTTCTGGTGCAGGATATAACAATAACGATGTAGCAGGTAAGATGTTAGAAATGGCATCTTTGTTTTTTTTAATCAAACAATTCTCAAAAATAATGTCCTTATTCAAAAGCATTACCTGTTTCACCTCAATGTCTATTTGAAAATTTCTTGACGTAAATTTTATGCCTTGTATTTCTAAAATAGAAATAACGTTTGTCTCCGTGTTTATATCCTCCATCTGAACTGGCTCTTCATTTTCATTGTATATTTTTATTAGTGGTTGACCTGTTAGCGTGTTTACCTTTACATTTGTTCTGACTAAATAAAATTTACCAGACTTGTACACCTTCAGCGGAGAATTAAACGCCGCCTCAATATCAGTCATCTCTAAAGGACTCTGAAACCATTCAGTTGACTTGTGCAAAAGCAATTCTTGACATTTTGTTTCTAAACTTTCTATCCAATTGATAAATTCTTCGTCGTTGTTGTTGAACATTAAATCGCAATGAATCTTTTTACCCGTTTTGATAAAACCCTGTCGCGTTGTGCATTTAGGTGATTGAATATAAAGCTGTTTACCCTGCATCAATACTTTTGTAAAATGTGCGCCACCTTGAATTGCGACTGGTTGTGCTAAACTTAATTTAGAAAAATCAAAATTATAACTAGGTTCTATTATATTATCCATTATTGAATCTATAGATAAATTAACCACTATTAACACGCAAAAATACTCATTTATTTTTGTATGCAGATATTATCATGAAAGATTCCTTGTTAAAACAATGTTTAGACGTCTTGAAACGCGAAGACGTTAAGACTGAGTTGAAATTATTATTAAATCCAATCATTGAATTTATTTTATTTGAAATTAGACCTTATACATATGTGACTATTTTATTGTTATTTATGATTTTTGTAATGGTTTTAGCAAACTTGGCATTATTTATATGGTTTATGCGTAATAAAGGAATTTTTACAAAGGCAGAATAATTTTATCCTTGTTTAATATATAAATGGCTAGAACTAACCGACGACGTAATAATAGACTATCTAGACGCCGCTCAAGTAAGCATAGAGGGTTTCTAGGAGGAGGAGCACTAAGCAACCCTGCTCTTGCGCAGAGTTCTGCAACTGTCAACTACCCTGACAATGGTGGTGGAGGAGCTGGCTGGGTACAAGGCAAATATGGCAATGAAGACCAACAATACAACTCTGTATTTGATATCGGCTCCAAAACTTTAGGCAACTCTTTCACTATACTTCCTCCGTCCCAAACGCCCACTCCTGAGAACTTGGCCTTGATCCAACAATCAGGAGGACGTCGCCGTAGACGCGGACGCATGACTAAAAAGCGCGGCGGGTTCTTAATGGGTGAAATTATTAACCAAGCTGTCGTACCCTTTGGGCTTCTTGCTTTACAAAATAGATACGGACGTCGTAAGAGCCGTATGAACAAATCCAGACGTAGCCGCAGATTTAGGCGTTAAATAATTTTATTTTCAGTTTATTTATTTGTATTTAAATCATTACAAATAAATTGAATCCCAACCCCCAGCTTACCATCGTCTTCCACCAATTGCCGCAGCGGCAGCAGATGCAACACGTCTATTTGCCTTAATTGCACGCATTGCTACACTTTTAGGTATACTAGCCTTTTGCTTTCGCGTGCGTCGGCCTCCAATTGCAGCCGCGATGCTTTTATTGGTTGACTTTAATCGCGATAATATATTCGCCATTGCAGCATTTGCTGATGAGGTTTTTGCTTTACTTGAACGATTCATTCTTCGACGTGTACGTGCCATTATATATTTACACGACAAAAATAATTACAGAATATGTCGTAAATTATTTTATATCCATATCTCAAAAAAAATGAGTTTTGAGGAAAATATTAAACAATGGGTATTATTGGACAATCAACTAAAAATTTTAAATGAAAAGGCAAAGGAAATACGCGAAAAGAGAAGTTCCGTGAATGAGAATATTCAGACTATTGTCCAAAAGAATAACTTGCTCAATAAATCTGTGCAAATTAGCGATGGCAATTTGAAGTTTGTAAATACGCGAGTACCCGCACCATTAACATACAAGTATTTGGAAACATCTTTAGGCGAAATCATAAAAAATGAATCTCAGGTAAAACAAATAATTAATTACTTGAAGGAAAACCGCGAAATAAAATTAGTTTCTGAAATTAAACGCTTTTAATAATATATATGAAGAAACCAATAGTAATTATAAATGATGAGGATAATACAGATTCAAATGGGCCAGTTTATAATGAAGACGAATTTATCTTTTGCAAAAAACCAAATGGAGAAATAACCAGTTGTGGATTTAGTGTGAATTCCGCACTTTTGAGAGAAGGCAAATCTCCCATGATGGGGCTAACACCCTTTTTACGTGGTACTGGTACTGCGCGAAATGGCGACGATGACGATGATGATGAGGAGTCAGAGTCGGAGACGCAAATGAGACCTTCCTCCGGGAACAGCATTCATCATCATGTCTCTGAGATGTTTAAAAATCTCTCAGTGCCTGCAGGTATTTTCTACATACAACAAAAAAATCAGCCTTGTAAACAAGACAATATTTATGAAGAAGACGACATAAGTGAAGACTTGTTTGATAAATTACTCAATCTTGCGTCTGAAAATGAAAAACGCAAACGGAAATCGGGAACGCGAAAAGCAGAGATTATTCTAGTTGCGGGTTCTAGAAAAACGAAAAAACTCAAGAAGTCCGCAAGTAAGGATTAGATTTAGATTTATGATATCGTGTGTTAGATATCATAATTCAGTTGTTGTTTTTAAACACGACTCCATTGCTTATAGTTGAAAGGAGAAACTAAAATATCGCTCAATTTGGACTTCCAATATGCTACACGCTTTTCCATCGCAATATCCTTTTCCGTTTTAGGATAAGGAGTTGTATTACTCATGAGCATCACCTCGTCTGGCGTAATGTCTGGCTTTTTACCAAAGCAATTCACACCATATTTTACGTTTGGATTTTTCATGTACCCGCCATTTATGCCCGGACGCCCACAATCATTTTCATGTCCAGGGATTTTCTGCAAATTATCATAGGTTGATTTTTGAGTCGGGAAGAGTGCGAGTTTATTTTGCGACCAACCATAATTACACCACTCAGCGCCATCTTTATATGCATTCTCAACCTCATCATAGCTTGCTAAACGCGATCCATATGCCGTGCATAAACTCTTTGCATCATCGTAGCCATAATAGTTTCCAGGTATATTAAATACTTGTTCTCTAGATATATTCATCGGAGCTGGAGAAGCGGGCTGGTCTTTATTCGTTCGTTGATCCAACGTAATATCAATTTCGGGGGTGTTTGTAAACAAATTCTTCACAGAAGCGTATATCGTAGTTCCATAGAAATAGTCTACACCGCCTAATATTATAATAAACAAAAACACAATCCCAGCCAATACACCAAAGAATGTCGTTCCTTGTTGATATTCATTATTTCCCTCGGGTGAGCCTTCCCCCGAACTTCCTAAAGAGGAGAATATCGCAATAAATAGCACTAAAACCACAATAATAATAATGACTACGCTCGGCGTAATGTTGACATTGTTCAACGAATCATAATAATTATATGTAACGCTTGGGTCTAATGTCGCATCTGTAGTTACTTGCATCTTAATATATGTAATTAAAAATATTATTCTAAAAATGATAATTAACGACGTTTCGTTTTTCTCTTTTTATTTTTTCTATTTGATTTTGTTTTACGTTTACCGCCAAAACCTGGGAAATGCGCGCCCATTGGCGTTGTATAACCAGCTATCCTTTTTTGTATGTCTTGAGGCAATTGTATAGTTGGGTTAGCTTCTGTTCCTCCTGGACCTTTAAGGCCAATTTCCGCTACCATTCGTTTTTCTGGTATAGTCATGTAACCACCTGTGTCATAATATAACTTCACATTATTTACATCGCCTAACAACAACTCAGGATTAAGGCCACTACGTACATCCGAAGTATAACCTGAAGCTTCCTTAATTTGGTCTAAAGTTCCAACTGGTAGGAAGCAATATAAAGTACGACCAAGTGGGACTTCAGCATCCGTACCAGCATATGTTACCCCATTTAATCCAGCACGTAATGTAACTGGTTTATAGTTTGCAAGTGACATATATATAAAACCAATAATAAAAAATCTACTAAACGCGGATTAGGTATTAAACACCATTTTTTCTTTTGCGATAAAACAAACAATATGCCTTGGGTGAGACTATATGGTTTAAGTCGGACAATTCAGTTACATTCGTGTCATTGAATGTATACCATTTGCCGTTTGCGTTTTTGACCATTGCGTAATAATGTCCACCCATAGTTGAGCCTGTATGGTTTGCAACGGCAAATAAATCATATACATAACTCGACGCTTTATATCCGACCACATACTTGGATAAATCCAAATTATCCAAGGGAAACGTAATTAAACATTGGTTCTTAATGCCTCTTGAATTAAAACGCTTAAAATCAATCGCTAAAATCGTCGGAAAACTCCAAAATGTTATTCCCTTCCTTACGTCCTCCTTTTGTTTTGTTTTCTCATTAAACCACGCATTATCGCCCGTGAGGGTTTCACCTTCCACATATAAATCCATACAATTCAATAACGTCGGCTCTTTAATGTGCTGTGGAATAGATAGATCTACCATAAAAAAGGGCTCTGGACGTCTGCTCAATATTTCGGCATTGTTGTTGATGGCCGTTATTTGTGAGACGTGAATGCCATAAAACATGTTCCATATCTCTGAATAATCTTTATCATACATATTTTTAACCATCTCAAAACATTCCGCTGCCAACGTATCTGTGTTATTCACCGCCTTTCCAACTATGGACATCTTTACCTCGCGTTGCAAAGAAATGTGAAAACAATCAATTACAAAAAGCAAAAATTCAGGAAGATCATTTTGCGCAAAACCAGTGAACAGGCTTACGTTCTTCAGCTGCGCCAATTTCTGCAACGTTTTAATAAATTTGCCGGGCGATATAATACAATTCTCCTTCCACATCATAGTCCTTAAATTGTCCCACTCCACCAACAAGGCCGTTTCATATTTGTTATTTAAACGCGTTTTATATTTTTCATCATTTAATAAATCATTCAATTCATAAGTATGTGATAGAATTTGCAAGCATGTATTTACAAAACACGTATTACCGAGATTTGCTAACCCAGTTAGACCTTTATGTTTGTAAATTTCCATCGTATAATACTATATTGCGCAATATATTTAAACATATTTAATATAGTATATAATAATGAACTCTTCATTTGTATATCGTAATATAAGTCTGCTGTATCGTTCTTTAGAAGAAATACAGAAAAATATTGGATTTGTATCGAGAAGGGGCAACGCGTTTTTAGATAATCGTCGTGCGAATACGTCAGATAGAGTCTATACTATCAATGCTGACCAACGTTTTATGATTGAAACATACAAGGAAATGTATAATACTATTCTACAACACATTGAGTTTCTATATAGTCAATTACTGCATGCGCCACAACAGCATAATCCGAATTATCAAAATCAAAATCAAAATCAAAATCAAAATCAAAGTCCCAGCAATTTATTCTATTTTAATGGACATTATTATACTATTGATCAGACTGCTCCAGTAAATATAAATACTGCGAATCCGGTTGATCCTCATACGCATGTTCCGGGACCTGCGCCAACACACAGGTCTGGTGCACCCCCGTCACCCAACCGGTATGGTCCGATTCACAGACCTGTACGAGCTCCAAGAACGTTTCCAAGAGCAATTATTTCACGAGCCATGGGGAATTTTAATGACCCTGTAAACGTTGTCGCGACGCCTCGTCAAATTTCTACAGCAACAACGCACAGATTATATGAAAATATTCAAACACCGACAAATGATAGATGTCCGATTTGTTTGGAGGTTTTTCAACCGAATAGCGAAGTGACGCAAATTAATAATTGTAGACACATATTTAATCGTAATGAATTAGCTACATGGTTTGAAACAAATGTGCGTTGCCCCGTTTGTAGATTTGATATTCGCGACCATGTAGATGCTCCTCCTCTGCCGGCTACGCCTTCAACTAATACTCAAGCACCTCTTCCTCCTCCGGTTCCTCCCTTGGCGGATTCTGACTCCGATGCGGCGTCTATGTCTACATTGAACAATCAGCTTACTAGTATTATGGATACTCTTACAAATCAAGCGTTTCAAAATATGTTTGATGATAATGAAACTAGTCAAATTTTGGCCAACTTATTCAATAATAACATTGAAAATTTAACATATGATCCATCCGCAAATGCATTCACATTTGATACATTTATACAAGATCATCGATAGAGGAAATTTAACACTTTTGGATCCCATTTTATTATATACTTTATATATAATGAAACAAATGCATGCAACCACCGCTGGACAAAGTAATCATTATATAGTCATGTTTTTTATAATGATTTTATCTGGGTTGCTGTCCACTATGAATATGTGGGTTGATAAATATGATGACGTGCGTTTTAGTATAAATGACGCATACATGATTCTACTGATGACCGGTTGGATGTTTAGTTTTATGGGAATATATTATCAAGAAATGCGTGTATTTATGTTTGGATTGTTATTGGTCGTAGCTAATATATGGTTCATAAGAACTCAGTTTTTGATATCTGAATCGCAATATAAATTAGGGATGATACCACATCATTCAATGGCAATTCATATGAGTAAAAAATTATTAGATAAACCAAATAATATACAACCCTTTCTTGAACATATAATAAAAACACAAGAATCTGAAATATTGTTTATGAAACACACATAAAATGTTTGTGGGTCCTAAGAACCCACATTGCATTTTTACGATTTTTTACTCCAAATCCTTTTTCAAGAAATCAAAAATGGACATTTATAAATGTCCATTTTTGAATATCCTAAAATACTTTTGAGAATTCGATGTTTTGAGACCATAATGAAAAATTAGCGTCTCAGCACAAAAAAAATAATTCAAAATTTGTGATGCTAATTTTTTTATTTTTGGACGCGGATTCTTTAGGCGAATCTTATACGTATTTTATAATTTAAATATAATATAAGATTATTATAAATGCCAAAGGTTGAGATTGATTACTCTAATACTATATTTTATAAAATATTCTGTAAAGACCCAACCATAAAAGATGTTTATGTAGGACTTACTACTAATTTTGTTCAAAGAAAGCATGGACATAAACAAAGCTGTAAAAATGAAAAGGATAAGAATCACAATTGTAAATTATACAACGCTATTCGAAATGCTGGTGGGTGGGATAATTGGGAAATGGAAATTATTGCATTTCATAATTGCAAGGATAGTTATGAAGCACATAAAAAAGAGCAGGAGTATTTTGAAACGCTTAAAGCAACCCTAAATAGCATTGAACCTTTACCAAAACCAAAAATAAAGGCACCAATTGTGAAAATCATAAAAGAAAAAACTATATTATATTGTGAACCATGTAATATAGGTTTTTCTTATTGGAAAGCACAAGAAACCCATAATAATACTAATAAACATCATAAAATGGTATCTATGAATAATGCTATTCAAGCACCAATTGCAACAATTTGCAACACTCAAATATGCCGATTTTTCTGTGAAAAATGCGATTACCAAACTAATAAGAAAAGTAGTTATGAAAATCATTTATTGACAGCAAAGCATAATTCTGCAACAACAATAACGTCTGGAGCATTAAAAATATGCCAATCACATTCGTGTGATATATGCAGTAAAAATTTTAAGGAGCGCACAAGCTTGTGGCGACACAAAAAGAAATGCGTGCCTCCCACCGAGACACCTCAAGAAGAGCTAACCCATTCACTAGACGATATGCAAGTCCCCACAAACCTTATTTTTGAACTAATCAAGCAAAATCAAGAATTCAAACAGCTACTAATTGACCAGAATAAGATAGTTACAGAGCAAAATAAACAATTGTATGAAAAGCACGAGGAGAATATAGATTTGCAGAAACAATTATTAGATGTGGTGAAAGACGGCAAAACCATCAACAATACCATCAACAATAGCCATAGCAACAACAAGACATTCAACCTCCAATTCTTTTTGAACGAGACCTGCAAAGATGCAATGAATATGAAAGATTTCATCAAATCACTGGAATTGAGTATGTTTGAGCTGGAAAGGATGGGCGAAATAGGCTTTGCCGAAGGCGTCTCCAAACTCTTTGTTGACCGCTTGAATAGCTTAGATATAACCAAGAGACCCATTCATTGTAGTGATGTCAAGAGAGAAATAATCCATATCAAGGATGATAACAAATGGGAACGCGACAATGCAAACTTGGATAGGCTGAGAAAAATAATCAAACAAATAACCCACAAGAATATCTTGAAGGTGGACGACTGGAAAAAAGCGAATCCAGGTTGCACGGAATACAACAGCAGGAAAAACGATCAATACTTGAAACTTACCATGGAAGCCATCGGGCCAGTGGACGAAGACGAGGTTAAGAGAGACTTTGGCAAGATAATCCGTCGCGTAGCAGAGAACACATTCATTGATAAGAAATATTTGTGCGTGTGAACACATCGCCGTCTTTAAGCAAGTTAGGAATATATTTTATGTTGTGGGTTCTTAGAAGTTCCCACAACATAATTAATTAATCACTATCGTCATGAGATGTTAGTGAAAAAAAAGAAAAGATTTTATTAACAAATACAGAAATACCCATTACAACATCAACTGAATACATAAATGCCTGCAGGAAATACATAACATCGTTATTTATAATTAATGGGTCAATAATCAATGGGTCAATAGTTATATATTCAAACTCTACATTGGGCATGTTGTCGTCGCAGTCGCCGTCGCTAATCAATTCAAGTGATTGATTTTCATTTTCTTGTTCGTCGAGAGAACTATTTGTATCTGGTTCTTGTTTTTGTTCTTGTTGTTTTTGTGCTTCTTCTTGTTTACTCTGTTGATGACGAAGTAAAGCTCTTTTGCGCTTATATATTTTGCCACAACATTCACATACCAATGGGGTTGGAGTATTTGGTGGCGCAACAGGAATATCTGACTCTGATTGCAATGTATCCTCTATTGCCGTTGGTTCTACTGCGGTAGGAGGAAGAGGAGGAGGAGGCGGAGGCGGAGGAAGTTCCGCGGAAATCGAAATATTTTTAATATGCTTGCTTGAAAGAAAATGTTTTTCTATTTGTTTTTTGTTGCACGTATAATAATTACACGTTTTACAATATAATATTTCGGGCAACGACTTGTATTGAACACTATCTGCCATTATAACATAATTATTTTAAAATACCTATATTTTACCGCATTTGATGTCTTGCTAAATGTTTGTTGAATCAAATGCAGCACGTCGCGTTTAGGATTATAAATTTTAGTTGTGTTTAAATATAATTAATGGATGACACAAATATTGTTCGAACTATAACCACGCAAATATTGAAATGGTTTCAGGACAAACAAATTCGTAAACAAGTAATTGGATATTATTATACACTTTGCCATTATATAATAATTGGGTTTGGTTGTTTTGTTATGTTATTAGATAATGATCCAGTACATTTGATTATATTATTAATCATAATTTCATTGGATGCCATCGCAAATATAGTTCTTCATAATTGCCCACTAACTGCTTTAGAACAAAAATATTTGGGGAAAAGCCTTGCGAATGATAGAAGAAAACAATTGAAAAAAGCAGGCATTTTATATAAATCCAGACGATTGTATGAATCGCAGTTGGAGTTATTAATCAATTCATGGACGATGATTGCATGTAAGATTTTGGTAATATTGTCTATTAGATTTATAAAAACTAATTATTTGACTATATGAGATGGTCCACCTTCTTTCCATCATCATGTATATATATATAGGTTGTAATTATAAATATCAATATCGCAGCAGTTGATAAAGAATAATTTGCAATTGAATGCATAATTTCTTTATAACTATCATTTGAATACAAGTTTTGTATAATTAACACAATAATGGCGCCACCAATTATATTTAATATGTAGTGGTCTGTATTTTCAATATATTCATTAGAAGGCATATTCTCATTTTTTGTTCCAAAAATAATATCACAAATATCGGGACCCATATTGGTATCTTGATGTTTGTGATGTAATTCGTGTATATGATTTACATGATATATGGAATAATTTATATTATGAACAGATGAGTAAAATAAATAAGACAGCATCATAGCCCAAGTATTGAAAAATCTTCCATCGAAAAGATAGTAGAGCAACATATTAAGACCGCATCCTGCTTGAAATTCTAGCAATATTTGCACAAAATTGGATATAAAATTGTTGTGTTCATGGTGATAGTGATGTGCAATAGTTAAAAAATTTCTAACAGCATGCGTTTCTTTATGAATATAATACGAAAACAATAACATTACGCCAAATGTAAAATATCCTTCAATCAAATTTGGCTTGGATACAAAATAGATTGCTACGAACATGCAGACCCAAGATTTATAATTGTGTGTAATACTATTTACAAATGCGTCGCATGTAGTAAGCTGCTTATTATTTGTGGTGCATACAGGAGTAGCCGTATTCTCCTCTACTTGTTCATCACTTTCTTGCTTAATCTTACTTGGTTCCTGCTTCTCTTCCTTTTCGGTGGAGATAACATTTGTCTCGGTTATATTATTATTTGAATCTGTCATAATATACTTGCACGATAAAAAATATAGATTATTTGTACATATTTAATCCTGTATTATGTAATGATATGATGACAATTTAAGACAATAACTGAATAAATGGATACCAAAATCATGAAACATTTTACTAAAACTTGGTGAAAACCACTTCATGTCAAAATATTGCTTGTATTTTGTTTTTGGTTTAATAGCCTTCAATATGTTGTATGTAAATATCTGACAATGACTATTCATACTCCAGTTATAAAAATGAAATAAGCCCATGCGCCTTTGTGTCTCTTGAAGTATCTCATTAATCGTATGCATTTTACGTTTATCAAATTTTATCGGGATTAATTCGCTATTTTGTGTTATGTTGTAATCGGTTTTAACATAAATTCCATTGATCTTTTCAACTAGTATATGCTTTGAGACATTTTTAGATACTTCTACTTCAAATAATAAACCAATGTGATACGTAACTGGTGGTTTGCATTTATTCCAATGATATAAAGAAAGTAGATTAAACAATAAATCGATTTTTGTATCAATCGGTGCTCTCATTAGATGTATACGTTTTATACGAAAATCGCCATATGTATTCAATACGCTTTTAGATGTAGCATTGTATTCCATGATATTATTTAATTCCCCTGACAATTTTAATTTCATATATTTTATACATATGTAGCTTATCCATGCTATAAAAACAAAGATTACTATACCAATTAGACTTATAAATACAAATAAGAAAAAAGCATACAACATTAGTTTTATTTTATGGTTGTATAGATATTGCAACACGCTCATGACCTAAACTATTGGTATATTTTTTTATCGTGTTTTTTACATAAATTATTTGGCCTTTGTTTTGAAGAATGATGTCAGCGCTTGCGTTCCCGCCTTGGCATTATTCGTCTCGCGCAAGTACTCATCAAATAGTAGCGCCTTTACCTCCTTGTTCTTTAATTGCTCCAACTTGTCTTCAAACTTCTCTGGATCGCAACTCGCCTCTAACGATTTAACTTCATTTTTGAATTTTACAAGCTTGGTCTTTTTGTTTTGCATCGTCCAAATCTTCTCCAAAACTAGTGCGAACACTTGCTGTACTGGCTTCATGATTTGATTCGTAATATAAAACGAATAATCAATCTTGAGATCATTTTCTACTATATATGTTGGCGTTTCAATCTTTTCGCCTTGTAGTGCCGTTTTGCTCGTATTGTGAATATATACAAATGGGATTCTGTCCCCTGAGCCTGGCTTGTTTCCAGGGTCTCTTGACGTAATTCTGTCCGCCAATACTTTGTGAGCAATTTGCATTGGATTCTTGTATCCCGATCTCAACGACTTTGTAATGATCAACTTTTCCATCGGATATTTTTCATCTACTATATTTTGTAGACATCCGCGCAAGAAATCCATCGCTTTTTGAATATCTTGTTGCTTCATAAGAATGTCGATGATTCCACCATAAATGTCCTTTACGATGGGTGCATTATCGCGGCGTTTTAAAACTATTCCCATCTCCTTTCGTTTGCATTTATTTGCATCTGTTTCATACAACATGCCGACATATCGCTTCTTGGACAACAAACAAAACGGCATGAATGTTTTTTCGTATTCTAGATCGTGTGGACCTTTCAAGAAGCTTGATGCTAGATGTCCTGCCTGTTGCGCGACATCAATCGTAATTTCTAGCGCTTGTTTCCCGCGAATCGGGATTCCATCAAGTGTTTGTAAATTAAATGTGAAGAATACGCTGTCCGTATCCCCATATATATACTCGGCTTTTGTGCGTACACGACCATGATTGTCCGTATTTACTATGTTATCGCCATAACATTCCTCAATGATACGCTTTGCATATGTTAACATCAAACGACCCGTCGCAGTCGTCGCAGCTGCAACATCTTTTTCGTAAAAGGTGCTTGTCTTTGCGCCACATTGGCCATACAATGAATTCGCCGTTAATTTGTATCCCAATTGACGCTTATCCAAGACATTTTTTATAAAATCATCCGTCTGTTGCGGAATCAGCTTTCGCGTCGTCTTGCGCGCAGTTAATAATTCCTCCAATATGGAGGGCATGATAGCTCTTGTGCCCTCAGGAAATTGCGCAAAGCAACAAATCTTTCGCCCGCTTTTGATTTTCTCAGCAGCAGCTGATGGCGATTTGCGCACATATACATACGTATCATACGTAATATGCACATACTCATATCCTGGCAAGTTGCCGTACAAGAATTTGCCGTCCTTGTCCTTTACACCCCATTCTTCAATCATATTACCCGCCAAATCATATTCACGTGTCCAGACCTTTGAATCATGCGACAAATTTTCGCTCATCATGGACGATGGATACAGCGACGCATAATCCACACAAGCGACTGGATTATCTAGATATAAATCGCACTTGGGCTCCAACACGATGGCACCCTCAAATCCATCGTCTAGGTCCCCCTTTTCCATGACTGGCATCAGTGTGCGTTTTTCCCTGCACTTTTTTGCAATATAACTTGTAAGCTTAATGCCTTGGCCACGCATCACAAGATAATTCATCGGCACACTGCAAATCTTCGCCATCTCCACAAAGCCGGTCAAGACGTCCACCTTGTTCATCAAATAATGCACGAGGTTGCAATCCTGAATACAATACTTTGCGATGATTGCTCGGTCATCGTCTGTTCCATTGGTCATTTGAAAGATGTCCTTCGGAGTGACGTCATCCTTTGCCATACACCAACGCACCTTTTTTTGCATGTCAGGCGACACATCCGTCCGTACAAGCTGAAACCACTTCTCCTTCTTGTTCACTAGACCCACTTGATATTTCGCGCCATCGTTGTAATAATCTACTGTATGCGCAATCTCTTCAAAATGAATATAGCTCCCTTCCAATAAGCCTGTAAGATTTGTCGTGTGAATAGTGGTTATTCCTGCGGTGCGGTCCACGTCGAGCTTTTTTACAAAGTCGCCAATGAAATGACCCGCGACATAGTCAAGCTTGTAAGAGGTCAGATTCTCCTCACGACGGAAGAAGTTGTACAAATCTATCTGAAACCGGCCATTCATTTTAATGAAGTGTAAATCATGTTGTCCGCTCGCAATCTGAATAGTGGTTTCCTCTATCTTGTATTGCTGCGAATCCCGGTCCTTCTCTGCGCAAACCTCATCAATGTTTCTCGACAATTTGAGAAACTGCGCAGTGCATTTGTTTTCCTCTGCACGATGAAACATGAAATTATAATCAAAACCAAAGATGTTGTACCCAATAATAATATCGGGGTTCTCGCGCTGAATAAGTCGTTGCCAAGCCAGTAAGACCTCCTTCTCTGTAGAATATGACTCTTGCTCGCTATTTTCAACTGGGAGCTTGCTACACGTATTCAAGACTATGCAATGATTTTTATATGGGTCGCTTTCGCCGTATCTCAAGAATGTGGATCCGATGAACGTCACCTTATCGCCTTCTAGACCCGGAAAAGTCGCGTTCAAGGAATATGTTAATTCATTCAACTTGCCCTCTCGTTCAAACTTTTTGTCGCACAAGATATCTACGATCGTAGCCGTGTTTTTTGCATAAGCCTTGGTGTATTTTTTGAAGCCGAATGATTCCGCGTCGTCTTGTTCCTCGTCTTGATGCATTTTCGCAAACAAAGACTCAATAGAGTTGGTCTTTTGCTGTTCGACCTTGTTTATAAATCGCGCCTGTGCATTGAGCCATTTTGTTGTCATGGTATCGACCTCAGACTTCGTTGGCCGTTTCTTGGGATAAACGAGATCAATCTCGTCCATTGACTTGTCAAAACCAAATGCGACTTGGATTATCCGTGTCAAGAGCTCTCTGCATGCATCTGGCGCAATGTCGGCAGTCATTTTTTCAAAATACTCTACGATATTCGTCGACAACTTCTTGTAGGACTTGACGGGCACAGGGAAGTCGCCATGACTACTGCTGGCCTCAATATCAAAACTGCAAATCTTATAGGGGACACGCGTCTCCTTGTCGTTCAACGGAACTATTTCCTTGCAGTCTACAACATATTCGAAATCACAATTCGTCTTCTTGTCGCTACCAGTTACCTCAAACGACTTTTTGAGGGGCAAAGAAACCCAACCTGAAGGGCTGATCTCTTGAATATGAAAGAATCTGAGTAGAGGCGGGATATTTGCCTCGTATAGACGCGTGGACGTCCCTTCAAATACGAGACCTTCGGGCAACAACTTGCGCTCACTTCTGCCGTTCTCCGTCTTGGTATAGGAACCATACCACAAACCCTTGGCCTTGTTGAACGAGACGACATTCTCAAACTCCAGGCGAACAAACTTATGCTCCTTGCCGCCGTCAAACCCGTACAATTTTTTTCGTTTAATAAGTTTGCAATCTGTAATTGATTTCTCGTAATACTTACCTAATTTTGCTTTGATGGTTTCATTAAAGCGCGCCTTTTTTGCCATGTCCCATGAATCATCCACCATCGCATAAAAGAAGGGTTTGAAACCTTCCACCAATATGCAAGCTGACTTGCCTTGTTCGTTGATTCCAAACATTTGAATCATATAGTTTGAAGAATCGCGATGACTTTGATATTCCTCTTCACTGCCACTACTTGACGTCTCATTGTTTGAATACACGTTGAAATCATATAACTTGAAGATCCTTTCCATTTTAACTTAGTTTATTGATAATACAGGTTCTATAATTCTAAATCAATTTTATTGTTATTTCTCTATCCGATGGTCTCATTTTCGTGTATTGTATTACAATACACTAAACCATTTATCGTCTGAATTTATTTGCGACTCTTGCAATGTTGGCGCTGGGAGAACCCGCGAGGGCGGCGGCAATTGATGCTGCGCTTATATTTTAGGCTCCATTTTCGTCCACCACTGGTACGCTTTGCGCGCTTACTCGTTTTTCGTCCGCGCCTCGCCATTTTTGCACGAGAGCTACCACCGCCACGCATGGAACTCTTTTTGGCTGAGCTTATTTTTTCAATCCAATCTACAAACGATTCGTGGGTTCGGTCATGCGAGATGTTTTCACACTTTTCATACTCGCTGGCGGAGTCTCCGTGCACGTGTCGCATCGTCGGATATCCAGCAATGCTGCTGGGTTTTAACCCTTGATGGTGAATCTCTCCCAAGTTGGACATTTCTATATCAAATACGCCAATATCATCTTGATTTCCAAATTTAGATTCAAGCTTCTTCCACTCTGGATGAGTACTCATGCACGGACCACAACCATCCATGTAAATTAAAACAAACGCATTTTTACCGCTTTTTAAAAATTTGTTTATTGTAGACGCGCTGTCCTTCATTTTTGTTTGATTCATTTTTGAAGGTATATGAATAACAGGCATTCTTATAATAATATTACTTGAGAAAATAAAAGATTCACTCAAAATTCTTTTGCTAATAATATATATATATAATCATGGCTTTAAAGATATTTATAATCATTTGCATTTTAGCGGGCATATATTTTTATACAAGAAGTTATACGCTTGAAACTATGTCCGTAATGGGGGGCACTTCTGGTAGATGTGTCCGAATATGTTAATACAAAAGGGTGCAGCCTTTTATTTATACAATACTAAATTGGCAGAAGTGCCCGGCGTAAATCCGGTCAGGTTTAATAATTTAGAAGAATATGTGGAATTCTTAGATTGGCAACGAAGTCAGGGGATTCGTTGCCCCGTATTATATTTACAAGCGGTATATGATAGTCAAGGAAACATGACCTATAAAGCGCGTCCAGGTGTATCCGACCCACAAGGTGGGTTGCCTCCTACAACCGCTTCTTTAGATGCAAACGTTACTAAGTTTCCGTCTACTCCGGGAATACCTGCTTATGAAAATCCTGCTTTGCCTGACCAATCGTCCATTCCACCAAGCAGTTATGCAATTGACCCTACTAACAGATATCCGAATTTAGAACGCACCTTGTTGATTGACGCAACTAGAAATGACCCTCCTTATAATAAAAATTCATATCCGTCATTTGATAAAACTAGCTATTATAGTGGAAAGCATACTCCATTAGACCAACTGGATGTTATTGCAGAGGCACAGCCGATGAGCCCGAATCCTATGGATCCAAACTGGGGTGGTGCAGATTATACACAATACCTAATAGATTCCAAATACTACAAGGATAACGAAGTTATGATTCAAGTTGCATAATTTGCTGGTTTATAAATTTATTTTAAAAATATAATAAATTTATTCGTTTTATTTTTTATCTAACCACGCCATCAGGTCGTTCAACGTTTTCTTCGCATTTTGCATTTGATTCAATTCCTCGAATTCTGCAGTCAAATCGCTAAACTTACCATTTGGATCTATTTGTGAGAGCCTGCTCATCATAGAATAACTGATAATGTCATCGTAATTTAATATCATATTCTCGTAATTTTTACGATTAGCGTCAAGGCTTACTGACGTCTTAAGCTTGTCCAACTTAATTTGAAGGTCGCTAACATTATCCGCCATATCACTTGTGGGTTCGGGGTCGCCCTTGCTTCGTTTGGTCATCCCTTCTTTCACATACACGTCCAATTGAACCGATCTAGAATAAAAGAACAATACCCCCACTATAATGCCTAAAATCACAATAATATTCATAAATCCGTCCTGCATGTTTATATTATTAAATTATAATTTATTCTTGCTATTATTCTTGCTATTATTCTTGCAATTATTCTTGCAATAAAAATTTCACTATGTTTGCTACACATGTTTTATTTAATTTTCGGCTCACCCCCTTAGCATTTTTCAGTTCTACCTTTTCTAAACAACTCGCGCCATGCTCTTGTAGGTCGGCAATCAAATTAACCATGCATTTGAAATGCTCCATAATAGCCAGGGCAGTATTCGCACTAATTCCCGGTATTTGACACAGCATAATTTCGCCTATGTTGTTGGGAGTGACATTATCCTTTTTAATCGTTTTCACCACATTCACATAGTCCTTGTCGCTACTAGTTTTTGGTTCCTCTGAGCCACCACAACCACCACCACCCCCGCTGGCGCTTGAACCCACATAATACCCCGTCCGTGTCGCCGAAGATTTTGCTAAATATTTGATGCTATTACACAAAATTGTCGCCGTCTCATCAATAGAAAATGTTCTCCAAACAGAGAACCCTTTGTAGTATTGTAGAGAGAACATGGACGAATATAAGGCGGACTTATCGAAGGTTGCACGAGCCATATTTCCTTCAATCAAATAAACAATGTTGTGGTTGTGCAGTTCTGTGCCATCTAGCCGATACGATTGCTCCTGATAACGCCCATCTTTAATACTCGCTGCCAAATCGGATACACTTTTACGCTCAATAATCATTAATTCTTGTTCGTCCTTGCAAAAAATAATATCCCCTAAAGGCAGGCTTTCTACGGAAATCGTAATTTGGTCGGTCATTGTTTCGCCTATTTTCTCTCGAATCAATGGAATTAATTCACGTTCACGTGCATCTATTTTTACAAAAAACATTTTATATAATAACTTATTATGCAAAGAAGTTATTAAATCATTTTATAAGCTTTTAATTAATAAGTACAAGTACAAATACAAATACAAATACACCCATATCAACACCCTAAAACACATAGTTCTAAATACTTAGAACATACCACGAGCAGCCATTCTCGCAGTAGACTGAGAAGGATTGGAGTAGTTTCCAACACATTTCAATCCAAACAGAGTGTTCATATCTCGGTTATTGCAGCTGTTGCTAGGGCAAAAACGACGGCTCTGGCCGGGACTGATACCACCTGTACCAATACCTCCAATGTATCCCATAAGACCAGCCTTCTTGGGTCCACCACAATTGGCTCGGTTAATAATAGACGCTTGGTTGCGCGCAGCTTTTCCTCCACTCATATACACCATGATTATACTATACGAATAGATAAAAAATAAAATAATCCTAAATTGACCTAAATTCACTTAAATTCAAAAAAAAGAATTCGTAGTCTTTTATTTGAAATTATATATTCATATATAAAGTTTTCATATATGCTTCTACATGCTAAATCTCCCCAAGCCCCCCAACCACAGAATAGTAAGATCCGACTAAAAAAGCATCAACTAGCCATGCTAAAAAAATGCAAAGACATTGAATCATTGAATTACAAATATGGGATTTTGGCGGATAAGCCAGGCGCCGGCAAAACCTATGTACTTCTCTCTATGATATTGTGCGACGAAGTGAAAGGGCTAAATATAATAGTTGTTCCACAAAATATCTATACGCAATGGATACAAGCCATCCAAGCATTTTCCGACGACTTAACGTTCACAACATATGTGAATTATGAGGATATATCAAGCCTTTACTATGTTCCTGAATTGCCTAAATGCGATATTATTATTACAACGGCATTGTATTACAACATAGTAGCGGATTCTTTGTCTTCGTGTAAGTCATCCGTAAAACGGGTTATTTTAGACGAAATTGATAGTATTGATAAGTCTGTACAAAAGAAAATCGGCTGCGAAATGATGTGGCTTGTATCCGCGTCTTACGCAAAAGAACGCATAGAGAATACTTTGGCGTCGTCTCAAAATAACATTGATTTGAGCATAGAGCAGGAAGTCTCGTGCAAGTGTGAAGAAGACTTTGTTAGTGCGTCGTTTGCACTTGAAGAGCCGAAGCAGCTTGACTACATATGCAAATCCTCTTATTTGGATTTGATGCTTAAGGATTTATTGGATGACAAGGAACTGCAGGCAGCGTATGCGTCGGATTTTTCTCTCATTGCGCGCAGAACATATAAGAACGTCGCGCAAAACGACAAGCAAGCGATTGATTTCTTCATAAAGGATTTGCGGATGACGATTGATGGTGAGCGCGTCAAGTTGGACTCCTACGTAAAAAAAGGCACCGATTTGAACGATATTGAGATCGCTAACAAGGATGAGTGTACTCAAATCATAACGGAATGCATAGACAAGCTGGCGAACATACACAAAAAGATAGAGAAATATGACTTGTGTGTAGGATGTTTGGATAAATTTGAAGATACCAAGAAGACGCGGACATTTTGTTGTCAAAACGATATGTGTTCAAAGTGCATAGATAATTGGTATAACAAGACGCTGTATTGTCCTTATTGCAGGTCAAAGGTTGAAAAATCGCGACATACCATAGTGGATGTGGGTTGTGGGGGTGTGGGTTGTGGGTCCCATGCGACAACCAATCAAATCTCCGCTACATCGCGCGATAAAATCAACATGTTATTACATTTGTTATGCAAACAAACTGGACGGAAGGTAATTATTTTTTCAGATTACAGCAAAATATTTAACACGATTACTGAACTTCTAAAAGAAAACGGCATGCACTATGTTGAATTAGATGGCGGAAACGTCAAGGCACTCGATAAAATATTGAACGAATACAAGGCTGGTGGGGCGCGCGTATTAATATTAAATTCCGCGTTCTATGGATGCGGAATGAACCTGGAAAATACATCGGACATTATTTTTTTCCATAAAACAGACCGAGTTATGTACGAACAAGTCATCGGACGAGCCCAGCGACCAGGACGGACTGGGCGTCTCGCCGTCCACAATCTATTGTACTTGAACGAATAAACAAAAATCTATGCGTAATATAAGATAAGTATGTGCTTTAGTGCAAAAACCTCAATGATTACATTTTTATTAGGGACCACGTTTTCCATATTACTCATAAAATACGGCAACTCAACCTACAAATCAGATAATTACGTATTTGGAATCATGCTACTTTTTATTTCGTCCATTCAATTGATGGACTTTACATTTTGGATGGATTTGAAAAATACGATGGGGCTCAATAAATTGGCGACGATTATAGGTCCGTTATTAAATGTCGGACAACCTACAATATTCTACATCATCAAGTTGATGTATTTTAAACCCGATGTCTTGAGCGATGTTAATTTTAACTGGCCTGTCATGGTTCTGAATATGCTGTATGTGTTGTATCTGTTATCCGCGTATTTCCGTTTTATTACAACTGAAAAGCTTACAACGTCTACTAGTCATGGACATTTGTCTTGGCCTTGGTTAAAATACACAAACTCGTATTTCTATTTGATATTATTTGCTGTTAATATATTTTATTTGACCAATTTCAATTATTCGCTGGGTATGTTCATAATTACATACTTTTTTCTATATTTGAGCTATAAATGGTTTCCGTATAGCATTGGTGAACTTTGGTGTTTTTTTGGGTCGTTTATTCCAGTGGTTGGGTTGGGTTGGTCTTATCTGATATAACTCAAAAATCGCCACGCGCGACTATTTTACTTTGCTCGTAAAAGTCTTTGGTTTTGTTATATCCACCAATAAATCTGCCGTTTTTGAAAATCATGGGTAATGTTTTGTATTCATATCCAATTAGAGATTTCATCAGGGTAAAGAACTCTTCTTTGTTTTCTAGCAAAATCTTGTCGCAATCCACAACCAATGGGGGTATGCGTTCGTTTTGCAAAAGCACCTTTGCTTTGGTGCAATATAGACATCCACTTTTGGAGTATATAGTATATGACTCGCCTCCGGGACGCGGAACATTCATGTTCATATATATAGTATAGCCAGAGATAAACCCAGTATAGTATTTACGTAAAAGGTATAAAGCCAATATCACAATATTATATACGAAACCAACATAATGATGGACATGAAGACATTATTACACGATGACGACGTTGTTAGAGGCGAAGATGGACTGATTTTTAATCCCTACAACCCGTCCAATATCGAGATTACATTGAGCGAAGTTCAATCTATTCTCCTTAAATATGGACTACCAACTGACAAAATTGTAAACATGGAACTATTTAAGCGAGCATTTGTGCACAGGTCTTATACCAAGCGCCCGCATTTTGAGAATCTTCAGCAAAATATCACGATAGTGCCTAGACCCGACGATTGCATGCCATTGAAGTCCAAGTCCAACGAACGTCTTGAATTCTTGGGCGATGGATTATTGGAATTGGTCACGAAATATTACTTGTATCGCAGATTCCCCAAGGAGAATGAGGGTTTCATGACGGAAAAAAAGATTGCCATCGTAAAGAATGAGGCCATTGGCCGAATCGCGCTCGAAATGGGTCTGCATAAGTGGCTCATCTTATCCAAGCACGCAGAGGAAAAGAAGATTCGCACTAACTTGAAGAAATTGGGTTGTCTCTTTGAGTCATTTTTAGGAGCATTGTTCCTTGATTTTAATAAAATAGTCGTAAAGGATGAAGACGGCTGGTTTCAAAACATGTTTGTTACGGGCCCTGGGTTTCAAATGGTGCAAAAATTCATAGAAAATATATTTGAGCAACACATTAATTGGATTGAGTTGATTCAGAACGACGATAATTATAAAAACATTCTTCAAGTTAAGATTCAAAAGGAGTTCAAGGTCACGCCACATTATTTGGAGATGGAGCATGACGTTGAACAAGGATATCGCATGGGCGTCTTCCTTTGCTTGGGGCAACAGGTGCACAATTTAATCCCGTCGGATGCTATTCACATTGAGACATTGAAAACATTCCAAGAGATTCAAACACATATAACCACACATGGCAAAGTGTTTTTGTTTTTGGGTCAGGGTCTACATAAAATTAAACGCAAGGCCGAACAAGAGGCTTGTTTAGTTGCACTCGGGGTCATTGAAAAATACTCTAAACCAGCATAAGCATTGTTGAAATCAGGCAATTCAATTATGCAATGTAAACATTGATTTTTATATATAGATTCTATATAAGAAGCAATATGGATTCTTTAGTCAAAGATAAATTAAAAATGAAGCCAATCGTGACATCACATAAACCGATTGAGGTAAGGATTCGTATAGACGCGCCTGTAATAAAGGGCGTTACTATACGCGATGTGCGCGAGAGTGCTCAACCATACGATATGACTGAATTGAAAGAGAGATTAAAAGAAAGCAAATTGTCGCATGTATCAATGAAGATTACTTCTGCTGCACCTATTGAGACGCCATTGTCTCTTGTTCCGCAAGCACCGCCCGCTAAAAAACATGCAAAAAAAATAATCAAGAAAAAACTGGTAATTATTGCAGAGGATGACGAAGAAAAGGCTACAGCACCTGAGATGATGGTTGAGACTGCGATTTCTCTCGTTGAAAAGGAAAGCGCGCGACGCACACCTAAAGTTCAGCGGGGCGTTGCTGAATTAGGACCTGAAGAATGGGTTGAAATCAGCGGTGAAAAAATCACGAAACGATTGCCCGCAAAGGAGCCACCCGTAAAAATCAAGTTATCCAGTTATTACATGAATAACCGCAAAATATTTGTTAATTTTATCAATTCCTTTTTTGAAAGATACCGAGAAGAATTGGAAAGCGTGGAAAAGACGCTTACTTGCGACTCCCTCAAGGGTGCGGACTCATTTTCTTTATTAACACACCAAAAAATTGTCAAGGATTATATGAACTTGTACACGCCATATCGTGGTCTTTTACTCTATCACAAATTGGGAACCGGTAAAACGTGCACGAGTATTGCCATTGCAGAGGGCATGAAAAATCATAAGCGCGTTATTATCATGACACCAAAATCGTTGCGAGACAATTATATGGAGGAATTGAAAAAATGCGGTGATCTCATGTACAAGAAGAATCAATACTGGGAGCGAATTGACGACCCTTCCGCGTTTGAAACATTGTCTAGCGTTCTAGGATTGTCTATGGAGTATATTACTCGCAACAGGGGTGCATGGTTGGTGGATATTTCAAAACCACCCAACGTGCTATCCAGTAGCGATATGAAAAGTCTAGACGATCAACTAAACGAGATGATCCAAAATAAATACACCTTTATCAATTATAATGGTTTGCGCGCTACTCGTCTACAAGAACTTACCAATGATTACGAGAAAAATCTTTTTGATAATAGCATTATTATTATCGACGAGGCGCACAACTTTATTAGTCGCATAGTGAATAAATTGCAAAAGGAAAAGGCGGTTCCAGAAAACGCGCGAGGAGAGAAGGAAAGGTTGCCGAAAGCCATGTCGTTGAAACTATACGAATACTTGTTGTCTGCCAAGGATGCGCGCATCGTCCTGCTTTCTGGCACACCCGTCATCAACTACCCCAACGAAATTGGAATACTTTTCAACATATTACGAGGTTATATCAAGACTTGGGAGATCCCTCTTGAAGTGAAGACTACCAAAAAAATCACAGCTGAAACACTTCAGGAAGCCTTGCAAGGAGAGAAGATTTTGGACTTTTTGGATTATTCGCCCGCCAGTAAAAAATTATTTATAACACGAAATCCGCTTGGGTTTAAAAACAAAATTAAAGAGAGAACGGGCTATCACGGCGTATCCAATCAAAAGAAGAACGACAAGGATGAGACAATTATTGAGACGGATTTTGTCAGCGACGATGCATTTGAGCGCAAAGTCATAGGCATGTTGCAGAAGATGGATATTGATGTTAAAACTGCAGGAATCAAAATTCACAACTACAAGGCATTGCCTGATAAATTGGACGAGTTTATATTGCGTTTCATTGACCCTGCAACAAAACAAATGAAGAATGCCGACGCGTTTAAAAGACGAATTCTTGGGCTTACATCTTATTTCCGAAGCGCACAAGAGAGTTTATTACCTCGTTATGAAAAGACGCCCGAATATTATCATGTTATTAAAATTCCCATGAGCAATTATCAGTTTCAAGTATATGAATCGGCGCGAAAAGCAGAGCGTAAAATGGAAAAGAGCTCCAAGTCAAAACAAGGTCAATTTGACAAGGACGGCATCTATAAAGATCCCACCTCAACATATCGTATTTTTTCGCGCGCGTTTTGTAATTTTGTCATGCCGAATCCGCCTGGCAGACCCATGCCCGAACAAAATAAACAGGTTGGCGACAAGCCTGGTGCTGGTGAAAAAGCTGAGACAGAAATGGAAAACCTGCTAACCAAGGCAAAAAATGTGGAACTTGATCAAGATGTAAACGCTGACAACGAAGGCGAAATTGAAGGCGATGAAGCCATTAATGCTGTTGCGGATGCGACCTATTTGGAACGATTGAACTCTGCAATTGAAGAAGTTAGAAGAAACGCAGCTGAATTCTTGAACAAAACCGCGTTAGAAACGTACAGCCCGAAATTCTTAGCCATGTTGGATAATATACAAGATCCTGCATACCCTGGCCTGCATTTGGTATATAGCCAATTCCGCACACTCGAAGGTATCGGGCTGTTTTCCATGGTTCTTGAACAAAATGGGTTTGTCCGCTTTCGCTTGAAAAAGAGTACATCTGGTGGATGGGAGCTTGATATCAAAGAAGAAGACCTTGGTAAGCCGACCTTTGCTCTTTACACTGGAACAGAATCTGACGAAGAAAAGAAAATCGTCTTGAAAATATACAATGGATTCTGGGACGATATTCCAACAAGCATTGCGACACAACTTCGTAAGATGGCACTCAATAATAATTTGGGCGAGATTATCAAGGTATTTATGATTACGTCGTCTGGTTCTGAGGGTATTAACTTGCGCAATACTCGCTACGTGCATATAACTGAGCCCTACTGGCATCCAGTTCGTATGGAGCAGGTCATCGGTCGTGCGCGTCGTATTTGCAGCCACAAAGATTTGCCTATTGAGTTGCAATCTGTGGAGGTGTTCGTTTATTTGATGACGTTTTCCAAGGAACAAATTGATGGCGATGATTCAACGGAACTCAAGCGGAAGGATCTCAGCAAGCGGGCGCCACATATCCCATTAACCAGCGATGAAGCCTTGTATGAAATTTCCACGATTAAGGAGGCAATTAACGACCAATTAACGATTGCGATTAAAGAAGCGGCAATCGATTGTGCGGTATACTCGCGAGGTTCTAAAGAAGGATTGAACTGCGTCAGCTTTGGCGAACCGAATAACACGTCATATTCATACAATCCAAATATGGAGTTGGATCAGTCAGATATGGTTGCAGCGATTAACAAGGATAAAATTACTTGGACGGCGGTACCAGTTACTATTTATGGTATAAAGTATGCTGCTCGTAAAGTGAAAGAAACGCTTTATAATATCTATGATTTACAAAGTTATCAAAAAGCAGTAGAAGTTGGTGGCGACCCCATCCTAATCGGCACCCTTGAAGTTAAACCAGATGGCAAAAAGATATTCAACACATTGATTAATTAATTGTACGATTACCTTGTTGTCGGATCAATTCTTCCAATTGGTCAAATCGTTTATTAACGTAATCATACAAGGTTTGGATATCCATCGTTTGTGCTTGCGTAGCTGTGGATTGTGGGGTGTTTGTGGGTTGTGTTGTGGGTGCAGATGTTTTTTTTAGTTTAGAAAAAATAGAATCATTTGTTTGTATCTGCTTAGGTTCGTTCACTTCAATAGTAGTGTTATCGCCCCAACTAATCTGTTTGGAGGATGGCTCATTCAATACTTCCGTTTGAAGAGAAATATTCAGATCATTTTTCTCAATCTTGATGGTTTTCATAACGCTAGCCTTTTCGACAGCCTTTTCTTCCTTGATAGAAGTCGGTGCAGATTTTAACCAATTTTCAGCATCCCCCTTATTTGCTGATTTGTAAAATTGGTCTAATTCAAAATTACGTTCTGCAATCGTGCGTTGTATAATCATGTTCATTTCTGTAAGCGGTACATCCTTTGTATTGTCTGTAAATACGGGGGTAGTTGGCACTGGCACGGCCATGGCACTTGTAAACTCTTGTTGTTTTTTATTAAGTTCTTGTTCAAAATGAGAGGCTCGATCGTTTTGTAATTCTTCTTGAGTTATGGATATCTTTTTGGCAGGAGGAATTGGAATCGTTCTAGCTACCTGTTGCGGGGCTTGTCTCAACAAATTCAACATGAGAGATATAAATTGTTTGTTCAATCCAATTAGCGTTGTTTGTGGTTTCGATTTCTCTCGTTCATAAAATTCTGGAAGCGTCTTGACAAATGTTTCTTGTGTGCGCTTGTCTTTCATGATAGATTCTTCGTCTATCAACACTTCCCACAACATTTGTGCGTTCGCGGGTGATAAGAAATTTTTGGTCGACATTATAATAAATATATAAATATTTTTATATACTTATTTGCGGGTTATTTAGAATAGTTTGTCCTGGTTAAAATAAACCTTGCGGAATTTTTCCATGTATTTGTCTTTTAATATATGGGTTTTTAAATAGTGCGAGGTTATTTTATCTTCAAGCATATGGACTATGAAAAACAAGGAGTAAATACCGCATTCAGTATTCCCATATTGATGCTCTACTGGGTGATTCTGATCAAATGTAAAATTCATCCCGAGTGATTTGCCTTGCGTAATAATCGTATTTGCAAATTTCATTATCTGGGGAGGGATTTTATCTCCCGCGCTATCAAAATAAAATATCGTCCGTTTTTTGATATTAATAAACATGCTTACCCAATGCGATCCACCCTTGTCATGTGGGTCCAAATTGAAACTAACACCAATCTTGGTTTTACCCTTATTGATCTGTTCTTGTAAATTAAACTCGCACAACTCTTGCCAAACGCACTCGCCATACATTTGTTTTGTATCATAATCAATCGGACTTGGTCCCATAAATTCAAAACATTTATATGCCTTCTCATATTGTTTCATTACTTTCAATATATCGGTGCTAGATAACCATTCATTGGGTTTCTTTTTCCAAGAAGCGGGTGCAACTGGTGCAAATGACGTAGACAAGTCCTTACTTGCTTTGTCATCTACAAATTTTTGATTTAACCAACAAGATTCCTTACTACAAACATTTTGTAGATTCTGTTGTAAAAGTGTCCAGATAGTTTTTAAATCATTGCTTTTAATCTGAGCGTCTGGGTGTCGCACATTCCACAAATTACGAAGCTTGTATAAGTCGTCTTCGGTATAACAAGTAAAGTCCATCTTTTTTGGGTTCGGACTGCATTGAATTGGTTTAAATAACTTAACCGAATTGTCTCGATCTGTTCGCATCGGTTTGTGTTTTTTTACATTTTTTTGTGTTTTATTATTTATTTTCCTGACCCTCCGTGTTTTTTGTTTTGGATTCTTCTTCATATTTATTGGTGATATTTTTCTTTTTACGAATACCTTTATTTTTCAATGCAGGGTCTCTTAAGTTAATGTCTTTTTGTTTGGGAAGAATTGGGGCCTCTTTCGGTGCAGTTGTGCTACGTTTTACAAATTTATCTAGCGTCGTGGGTTCTTTCACGCGAATTGAACGCATAAATTGCTGGTCAATCTCCGCTTGTGTCTTAATATCTTCAGCGCTCATTTCAGCCGTCTCTGATATAAGGGACGAATAATCCTCTTGAATAATATCATTTTTGTCTAAAGTTTTGAAATATTCAATACATGCTTTACTATATATTTGAAATAGACCCACTATGTTTGGATCATTGGTGGATGTAGTTGTGGGGTGTGTGGTTGCTGGTTTTTCTGTAGCTTCCTCGGGATAGAGCAGTTCTTTGGTTAGAGATAATATCCGTCTTCTATAAAATTTTTGGTCCTTCTTATTTACTACAATTTTCTTTTTTGTCGCGACATATTTTTTGTAAATATCTTTGTTCATAAGACATTCTAATGTTACTTGGTTTACGTATTCGGTTGACATATATTTTTAAAGTATAATAGAACTATTAATTATACGCGGGATAATAATATAAAGTTTTCTCATAATTAACCAACATAATATGTTTATTCCAGATTGCACATTGGTAACTGCGTGTTTTGATCTTTCTGCCTATCACACCAGTTCTAGAACTCCTGAAAAGGCCCTAAAAGGCATCGACGTTATCCTAAAACTCCCAATCTATCTAATTATTTTTGGAAACAAGCCAGTTATCGATATTATTAAAGAACGCCGACACTCGTATGGGTATGAGAGTATGACCTTATTTATATGTCAAGAATATGAGGATATATGGACATCGCAATTTACGCAACAAGTTAGGGAAAATCGCAATAATTATTGGCCAACACGTGATGTTAGAACGTGTCCAGAATCACATCTCATTTGCGCAAATAAATTTGATTTTGTGTTGAAAGGGATTGAATTGAACCCTTTTCAAACATCTACATTTGGTTGGATTGATTCGAACTTGTATGTAGATGAAAATACCAATAAAATTTGCTATCAATATAACATGCAACGAATTCCGTATGTATTAAATCATATCAAGAAGGATAAGTTTCATATTCAAGTTATGGGCTCAGTAGACAAAAAATATAAACGCGCGGACATGAAGCGCGAATATTACGATCAATATCGCTGGCTCGTTTCGGGGTGTTTGTTCACGTGTGGTATTGATGTTGGTAAGAAAATATTAACTCGTCTAAAAGAGATAGTTAAGGATACCACCTTGGCGGGATATGGACACGGCGAAGAAATGTACTATTTGGAAGTATTGGACGAATTTTACGATGACATTGAGCGCTCTTACGGCGATTATGGACAAATCTTAAATAATTTTATCAATATTACTACTAATTTTTTCTACGTGTATAGTCTTATTATGGTTAAATCATATGAAAAGCAACATTATCGAGAAACATACGATTGCTGTGCTAAACTGGTATACTCTATTGAAAATCATTTATTGGATGGAAATCTAGATTATGGACTTTATATTAGCACCATGCGATATCAGTATTATTCTGCAACGCATTGTAAACCAGAAGCGTGTGAGTCGATTATCAAGAAAATGAAACATATTGCATCAATTAATAAGTCATTTGACGGAGCCCTCGGTGGGTATTTTGTGTAATCGTTGTCGTCTTATTCATAATTTTTTATATTTCTGCATAAAAAATTATATTTATTTCTTGGGTATAGGAGAATCGTGTGCATCTATGGTTTGAGACCGCGTAGGATTATAAAACACACCTTGTTGTAGATTCTGTGGTAGTGGATTGCATTGGTCAAATTGCTGTTTATTAAATAAATCTGGAAACGGCTGCATCATATTCGTTCCAGGTGTAAATCCATAATTGTATAAATCGCTCTTACTAGTGGGAACATAAACTGCCTGGTCGCAATTTTGAAGAGCATAAATCTGATTTTTCAATTCAGATTCTATATTTATATTCGTCGCATATCCAGAATAAGGACCTTCGTCATTGCCTGGATTAAATTGCGTAAATGGGTTGAAATTTGGCATGACTTGCAATGGGACGTTGAGTTTTCTTCGCGGATCTACTATTGGCATAATCGAGTATTTTGTAGAGGCAGGACGGACACTTAAATAGGGCTGAAGAGGAGAACTTGGAATATTCCTATCGTATATTCGATGATTTGTTTGTAAATGAATTAGAGAACTAGTTGGTTCGTTATTGTTCATATATACATTACACCGACATTTTAATTCGCACAACTTTATCATATTCTCTAAATAGACAATTTGAAAAAATATTATTATTATATATATATCAGAGTATGTCTAGGTGGGATGATTTACAAATGCACGGAATCAGATTATTTATTATGTTTACATACGTGTTTTATATTAGTGCAATAATAGGCGTTGCAATTATTAAGCCAGAATGGTATCATCATTTAGATAACATCATGAAATTATACGTTGGTTTATTTTTATTTATTCGTTTCAATCCGTTTAGAGGCGATATTAAATTTACAAAGTTAGATCGCGAAATTAGTTTCAATGCAGGTGTATTCATATTGTCTATGCTCTTAGTTAATAGCGCTTTTGCAAGTTATATCCCCGCCCGCATCCATTTTGAATAACTGGAACTAGACGTAGACTATTCTATTTGAAAAACGATTGCAAGAGAATCATTAGTTGTTTAGAAACTATTTTATCTATTTCATATTCTTCTTTTGATTTTATCAAATTATATATACCTGAATAACGTTTCATGTACGTTGTTGCAAATTTATTAAAATCAGTCTTGTTTTGCACCAATGGCCTTGAAACCGAGTTTGAAATAAACCTGTCTATCATTATATTTGGTAGCAGTGCATTAATATATGTGTTTACATTGATATAATATATGTCATGCTGATGCATACTTTCATGGTATTCATTATCAACAAAACAAATCTCTATATTTTCCGGCAATTTAGTGCAACGTATAAAATCGTCCTTGTTTTTTTCAGTTGTAGTGCGACAAATCTCAATGATTTTCCCATTAACCTTGAACGCACCGATTACCTGGTCAAACAAATTATACTCCATTTTGTCATGGATATAATTTTTTATAAAGTGGACCCATTCAGGAGGCCCCGTATTGTTTGTATATATCATTACACTTCTGCATAATCCTGACATTTTTTGTCGCTTCAAGTATTTCAATATAGTAAATAAATTTGGGCGCATAAATTCAGGGTACAAATCCAACACCTTATTGAAGACCTCCTGTGTCAATATATTCGCTGGGTTCGTATATAAAAGTAGTGCTTCCCAAAATACCCCCAATTCTAAAAAATACCCAATGGTTTCATCTAAATCAAAAACAACCACTTTGTTGGATAATTGTGAGCTCATATATCTATTATATGTATATATTTAATGTAATACAAAAAAAATACGCGTTTATTGTTTATACGCAGTATATTTAGCTTCTTACCGCTGAAAAAATAATATTTCTATTATATATCTAATACTATTGAATGACTATGGCATTAAATAAAAAAGATTATACCAAAATATTAAAATATTATAATTTGCCTATACCTAAGTCGGCAAGCAAAATGAAAAAACAGGCCGAAGAAGTATTAGCATTGAAGCTGTGTCGGTGTATTAAAAAAGTGTCTCCGACAAATGAAGCTAAAGCAATTGGGGTTTGCACGCGCACAATATTTGAACGGAAAAATTTGACGCGTGGAGCATTCACGTGCAAAAAAGGGAGAAGCGTTCAAGTAAGTAGAATGCGTAAGCGAACCATTAAAAATAAGAAAAAATAGGTTAATCGCTATCGTATTGTTCATCATTTGTGCTAATACTGCTTCGTGGAGTGGAGTCATAATCACCGCTCATTGAGTCTGTTTCATCGTCGCTATTTATTTCTGGTCTCTCATACTTGTCATGTCTAGCATATTCTGTCTGTCTTTCAGACAATGGTATATCGTCTTCTTGTTTATCAAACCATTTTTCAAAACCTGCGCTGATATTAGCTTCTGCATTCTTCTCGTCAATTATTTGTTTTATATCAGCTCCGTAGTTTCCCCAGTCAAATTTTTGCGTTGATGGGTTCTTTATAAAGGCCTCATAATCATATTTGTTGTCTCTCTTTATATCTTCGTGCAAAGAACGAATAATTGGCAAATAATAGCCATCATTATCAGTATCATTCTTTCGCTCCTGTAATAACATTATGTACGCCCAATAATATCCAATCGATTTTTTAAGCTCACACTCCTTGCGTCGAGACCTCAAAATCTTTGGACACGATAGCTTTGGTCCATAATTATCTTTAGTTGTGCCTTTGAGACCAGTAAGAACGTTTAATATAGCATCTTTTATTTGTTTTATTTTGGTTTCACTACCATTTGGATTATACATCTTTTTTAAATAACCCTTCTCAGCGTATTCTTTAACAAGTGCCAATACAGAATCACCCGCATCTCCGTCGCCACCTTTCATGCGTCTAGATGTTTTATATCGTCGTTTCATAAATACCTTGGACGTGCGTCGTCTAGAACGAACGCGCTTCGTGCGAGCCCGTCTGGAACGTACCCGTCTAAATGAACGCCTTGTAATGGCCATTAAATATATATATAGGTGTTATAATATATGTATATTCATTGAAAATAATTGAATCTTCACATGCATAAATACTTCTTGTCAATGGCGGTATTCTCTGCTACCCTGCGGATTATCTTTCCAAAGTCTCTCTTAACCTCAGCGTCATCTACTGGCCCGATGGCTTCCATATTGATTCTCAAGTATTGATCGTTTTTCCTGCTGTTGTATTCCGTGCAACCTGGATTCGCCTTTTTCCAATCATCTACCTTCAAAATGTTCTTGTGTGTAAGTTGTTTGATAATCTTTCTGAGCCTATCCAGATTTGCATTATCTCTTTCCCACTTGTTATCATCCTTGATATGGATTATTTCTCTCTTGATGTCGCTACAATGAATCGGCCTCTTGGTTATATCCAAGCTATTAAGGCGATTCACAAAGACACGAGACATGCCTTCGGCAAAGCCAATTTCGCCCATTTTTTCTAACTCGGGTAGACTCAATTCAAGTGATTTGATGAAATCCTTCATGTTCATAGCATCTTTGCAGGTCTCGTTCAAGAAGAATTGTAGATTGAATGTCTTGTTATGGCTATGGCTATTATCGATGTTATTGTTGTTGTTAATAGTATTATTGATTTGGCTGTTTTTTGCGACCTCTATCATGGTCTTGTTTTGCTCCATCATTTGACTGCTTTGTTGTATAAGCAGGTCTTTGAAATCTTGATTTTGCTTAACCAGCTCAAGTATAATATTCATTTGCATATCTTCTGATGATGCATGGGTTGGTATGATATGGCGTGGATGTTGCTGAGGGGCATCGTCATGATTTATTATTGAACATTTTTTTTTATGACGCCATAAGCCTGCTCTATCATTAAAACATTTATTACAAATATTACACTCGTGGCTACTTTTGGCTACTTTTTGGTTGTTATTAGTACTATTTTCATGTTTACTAGATAATAGATGTTTATCATAATTGCATTTTTTACACGTAGTATAGTCGCATGTTTCGCAGAAATATTTTTTATCTGTTTTTTGGCTACTTTCCGTTGTCATCCGTTGTTATATAATAACAACAGAAAAGAATCCCTAAAGATCCGCGCCAAAAATAAAAAAAATTAGCATCACAATTTTTTTTATTTTTTTTCGGTCGTGAGACGCTAATTTTTCATTATGCTAACAAAACATCGATTTTCCAAAAGTATTTTAGGATATTCAAAAATGGACATTTATAAATGTCCAATTTTGATTTCTTGAAAAAGGATTTGAAGTAAAAAATCGTAAAAACGCAATGTGGGTTGTGGGGCCTTTTATCCCACACTCCCACAAATATTTTATTTTGATAGATGATCCAGCGCACTTAGAAGCACCTGTTCTTGTTCAGACAGACGTTGAAAGATAAGATTTTCGTCAAACTTTATTTGGAAATGGCGATTATATACTCCTTTACAAACAAGAGAGAGCCCGTCGTCTGTTATTTTAATGTCGCACAAGATACTACCTTGTTTCAGTCTTATTTCGGAGGGATTTGTTAGTGGTATCCAACGTATATAAGAGCCGACGTGCAAATCTGTCATCTCATCCACATACTTGTAGTCCTTAAGCTTATGCATCAATTCCTGATGATAATCCCGCGATAATTGTAATTCCGATAAGACTGACGCATTTATTTGCTTAATCTTTGCACTTGTCATGTTTAAAAGTCCTTCATTAGAATCCTTATCTAACGCCTTTAATAACTTGTCAATATCCATTCTGCTATAAATATATAATACGCAACATTTATATATTTATCCTTGTTATCATTAGAATGCACCAAACATGCCTCCGCCACCGAACGCCTCATTTGCAGCCATGGGTCCATTTGCATATGGATCTCCCATTCCAGGAACAGCTGCGTTCACTAATGGTGTGTTTTGTTGTTTAGTCATATTGCTATAATCGGGAAGTTGTGGGCTGTTCGGCAACATGCTTATAGATGTTGAATAATCGTCTCCCATTGACTGGTTGATTGCCATTTGGTTTTGAGACTGCATTTGTGGCGGTCCTCCACCTCCTTGTGAAATAGGCTGTGATACCCGAACATTGCCCTTTCCTGCACTCTTCTTCTTGCTATCCGATTTGCCATTCCACAACTCAACCAATCTATCAGATAATATACTTACCTTTTCACCCAACTTTGTTTGTAAACTCAAAGTAATCATAAGGACGGCCAATACAATGAAAATAACGCTAAAGTCAGGATACTTTGTTCCACTATAAGTTGGAATATAGGTAATCATACGATTTATAAAGAATATGGCAATAAACATGCCAATAGTTTGAAGAATAACCTCCATCGAAAGTTCTAAATTTCCTTTGTCGTCGTCGGCTTCAGGAACATAATTTTGCATAATCTTATTAATAGCGACTACAGGTATAATTGCTAACAATGCATATTGTATTATATTTAATAAATCCCCCTTTGAATCTTCATCAAAGTTAAATACATATTTAAAGAACCCTGATGACGATTTTGTTGCATTATCTAAACTTTCCATATGATTTATAAAAAGAAATTAAATTAATGCTAAAATTTGTTTATTGTGGAATAATCAAATACTTGCGTCTAAAATATAAAAACAATATGTTTAATTATGTAAATGAGCAGTTCTAGATCTGTTGCAGCAGCACGCGCAAGACGCGCACCCGAAACTCCTTCTCAATCAGCGTTTAAGCCTCAAATGGCACAACAAAGACAACAACAGCAACCTCAACTATCGAGGGTAGCTACCGCTGCAGCAACCAATGCAGCCATCGCAACTGGCGGTAAAGCTCCTATGACTCCTTATCAGCCACAACAAAGCTCCATTGAGAATAAGTTATCTGTTTCTGATGCATTTGCTTTAGTAACACTACGTTTAGGACGTGTTGAGCTTCTTCTACAGAAATGGCAGACGATGGGAGTTGAAACGGATGGTGCTGTACACATACCAGCGGCAACATCCAGCGCGCCTGATGTAAATAATACTATAGTTAAATCTCTTGTAAGCCGCATTGACGATTTAGAGAGAAGTGTAAAGGCTGGTGTATCAATGAAGGATTTTGAGGCAAAGATTTCTATGCTCTCTGACAGAAATACGCATTTGCTCAATGAGCTCCGCGATGCCAAGGATACTATTTTTAAATTGCAGACTATTACCTTGGAAACGAGCCAAAAAATGATGCAGATGATGATGAGCAAAAGTGCTCCTGAAGTAGTTGCTGTGCCTTCTTCTGCGGAAATGCAAGATGATGTAGATGAGGGTCTTGAATTGGAGGAAACCTATGAGGGGGATGAGGAGCTAGTAGAGGGAGACGCAGGCCAAGAAAATGTATCTTTACAAGTTGAGGGACAAACGGCCTAAAAAAATATGTATAAGAGTATACATATGTCGCTAAACATAATGTCTATTTTTGATTCTAAGGTAGATAAGACATTAGATTTGCATGGATTATTTCATAAATTGTGTAATTATCGCGACAACTATATACATATAGATAGTAGGTATTTCAAGCTACTAATCAAACACAAAATTGATATTCAACTACTTCAAGATTATATATGCAATGTTGTAGAAAAGATATTGTTAACTCATTCAAAATATGAAATCCACGCAAATGCGGAATCCCTTTCTATTTTTGATTTTGAGAAATACAAGATATTTATACATGAAATGACAAACACATTTCGTATCAAATTTACAGATCGCCTAGAAAAATGCTATTTATACAATACGTCTATTCTATTCAAATTAATGCATGGATTTTTCAAGCGGGTTATGAGTAAGGAAGATTTGGAATGTATTATCTTTGTGAAGGAGGAATAGCTACTGAGTTAAACGAAGTTAAACGAAGTTAATATGGAGATATTTTTTACATATACATGTTGTATACGTAAAAATATAAAAAAATCATTATATGTTTGTATTAACCAATGGAAATGATAATCGGATTTTTCGTTTTTTGTCTGGTATTATTTATTTACCTTCATGTCATGTTTCAGCTACGGACGAGCGATGATTTAGAAGTATATGAGTTGGACGATTCTTCAAAAGAGAGAATGGAGGAAATTTGCGACATGCGCCAGCCATTAATATTCGGATTTGATAATGACGCCATCGTGAAGTATACAAGTAGGGATTATATAACTACAAATTATCACGCATTTGAAGTAAAAGTTCGTGATGCCAATGACATTGAGGGCGACAATGCTTGTTTGCCGTTGCAATTAAATCATGCAATCAAACTCTTTGAAGAAGATAAAACAAAGACCTATTTTTCTGAAAATAACAACTCATTTTTGCAAGAAACCGGTGTAATCAAAAATTTGCAGTCAAATGATGAATTTATACGGCCTTATATGGTAGCAAGTTGTGAATACGATATTCTGATGGGCACTACGGGAGGTACGACTCCATTAAGGTATGATGTGAACTACCGAAACTATTATTGCATAACACAAGGCAATGTAGAAATTAAGATGATCCCGCCGAGGAGTAGTAAATATTTGTCGTCTGTAAACGACTATGAAAATTTTGAGTTTCGTTCACCGATCAATCCGTGGAACGTGCAACCATTATATGCTGGCGATTTTGATAAGGTTAAGTGCTTAGAAGTAAAATTGCAAGTTGGTCAAACGATATACATACCCCCTTATTGGTGGTATAGCATAAGATTTGGTAAAAATACAAGTATTTCATGTTTTCGTTATAGGACTTATATGAATAATGTTGCAATTCTCCCGAAAACCATCATGTACTTGCTTCAAAACCAAAATGTAAAGAGAGAGGTCGCGAAAAAGGTGCAGACGATGCCAAGTGTACCTGTGCCTATTGTAGCCGATGCAACAGCCCCTCCCGCTATTCCTTCTTCAACAGCAACGGCGCCTGTATCACAAGAGACTATATCGGCAGAGGTGGGTGGGACCAACATATCTGACTTGTTGAATACGTCGTCGGCATAGTTCTAAAAGTATAAAAAAATTGAAATGTTTTTTTAAAAAATAAGTAAAGGTATAATAATACCTTAACTTGTTTGACAATCAATAATGCCGACTGACTGGCTTTTAAGAGTTGGCGACGGAGAGAACTTTAGGAGGTCTTCAAAACATGCGATTTGGGGGATACGATCAATCACGAATGGCAAAGGTTTTATTAAACATGTTACACCAGGAGACAGATTGTGGTTTGTAGAGGGTGACACAGGTGGCCAGTCATGTGCTGTCGCAACATATCGCTCTGATAATATGCGCACAGCGGGCTTAACTATGTCCAATGAAGAGCTTGGTTGGAATAGAGAAGGTGTTGATTGGGACATTGAAGTTCATTACACAGATTTATATGACATTAAACGTATCAAACTATTGACAGGTATCGTCGGATCAGCAACTATCAGAAAATATAATGAAAAATGTAAGGTTAACTTGGCGGTAGAATATAGTAACATAGAGAGATATTGCGAGGTTAAGCATGAATTGTAAATTAATTAATAAAAAAATAAAAAGGGGTTGACCAATATGGTCTCCTCTTTTTTATTGAGTAATATAGACGTTGCTGTAATTGCTCCACCACACGGCTTAATATATATTTCCAAAGGGCTTAAAGACACCCCCATATTATATATACATCAATATGTATAAGATACATATTAATGACCGAAATTATACCAGATGGACATGTTATAACGTGCTGGAGTTTAAGCCCGTTGAGATAGATATGCCAAATCCTGCCACGAACAAGCTATTTGCAGGTGATATTTTTAATATGGACGCCGATACAAAGGAGGTTAACATAGAACACTCTCATATACGAACCACGCAATCTATTCCTGGAATTCTTGTATTAAACACGTCAAAAACCTATGGCAGAGCGAACGGGGCGAATGGCAAATTATTGTACAAGGTTATACCAGATGATGTGCGTATTCCCTCTTTTTTAGTGCCGTATGAGATAAAGCACATGGGGTTTTCCAAGGTCTTTGTTAACATGTACGCAACATTTAACTATGTTTCATGGGACGACAAGCATCCGCGAGGAATATTATCTAATGTGTTGGGTCCTGTTGATGTATTGGATAATTTTTATGAATATCAGTTGTATTGTAAAAATTTGAACGTCTCCATCCAAAAATTCACCAAGGAAGCCAGCAAATCAATAGGCACGGAAACTCGGTCGTTTGAAGCCATTCGCGAGAAATACTCCAATATTGAAGATAGAACGGGGGAAAAATGGCGTGTTTTCACTATTGATCCGCCAAATAGCGTTGATTTTGATGATGGGTTCAGCATATACGAATCCGATTCTGAAATTGTAATGTCTATTTACATTTCCAACGTGACAATCATGTTAGACGTGTTGAATTTATGGGATTCTTTTTCTAGACGCGTTTCCACAATATATTTGCCCGATCGCAAACGTCCCATGTTGCCTACAATTTTATCTGATAATTTGTGCAGTTTGTGTGAAAAGTTTGTGCGATTTGCGTTTTTCATGGACGTAGTAATTGATAAAGAAACAAATGACGTGAAAGACATTCGTTATGGAAATTGCACGATCAACGTATATAAAAATTATTGTTATGAAGACAGCAAGATGTTGAATGACACGAATTATAAACGCGTGTTTGATGCGACAAGCAAACTATCTAAAATATATCGGTATATTCCAAATGTCCGCAATAGTCGCGACATGGTATGTTATTTGATGACGTTTATGAATTATCATTGCGCAAAGGATTTGTTGTCGTATAAGAATGGGATTTTTCGCTATAGCATTATGAAAAACGAAAATGTATATGTTCCAACTAACCTGCCAGAAGATGTGGGAAAATTCATCAAGATTTGGAATAGTTCTGGCGGGCAATATATTGACGCGTCGGTATTAGTAGAAAACGAGACGATTACCCGTCATGAATTGTTGGATATGGACGCATACATTCATATTACAAGTCCGATTCGTCGGTTGGTGGATTTGTTGAATATTATTCAATTTCAACAAAATCATAAGATGTTGGAGCTTTCTGAAGGCGCCACGGCATTTTATCGTCATTGGACGTCAAAGCCTGAACTGGAATATATTAATACTACTATGCGGTCTATCCGAAAAGTGCAAAATGACTGCACTATGCTTGAGTTATATACAAATCATCCAGAAAAAACAGAGCCATTATATGACGGATATTTGTTTGATAAGATTGAACGAAATGACGGCATGTTTCAGTATGTAGTATATTTACCCGATTTAAAGATGAATTCGCGAATCATCTCACACGACAATTTAAACAACTATGATAAACATAAATTCAAGATTTATTTGTTCAATGACGAAGAAACCCTTAAAAAGAAGATTCGTTTGCAAATCATAACCGAATGATTACCAAGGGTTCACTCTTTTTTCTAAAATATTTTGCATTAGCCCCTGCTTCAATGCGGTAGGTTTGTTGCCTTGCATTTTCTTGCGTCTACCAATAGAATTTGGCGCTGGATTTGGAGGAGGTTTCGGATGATGTATAATATTTGCATACTCTTTCGCAAACTCTTTCCATTTTTGAGTAGCTAGTGCATGAGTTAGTTTTTCTTTGGGCGGTTCGCCACGTCGTGCTTTAACCACTATAATCCGTCGTTGTTTGCAACAGGCGCGGCAGGTACAGCCCTCATCTAGATAATGAGCAGTATCTATGATAATATTCCATTGATTTTCCAAACAAATATTTAGATATATATTGTATTCGCTTTGTGAATATCCAACTACTGGTGCAGATTCTTTAGCTCTTAACTTGGATATATAATCAACTTGTTCGTCATGCGATAAATAGTATTTAAAATACGCGCAATTTTCAATTTGCGTTATATAATTAGATGGAATTTTATACGCATTTTTAAACTCGTGGTATAATTCTTTTAGAGCCGATTTGTCCGTCTCATAGTCATTTATGATAGTAATTTCAGCTCCAAGTATTTCAGATAATATTCTACCCCACTGCGCAGAATCACGTAATCTTAGTTTGATATAAGAAATATCAAATACTTTTTGAATAAGATACTTTTTTTCAAAATCAAACTCGTTTGGTTTGATTACATCTGTTAGTTTATCAAAATAATGGTCGCCGGTTGCAATGTGGTTAAATATATTATTAAATCTTGCGATTAACCGATTTACATTGTATTTATTGACTTTATCTGCAGTGTTGTTAAAATGGAATGATGCTAATTTATCAAAAAATTCGGACATTTTGCGTTCAACTGGCTCTCGATACACGTCAATTACATACACATTTCGTCCAATATACTTGTTGTATTTTATAATTTCGTTGATTGTTATACCCGTTATCCCAGTTAAAACACATAACATCTCTTCGTCGTGTACATGTATAACACTAAACTTGTATGATGCGGAAAGTCGTATAGAAGATACTAATGTGGTCGACCCAACCTTTGGTGGGGTATACACAAATACTATATTCTTAATCTTCTCGCTAGATAATCCTATTTTACTATTTGCATTTTGTAATAACTCCAACCGATTTACGTCAATGCCCAAAGTATTTGAATTTTGAGGTATATCCATACTAATGTATATTTCGATAATACTATATTTATATTAACGAAATACTATTCACTCTTTTTTTGTATTTTGTGTTTCCTTCTAGATATGGCGAAACTTTTAAAGTGCTACCGAAGCCGCCTTAGGTGCTCTGGTACGCTTAGGAGCGATTGCGGGCCCAGTCTTAGTCTCGACAATCGGTGTGGTTAAGTCTACAACCTCTGCACGAGGTCCAGTGCCACGCGCGGTTGTCTGACGGGGCTTCTTTGCTCCTCCAGCACTCATATTGTTATCTGAAACCGCAACCATCGGTGGTGCTGACTGGGTTTCCTGTTCGGAAGACTGCTGACCCTCACGAAATGTTCTACGCGTCTCGCACATAAGCATACCTCTACCGATTCCGGTAATATCGGCCGCCTGAAATCTGTGAGCTCCACCCTCTACGGAATTCATTTGAAACTCTACATACTCTCCTTGGACAAGGTATCTGTATTGCTGGCTTGCGACGGCCAAACCACTATGGTGAGCAAAAACGTCAGTACCAGCTTGGGTGCCAGTAGTAGCGGTAATAAAACCATACCCAGCCTTGTTATTAAACCACTTTACACGGCCAGTAGTACGCTGTGCGGAAGATGAAACGTTCGATGAAGACGACATGCTATATAATAGTCTATTGACGTCTCTTTATGTTATTTTGACACTATTATTCTAGTTTGGGGATAATATTTTCAATGTCGTCTGAAAGAGGTGTTCTGCCAGTATAGTACTTCGTTTCATATTCCTCGTAAGTCTCTTCGTCATCAGACTCGGGTCCAAGAATCGTTTTTTCTAACAAGAAAAAGGAAAACATGCTAAATTTGTAAAAATAAATGGTTCTTGCAATTAAAGAATGAATGCAATATTGTATTCTGTTAAACATTTTTATATTGCATATACATTTTTATTTTGCATTGGCGAACATATTCAACAAATACATTAATGCTTTATAGTTTGGTTCGCTTGACTTCTCTCTGCCACTCGAAAGTATAGAAGCAAATTGGATAAATATTTTGGGTATCGTTTCTATGCCGGCGCCATACAATAGGGTTTGTTTCATATCCCTTATTTCAGTATTTGCTATGTTATGTATATCCCAAGGCAACTTGCCGTAATAAAGATACATTATGGTGTATAAAATTGATTCTAAATCGTCGTGTTTATTTGGTTCAATATAGTCATGCACGCTTATGCTAATATAATTCGGTGTTCCTAGTACAGACGTCATTCTTTTAGGCGACGTTGTTGCGGATGTCTCTGGATTATTACACTTTTTACAAAATCCAAAGTCAATAATATATAATCTTTCTCGTTGTTCGTTTAAGCCAAACAGGAAATTATCGGGTTTTACATCTCTATGTATGAGTCCACATTCGTGTACATATTGTATGCGTTCAATCATCTGGATGCCTATTGAAATGGAATCCAAGAGAGAAAAGGCGCCGTAAGTATTTATGTTGTGTTGGAGGGATTCGCCCAAGAGATTGATTACCATGTAATTATTTGCGTCGTCGACGCCGAACCATTTCACTTGTGGGATACCGACGCCCCCCTTTAAATATTGATATATTCTTGCCTCGTTTTTCAGCAAATTGGTTTCGTGTTTGAGTGGTTCCACTTTAATCGCGACTGGTTCGCCCGTCCGTACGTTCTGGCCCTTGTAAATAGAACCAAACGCACCCGACCCGATTTTTGATATTAGGTCATATTTATTTGCAATCATATTATAATTAGATTACTACTTACAATATCCTTATATTTTTATGCAAATAGATATTTTTGTTTGTTTTTGTGGGGGTGTGGGGCCTTGTACTTTTGGAGGTTTATCATATTGTTTACAAAAATAATTTAAATAATAGACTCTAATTAACCTATAATTAGAGTCTATGTGTTCTATACCTTTATCAATTATTAATTTAAGAAGCAATAAAGAGACTGCTTTTGCATCACAGCAAATTTATATAAATAAAAATCCAGATTTTCAAAGAGAATACGAAGCTTGGGATGATAAACTGAAAACAAGATTTATAGAAACTATTTTAATTGGAAGAGCGATGAATCCTATTTGGACAATATTAAATCCTGAGAATAATAGTGAAGAAGTGTTAGACGGAATGCATAGATTGACAACTGCCCTAGATTATCTCAATAATAAATTTAAATTAAATTCAAAATTGTTTACAGATGAAAATAGAGGACAGATTTATGACAAAAAAAGTTTTAATGAATTATCACCAGATGATCAACAAAAAATAAGAAATTATAATTTTATATTTAACCAATTAGATTCATCTTATAGAACCGATGCCAACAAACGACGCGACCAATATGAAATTTTAAATAGGTCAAGTAGAACACTAAATGATTATGAATTTAATAAAGTTTTATATGGAAAGTTTTTTGATATTATTTCTATGTATAAAGATGATTTTAAAAGTTTATTTTTTAACGTTGATGGAAAAAGAGGTGAGCTACAAACTGAAATAATTGACATAATTGTTTTGTCAAATGAACTACCTAATTCTTGGTCCTCAGTAAATTCATTGCGTAATAATTTTTATGAGGATACCCTTGGTAATAGCGAAGCGTCCGTGAATAATTATTTAAAGGATAATGAAGAAACCATTAAAAATACACTTAGTATGATAAAAAAAATAATAGTTAATCTAAAAGATAACAAATTTTTTAGTAAAAATAAAAAGATTTTTAATAAATATTATTTACCATATAAGTTTATAATTAGTCGTTTGTTATATAAGTTTAAACTAGATATTTCATTATTTAATAAACATATTATTGATATTATTGAACAATTTAAATCTAAAATTACAGACGTTGATATACAAGAAAATTTAGAATGCAAATCCAGAAATGCTATGTTTCAAAAAAAATTAATCAATTTAATAGATGACATAATTAATTCTTCGTACGAAACAAATAAAGAGAAAAGATTATTTACAAAAACACAAATAAGTTCAAAATTAAAAGAACAGAATGATGTATGTGCTATTTGTAAAAAAGAAAAAGAAAATTATCAAGGAGATCACATAATTCCTTGGTCAAAAGGTGGAAAAACTAGCTATGAAAATTTACAAGTGTTATGTACTCCTTGTAATCAAAGTAAATCAGCATTTTAAATGTCCAAAAGTGTAAATGATTAAAAATATAAGAGTTCCCAAAACCCACCCTTGCGTTTTTACGATTTTTTACTTCAAATCCTTTTTCAAGAAATCGAAATTGGACATTTATAAATGTCCATTTTTGGATTTCCTAAAATACTTTTGGAAAATCGAACGTTTGTGAGCATAATGAAAAATTAGCGTCTCGCGCCTAAAAAAATATTTTTAATTTTGTGATGCTAATTTTTTATAGCGGATTCTTTAGGGAATTATTATGTTGTATAATATTATGAATAATACAACACTTTTTTCTCAAAAAAACCCCATAAATTTCTATTGTGAAAAGTGTGATTATAAATGCAGTAGTAAAGGAGACTTTAATAAACATACTCAAAGCAAAAAACATAATACAACAATTACAACAAAGATACAACCAAAAAATTCTCAACATCATAAATGCATTTGTGGAAAAGAATATGAATACAGAGCATCGTTATTCAATCACAAAAAGAAATGTGTGCTCCCTACCCCACAACAAGAAGAGCCCACACCTTCACACGACGATATTCAAGTCCCGACAAATCTTATTTTTGAACTAATCAAGCAAAACCAAGAGTTCAAACAGCTACTAGTAGACCAAAATAAACAATTGTATGAAAAACACGAGGAGAATATAGATTTGCAGAAGCAATTGTTAGATGTGGTGAAAGACGGCAAGACAATCAATAATACGATGAGCAACAGCAATAATAATAACAAGACGTTCAATCTCAATTTCTTCTTGAACGAGACGTGCAAGGATGCGATGAATATGAAAGATTTTATCAAATCGTTGGAACTTAGTCTGCCCGAGCTGGAAAAGATGGGCGAAGTCGGCTTTGCAGAAGGCATGTCTCGTGTCTTTGTTAACAGATTGAATAGCTTGGATATAACCAAAAGACCGATTCATTGTAGCGATGTTAAGAGAGAAATCATACACATCAAGGATGATAATAAATGGGAAAGGGATAACGCAAATCTAGATAGACTGAGAAAGATTATCAAGCAACTTACCCATAAGAATATATTGAGGGTTGATGACTGGAAAAAAGCGAATCCAGGTTGCACTGAATACAACAGCAGGAAAAATGATCAATACTTGAAAATTAATATGGAAGCAATTGGTCCAGTGGATGACGCAGAAGTGAAGAGAGATTTCGGCAAGATAATCCGCAAGGTAGCAGAGAATACGGCCATTGACAAGAAATACTTGTGCGTCTAATCAAATATATATTCTATCAGTTTATTTTCCCGGTAGAATATATATGTATTATTTGTTTCGAAAATTAAAACATTATTATCATGGTCGTGCATTCCATATATTCGTCATATCTTTTTTAGTATATGCAGTCATAAACATGGTGGAGAATTATATTCATTACAATATAGGCCGAAACCAAGAGAAAGGATTACAAATTGAGTTCTCGTCGCCATCTGCATTAGATTGGACAAAAATAGCAGTTGTAATGGTTGTGTTTGCCTTGTTGCAAGGTATATTAACCATTCTGATAGAAGGATATTGGGAAAAAAAATAATTTTATACAACATTAGCTACCTTAACTTCTACATCAGCCGTGCTAACCTTCGCAGGTATTATAACCGACTTATCTGCTCCGTGTGTACATGACGTGATAAGTTTTAGAAATTTCTGTATCTTGGCGATCAACCCAGTAGCTTTTTTCGCTTGTTGTTCCATATCAATACTTAGTCGTGAAATTGTATCTGTTAGGCGTTTTTCTTCCTCGGAAACTATGCTGGCAATATTTTCCGCAGTTTTGACTGCATCATCAACCAACTTCGTGGTTTCGTCTACGATGGCTTGACCCTCGCTCATTATGGCTTTAACGTCCACCATGGGCTTAGCTGGTTCGGTTATGACGGATTCAGTCTTTCCTGCCATGACACTAGTTATATTATCAATCAATTTGGTTGTTTCGTCTATGACAGATTGACTCTCTTTTAATATGTCCTTGGTTTTGCTTTCGGCGACTTTGGTCGCAGTTTCGACCAATTTGGGTGTTTGATTAACCAATTTCAAAGGTGCTTCTAAAGTATTTGAAATAGAAGTTGTTAAATCATTAACAACTGCATTTACAATGGCTACAGCATCAATTTTGGCAATAATGGTAGGAACTTTAGTAGTATCCTCGGCGACGCTCATTGTATATAGTAATATATGATTATTTTCTTATGTTTTTTCTTCAAAATTCATTTTATTAGACATAAAGTGATTGATTTGTTGCGACATATTTAAGTGTTAGTGTAGGAATCTCGCGTAGTTTACTGAGAAACTCGATCTTACCATTTGCCTCTGCGATTTTCTCCAATTCACTCGCAATATTATTAATTTTGAGCAACGCTTTTACAAATTCGCCTAAAAACACCGCCTTCTCGCCTTCAAGAGTTTGTAGTAAAAATTTGCAGTCCTCTACGTTTTCGCAATCACACCACCGCATCGCAAAATCAATCAAATCAAAGTGCATGTAATAATCTGCGCCCGTATTAAGTCTTTGTTGCTCTTCAATCTTCAAGAAGTCATCATACTTTCCGCGAATTTCAGTCGCAACTTGGCTCGTCTTAGCATCATCGCATTTTGGCAGAATCAGCTTGATATCATCCGCTACGGAAACATTTGTAAAGCAACTAAACAGGCCAACCAATTGTCTAGGAGTAAGGTCATATAATTTATTTTCTTCCAACATAGTCGCAAATACTAAACAATGGACCTCGCGGATTTGAGATGCGGTCTGCCCCTTCGTAGTAAGCTGAATCATGTCCTCGGAACGCTGAATAAACGATTCTTGTGTCAAGACGTCAAGTACATTGGATACGTTATTAGTCATGTATTGTTCAATCGCCTTGTATTTTTGTTGCAACCCGTCAATCGTGTGTTTCTTTTCAACGTATTTATTCAAGATGGCGACATCGCTTTCTATATGTTTGTGTTCGTCCTTGATGTTTCCGATACTGCGCTCCATTTCACGGCGCTTCTTATTAATGGCGGTTTTAACATTCTCTTGAAGAGATATGTATTCTTCCACCACCTCGCGCGGCGTGCGCAGAACAAGGTCTTGTGCGGATTTGATTGTCGCGGAGTGTTGCGTTATTTGTTCGCGAATTTGATTGAGATCTTTATCAATATCTTCTTGAATCATACTTCGCTTAGCGTATTCCGTGAAATTATTATCGCCGATGGAAATAAGGTTCAGCAACAGATTGTAAGAAATCTTGAACTTACTGGAAAGGGTTTGTGGCATTCCGTGCATCATTTTTTTATACGAGGTGCAGTCAATATTTGAAAACAAATTGTTCAAGTGGATTACGTTTCCAACGCTGTCAATGCCACGACGACCCGCTCTGCCCGCCATTTGCGTGTATTCATGCGAATACAAATTACGCATGGTGCTGCCGTCAAACTTGGTTGAGTTGGTGAATACTACAGTTTTCGTCGGCATATTGACGCCAATGGAAAAGGTTTCCGTCGCGAAAAGCAACTTGATATATCCTTTGGCGTACAAAATTTCTACCATCTCCTTCAAGACGGGCATGACGCCTGAATGATGAATCGCGATGCCTTTTTCAAGAAGTTTCACCATTTCAACATATTCCGGCAAATGCAAATACTCTTGGTGATTGGGAAGCTTGCGGATGATTTGTTCGCATTCGCGTTGAATAGTATAACCAACCTTGGAATCAAACTCCAGCAAATCTGTGGTAATTTCCTTTGCGCATACTTCTAGTTGTTTTCTTGAGAGGACAAAGCAGAGGGCTGGCAACATGTTGTTTTCTACCATGTGTTTGCAAACCTGATTGAGTACATGTTGTCTTTTAATTCGCACTTGCTTTGTCTCAAACAGGTCCAGCATTTTTCGCATCTTGTAATAGTGGGGTTCGTTAAAGACACCTGCCGACGACTGAATGACAAACAACTTGTCTGTCGTATCACGGATTTGTTTTTCCAGTTCCTTGTCGCGGATTGCCTTGTAAATACCAGTGTTTGTTGTAATGAAGGAGTAATGTGTAAGTGGGACCACGCGATGATTTGTGGACGCAAGATATACGATCTTGTTATTGTTGGCGTCTGTGTTTGCAGGTTGTCCTCTTGTTTCGCACCACGAAGCGAATTTTTCAGGCGTATCAATCGTCGCGGACAACATGACCATTTGCACATGGCGTGGAAGCATCATGATGCACTCTTCCCAAACGCGTCCTCTGTCGGGGTCATTAATATAATGCACCTCATCAAACACGACACAACCCAGCTCGTTTTCTAGATCCATATCAAATGCAATCAAAGACGACCCTGCACCGCTCTTTTTATTGTACAATGTATTGAGTAAGATTTCCGTCGTCATGATAAGAACGTCTGCTTCAGGGTTGGTTTTGATGTCGCCCGTTAAAATGCCGAAAGAAATATGAGGATATTTGTGAGTAAATTCATAAAATTTTTGATTTGATAACGCCTTAATAGGCGCAGTATAGATTACCTTTTTGCCTTTGCCTACAAGGTGTTCAATTGCAAACTCCGCACTGAGAGTTTTGCCACTTCCAGTATGCGCCGTCACGAGAACATGATGTCCTTCAACAACCGCCTCTACTCCGTATTTTTGAAAAGTACTTAATTCATAAGGGTACTTTTCAAAGTATTGTTTATACTTTTCTTCTTGTTCGGTGGGGTAAACATTGGGACAGATTTTTACCATATTAGTCGCGTAAATGTATTGGTGTATATAATATATGCGGATCTCTTTAAGTAGGTTTGCTTAATATATCAGACCATTATGGTAAGTCTATAATAGTCGTCATTCATTAAACAGAGGGCGTCCAATGTTTGTTATTGTGTGTTGGGTGTGTTCAGGCGTTTTAATCTAAACACCTTACTACATGGGTGTGGGTGGGAGCATGGGGGCCCCACCTCAGCCTCCTTTCATGCGGCGACTTCGTCCACGTCCATATCTGCTAGATTTGCACAGAGGGCAAACATTGCCGAATTTAATTCGCCGAGTGGTGCGTCGCGATTTGCTCATTCTGCGCTTGGTTTGTCTACGTGTAGGCATTATACATATTGATAAGATAATATATTACAAAATCCTTTATACCGCGTTAAATTTTTTCTCTAGTATATTTATGTCAAACCAATCTACAATATTTGAGCTAATGTTAGAACCTCCACTTGACGCAGTAGGTAAAAAATGCTATGCTGTAGGATTAGTTACTATAGAGAGAGGAGGCGATTTTCCACAAAAACGGCGCTATTTTACAACGAAACCACCGCGTTATGTAGGATTGTGTACTGAAATTGAAGTATTGCCAGATTACTCTAAAAATATATATTTTCGAAACAATTACAATGAAGAAATCCATATACATATCAATGGTCCGTTCTCTCAATTGAGCGCATCCAATTTAAATTCATCACAAAAAATGGGGTTTATTGAAGTCGTTTGTAAGCCCGAGGTTTCTTTACAAGGGCTGGCCACTAGGAAATTTAAAAGATACTTTGATGGCATGCCTCGCGGTGAACAAAAAGATATTATTGACAACATGACCGCAACAGCGATGCGCGAGCTGGTATTTGGCGCGCAAGACCCAATCAAGGTGGGTGGGAAAAGGCGTAAAACCACAAGAAAAAGAAGAAGAAAGAACCGCAAAATGACACGGCGACGCAAATAATATATTTGCATGCTAAATAGGTTTAAAGAGAACCCTCTTTATATAACTATGTAGTGCATGCATGGGCGTGTGCAATACATCAATGTTCTTGTAGCTCAGTGGTAGAGCGTCGGTCTTATGAAATTTTCGAAGACAGCCGAATGTCTGCGGTTCGAACCCGCACTGGAACAATGGTAATGTATATATTATAAAAAATGTAGATAGTTTATAATACCCGGTTAGCTCAGTTGGTAGAGCGCACGCCTTTTACCTTATGGTTGGAAGTCAGCGTGTGGTCGAGGGTTCGAGCCCCTCATCGGGTGAGCATCTGGAAATCCAAGACAGCCTTAATGTCGAATTGACCTGAGCAAGTCATTAAAAGGTTCAAATGCGCGGATGGCCGAGTGGTCTAAGGCGGTGGTCTTAAGATCCACTATCGTTATATGATGCAAGGGTTCAAATCCCTTTTCGCGCAAAAAATGTATATATTGTTTATTTGTGTTTATTTCTTTGCCTTGTCCATATAATCTAACAAGTAGATTATACCTAGGGGCATCATCATAGGGACCGCTCCCCAAAAACCAGACCAAAAATAGTTTAATTGTTGGTAATAGCCGGTCAGACTAGAAAATAGCATAGTTTTACGGAATATTAAATCTAGTATAATTCCGTATATCGCTAAATAATACCATTTTGCAGGGAACCCGAATACTACCAAGTATAGGACATAAAATAATGTCATCATACCGCCTGCTATAAACGTTGATTCAGCTGCCCCATGGAGACGAAAATATTCTATTAACCCCCACCCAGTTTTCCCTCCCATACTTCCAAACTTGGTTAAGACCTGCAACATTGCATCGCCGACAAATCCAGTAAAGCATGCAATAGAAATCTGTCTTGTCGTGTCAGAACAACTTGCCATTTAATATAGTGTAATATTATTTTGGGTTGGTTTTTAAAAATATAAAAATGTCGTATAAATATGCTCTCGTAGTGTAGTGGTTATCACTTTAGACTTTGAATCTAAAAACCCGATTTCGAATATCGGCGAGAGCTTAATATAAAACAAAATAAAAATTTACGGAATGAGTTTGCCGAAAAATTACTCAATGCTTCTGTAGCTCAGTTGGTAGTAGCGTAAGACTGTTATATGATGGTATCATTACCATTATGCAAAAATCTTAAGGTCCTCGGTTCAACCCCGAGCAGAAGCGAATTTTTATACACATAATAATTGAAATACTTATTATGTGCACTTTTATTTAATACTTTCATAAATCCAAATATATCCTTTTGCGGTTTTAGTCTTTCCATTACAACACCTGTTTATATTTGAAGATGCAGCTCCAACATACTTGGCTGCTTCATTACAATTATCAAACGAATTTAACCTAATTCCATGAATATCAAATTGTATGACTTTTCTATTTCTTTTTGATATAATCTGTTTATAAATTTCATCTTGACCTCCTGGTTCTATAACACACGAATTAATACTTTCATATTTCCAATAAAATCCCTTTCCGGTTTGATTTGGTCTAAGACAACACGTTGATATAAACCCGCGAGAAGTACCAACATATGCTGCTGCTTGTTTACAAGTATCAAACGTATTTAACTTAGTTCCATGAATATCAAATTGTATTATTTTCCTGGGTATTTGAGTTATAACATCCGGTTTTGTTACGGGTTGACTATGTTTAAACCTTCCAGTTAATGGTGCTATTCCTGCAACTGATTTTGTGTCATTACTTTCATATTTCCACCTAAATCCTGCTGCTGTTTTGATATCATCATTACAACAATGTCCTATTGTAGAAGGTGAATTACCTACAGATTCGGCTGCTTCGGTACAACTATTAAATGTATTTAATCTATTTCCTTGAATATCAAACTGTATGACTTTCCTATTTTTTAGTAGAGTTTCCGCTATTTTTTGTTTTGTTTCTGCATTATGTCGTCCACTATTCCCTCCCAATCTCAAATTATATCCATTGGGAACCAAACAATTATATTGTTCAATATATTTTATTTCCATATCATCTAAATTATTATCAAATGTTATACATACTAACTGGAACTCAAAATTGTCAACCCCGTATTTATTAATCGCAGATTTTAGATATCTACAATTGCTTCTTTTTTTTAAATGGTCTTTCCAACGTTCTTCTACATCTCTTATGGTTTGTCCTACATATATTTTGTTATCTATCTTGTTTCTGATTTTATAGATGTACCCCATTATATACATTAGATAAAGAAAATAATTTTAAGTAATTTTGTTTATAAACATTCTTCCTAAATATTCTCATCGTTTTGTTTTTCTTCTGTTTCATTATTGAGTCTTTCCTTTCTTTTCAAATATTCGCGTCTATTATATTCTTTTTTTTGTTCTGGTGTAGGCTTGTAATCGCTTTTATAATTTGTTCTTTGTTGATATTCTTTTGCTCTTTGCTTTTCCTTTTCTTTATTTTTTTCGTAATAAACCCTTCTACTTGCAGGTGCTGTGTATTTTTTAAGATGTTCTTTTGTTGCATGTAATTCTTCTTTTAGTTTAGCATTCTCCTCTTCGAGCTCCTTTATTCTCAATTGATAATCCATTATGATACATGTATATAATAAAAAAGGTTTATATGTTTTCATTATATTTATTGGCATAATGCGCGGATTAATAACAAAACCACTTTGTACCCTTGTATTCGGTGTTATACAATTCGTCCGATATATTTTTGTCCCATTTTGTTTTAGTTTTCCGATATTCAAGAATTTCATCTATTTTGTTATTTTTATCAATATAAAAACTTTTCAACTCTTCGCGTGTGCTCCGCGAGGTGTCTCCACAATTAACCTTATTCTGAGCATCAATTTCAGCGTTGCAAATAACCTTTAATTCATTGCAGAATTTCATCTCGTCTATATGCATGCTTATAACGTCCATAAATATATTTTTGTTATAAATAGTAGGATATCTATATCTAATAGTATCAGGAATGATGAATTGATTTTTCTCCTTGACTTCCTTTACCTTCTTCTCAATTTGTGTAATAAAATTTTGGACGTATTGTATATCATATTTGATAGGTTTGTCTGATGATTGATTCGCTTGTTCGGCAGCTCCACCCTTTTTATTGTCGGATACGTTACTTAACAATATTTTACCAGAAGTAAATTCACATTCTGAAATAAGTTGATCAAAGGAGTATGCGGTCATTTTATGTGCCTCTGCTTTCGCGTCTAATTTGTAAAAATTTACGAGTGATAAAATAATAGTATTTATTGCACTTGTTCCAGAAACGATCTTTACTGCACTTGTATTATCATAAAATATTCCACTAATAACGGACGAGAGAGATGAAATAATAATTGCAGGAATCATGAGTCGGTACAGATAAAACTCGCAATAAGATTTTGCTTCTAAATACAACATTTTTTGGCCTTTGAGATACAAAGAAATTAGATCTAACGCAGTGGATAATTTACCATCATTATATCCAAATTTAACGTTCATAGTGTTCATTACATCTAAAAACCCACGATATGGTTTGAGAGCAGTAGGTTTTTTTGCTGCCTCTATGTCAAGAACTTCATTTTCACCAAAGTTGCTTTCGTGTGGCGACGATGTAGGATGATCCTCATCACTATGTTCAGTGCGAAAATCCTTGGTTTCAGGAAAAAAATACATAAATATACATTATATGTATGTATTATATTTTGGTCTTTAAACGTGCCGTTTAGGTGACTATTATTTTGCTGTAATATGCCCACAAACCTAAACCCACAAAACATTTGCTAATCAAATCTAAAATATTTGTAAGCGCATTTTTCAGTTGAGTGTTAAACATATACACCACACCATACAATGACCAAACTATAAAATATAAGCCAAATATCAAATTATTGGACGCTGACCACTTGGGCATAATGAATTTTGTATAAATAATTGCGAACATTAAGAAAAAGGCAGAGAATCCACCAATCAGACCGGTCTCTCTACTGGTAATATTTGTCTCTCCTAAATAGCCGAAGGTTAACATGATATAATTCAACACTACTATCGAAAAATACGTAAGGACATTTATAGCGGTTTTCGAATTGTTGGATAAAAATATGCACAATACTAATAACATAATTGGCGTGGTAATCGCCCAATCTACGTATCTATACGTATTTATTTTATCCCAATTCAAAGGCGTGTTTGTATCTTCCGAGCGGGTAATTTCACCCATAAATAGAGTATAAAAGTATCCAGCTATAACACTAATCGCTGTTTCTAAATTCATAACATGTGTGGTAGACGAGATGGACTGATCTCGTAATGCCTCTATAAAAGTAATAGTACCTGTTGTTATTAATAAAATATATGTTATTGCAAAACTTCCTTTAACTAATGGATGCAACTCTCCTTTCATATTGAAGTATATATTATGTAATGAAAAAATCTCTGTGATTTGGGTGTTTGCGTATAAAATTTTGTGTTATTATGTATATATAAATTATGAACGACGAACAGGTTGTATGTTGCCCCCATTGCAATGGATTTATTATCATAGAAAAGTTGAATTGTGGCATTTTTCGTCATGGTACGTATAAAGATGACGGAAAACAAATAGACCCGCATTTGTGTAAGGAAGAATGCGAGGAATTGGTGGAAAGTGGTGAAATACATGGATGTGGTAAGCCATTTCAAATTGTCGTGATTGACGGCAAAGCGGAAGTATTAATATGTGATTATGTTTGAGCTCTATCTTCTGCGCGTTCTCCTTCTTCTTGCACCGCGTTTCAAAGTGCGCCGACCCTTTCGCGAACGTTTCCCTTTGCTTGCACGCCTCCTAGCGCGACGAGTCTTTTTGGCTCCGCCACTACCAGTACCAGCGCTACGGAATCTTGCAGGTTTATTTTCTTCGGAAATACCGCAATTATTGAACATGTTGTCATGATATATAACATTAGCAACATCCCATGTGTTCAGGTCTTGATTAAATGTATGCGCGCGCTCAAACATTCCGCTCATATTTTCAACATTGGAGACATTCCAATTTCCAATGGGTCGGTTGAAGGATTCTGCCGAACCAAACATTCCAGTCATATTGGTAACATTGGAGACATTCCAACCGCCAATCGGATGATTGAATGCAGTCGCGCCAGCAAACATGCTACCCATATCATCAACATTAGATACATCCCAATTTCCAATAGCTTGATTAAATGCACTTGCCCAACAAAACATTCCATTCATGCTCGCGACATTGGATACATCCCAATTTCCAATGTATTTATTGAATGCCCTGGCAGAACCAAACATGTAATTCATTACGGTAACCTTGGAGACATTCCAACCTCCAATATCTTGATTGAATGCACGTGCACCAAGAAACATAGACCACATTGTGGTAACATTAGATACGTCCCATCGGCTAATGTCATCGTTGAACACATCCTTTCCTATGAAGCTGTCTTGCATTGGCGTAGTAAGGTTATGCTTTCCTCTGAACAACTTATCCATCTTTGTGACGCGGGAGACGTCCCAGTCGCTGATATGACCATATCGTTCTAGAGCTTCAGCACGATTCCTACACCAGAGATTCACTGCAGTTTGTATATCTGCATCGGTTCTCCGATTTTTCTTACCCGGCACTAAGGATCCAAACATGACCTCTCTGAAACCTGGGTCAGTTAGGTTAGCTACAGGCGCCCGAACACCAGTCCTTTCCGCGTTTCTTCGTATCATAGCCAATCCCCTTTGCAAATCATATTGCTCTTTTTTAATCCTGTCTTCAGGGGGTGGGGGTGGATACGACGCCATTATATATATATTATATATATAATAGTTTGAAAAAGGGCTATACCTCATAATTTATAATTCATGTTTGCTTAACATTTGCTGGGTGCATTTATCTTCTGCGGGTTCTTCTTGAACCGCGTTTCAGAGTTCGTCGACCCTTTCTCGGACGCCTTCGGCTTACTCGTCTCCGAGCGCGTCGTGTTTTCTTGGCACCACCACAAAGAACACAACCACTTGATGCAGGTTTACTGGTGGCAGGAGGTTTATTAGTGGTTGCAGCAGGCTTATTAGACCTTACGCTATACCTATATAGATGTTTCATGCTGGGATCTTGCAAACTTTCTGGTTGGTTCTTTGAATTCATCATACCAGAGAATGTGAATATCATGGATTTCTCCCCGTCTGACATCGGGGAAAGCTTGGGCAAATTCCACGACTCAAGAGGTTGATTGAAATTATTGGCAGAAAAAAACATTCGATACATATTAGTAACATTTGATACATTCCATCTCCCAATAGGTTGATTAAAGGACCTCGCATGATCAAACATAGATTGCATGTTAGTTACATTGGATACATTCCAACGACTTATGTCATCGTTGAACTCTGCTTTATCAGAGAAGAGATTACTCATATCAGAGACATGGGAAACGTCCCAATTACTTATATTACCATATCGTGCTTCAGCTTCAGTACGATTCTTGGTCCAAAGATTTACGGCTGGTTTAATATCTGCATTTGTTCTGTTTATATTTGGAGAAGGTTTATTACTTGTGGTAACAGGCGCAATAACTTGAGGTTTTGGTGTATTTATTACCGGTGGATCTTGAAATCTTCCCGGTTTGTTTGCATTAGAAATCGGACAATCGGTAAATATGTCATTATTAGCATCAACTTTGGAGACATTCCAATTGCGAATATCTTGATTGAATGCTTTTGCTTCTACAAACATGCCTTCCATGTTAGTTACCTTGGAGACATTCCATTTCCCAATAGGTTGGTTGAAGGTATCTGCAACATAAAACATTTCTATCATGTCAGTTACATTGGAGACATTCCACCTTCCAATAGGTTGGTTAAATGCAACCGCATAACTAAACATTCTGCGCATGTCAGTTACCTTGGAGACATTCCAACCCTCAATAGGTTGATTGAATGCCTCCGCAACAACAAACATATCTGACATGTCAGTTACATTGGAGACATTCCACGCCCCAATAGGTTGGTTAAATGCAATCGCATTACTAAACATTCCACTCATGTCAGTTACCTTGGAGACATTCCACGCCCCAATAGGTTGGTTGAAGGCTTCTGCACAACTAAACATTTCACTCATGTCAGTTACCTTGGAGACATTCCACGCCCCAATAGGTTGGTTGAATGCCTCAGTATAACTAAACATTCTGCTCATCTCAGTTACCTTGGAGACATTCCACGCACCAATAGGTTGATTGAATGCCTCAGTATAACTAAACATTTCTCTCATGTCAGTTACATTGGAAACATTCCACGCACCAATAGGTTGGTTGAAGAGCTTTGCATTATAAAACATGTTATTCATGTTAGTAACATTGGAGACATTCCACGCACCAATAGGTTGGTTGAAGAGCTTTGAATTATAAAACATGTTATTCATGTTAGTAACATTGGAGACATTCCACTTCCCAATAGGTTGGTTGAATACAGATGTAGCATTTTTAGTGTGGTGTACACCCAAGATTGTGTATGAAATTTTATACCTGTCACTATTAGTAGCAAACATGCCTTTCATATTAGTTACCTTGGAGACATTCCATGACCCAATAGGCTGGTTGAAATCCCACGCATTCTCAAACATTTTCTCCATGTTAGTAACATTAGAGACATTCCATGATACAATAGGTTCGTTGAAGAAATACTTTTTATTAAACAGATTACTCATGTCTGTTACGTTGGAAACGTCCCAGTTGCTAATATCTCCATATTGTTTTTTAGCTTCAACCTCATTACTAAACCAGAGATTCACTGCTTGTCTAATGTCCGCATCAGTTCTCAATAATTTATTGAATATTACGAATTTTGGTTTGTATTCATCCTCAATACGACAATTTAAAAATATATCTTTTACTCCATTAAGTTCCCACCAAGTTTTCTTTTCAAGGGATAGATCTTTTTTAGGAAGAAAACTAACTTTAGAGACATCCCACTTCCGAATGTCTTGATTGAATGCTATTGCATCTGTAAACATACTTGCCATGCGTGTTACCTTGGAGACATTCCAATCTCCAATAGGTTGATTAAATGTATCTGCTTTATAAAACATATCTGACATGTTAGATACATTGGAGACATTCCATGCACCAATAGGTTGGTTAAATGCAATCGCACCACTAAACATGCCTGCCATATTAGTTACATTGACGACATTCCAACCTCCAATAGGTTGATTGAATTTACGTGCACCATTAAACATATCTTCCATATTAGTTGCAGCAGATACAACCCAACGACTAATGTCATCATTGAATTCTGTCCGATTAAAGAACAGACGACTCATGTTTGTTACGCCGGAAACGTCCCAATCACTAATATTTCCGTAGCGCTCTTCCGCTTCAGCACGATTTGTATACCAAAGATTCACTGCTTGTTTAATATCTGTATTTGTTCTTTTTATTTTTAGAGGAGGTATATTACTGGCAACAACTGGAGGCGTATCAATAACTTGAGCTTTGGCTGTATTTATCTCGGTAAATTGAGCTCTTGGTGGTTTATTTTCATTAGAAATAAGAGAATATGCAAATATATGTTTTATCCCATTAATTATCGCTTCATTTTTCTCTGCAGGCGTGTAGTCATTTCTAGTGCGAATAACAACATTAGATATATCCCACTTAGTTAGGTCTTGATTGAAAACATGTGCTGCATAAAACATCTCATTCATCTTAATTACATGAGATACATCCCAATTTCCAATAGGTTGATTGAACTTATACGCACGTTCAAACATATGCATCATGTTAGACACCTGAGAGACATTCCAATTCCCAATCGGTTGATTAAATTTATACGCACGATAAAACATACATTCCATGTTAGTTACACGAGAGACGTTCCAATCCCCAATCGGTTTATTAAATTTAGATGCAAATGCAAACATGTATTTCATGTTAGTTACATTAGATACGTCCCATTTGCTAATATCATCATTGAAATTTACCTTTTCATCGGGCACTTCGATTGTGTCTAATAAGGTGCCGTAATCATTTAAACTTGCTTTTTCACTAAACAAATAACTCATGTCTGACACGCTGGAAACGTCCCAATCACTAATATTTCCGTAGAGTGCTTCCGCATCAGCGCGATTTGTGTACCAAAGATTCACTGCTTCTGTAATATCTTCATTTGTTCTTTTTATATTAACCAAAGGCGGGCCATCACCGGTGGACATATTATATATTATATAATATACATATAATAGTTTAATTGTACTTAATATATGCAATGAGACATTTATCACTTTCGGGGTGCACAATCAAAAAAGATAATATAATTTATTTTTGTTTTATTCGGTAATTATGTTATGCAAACGGACTTGGTGGAGGAGAAGTAGATGGGCTACGTGGCCAGTATTCCAGTGTATCGGATTCACGAATACGTCCGCGTTCAAATTCGTCGTTATTTTTACGCGGAACCAGAGTAGGAGTCGGGGGTGGACGCGGAGCGGAGGCCATTTGAGCATATGTGCGCCTGGCTGGCGACGACGATAGTGGAGTAGTTTCTGTGGGTGTGTTTGCGTTTGTTGCTACAATAATCGGTTTAGCATTATATGCACTCTTCTGCGACGCACGTTCGGACGAGCGGTTCGCGGAAATCTTCCAAAACCATGGATCGTCGTATATAACCTTGACTTCTTTACCAGACAATAACAATGTCCGCGCTCTATCCGCAACACTATTAGAATGCCACTTACTGAAATGAATAAAGACGCGCTGAAAGTCTTCCCCTTTTTCGTTCTTTCGGCGTACCATGTCTATGTGGTCTATTACCCCCAAATTTAAGTCGTTGATTGTTTTATATACATGGCTTCGTGTTATATTAACGAATGTCCGAGGAATACACATACTCGGGACATTATTGGCAATCGTATCAAGATTGATTGTGGACATAACAAAATGTTATATATGTTGGTTATAAATAACATTTCACGGGGCAATTAGTTTCATTTTTTTTACAAACAACACGGGCAAAACGCATGCCTTACATTGTCCATAAACGACCGAGGACGATTCGTCCATTCCGTCTTCATAAGCTCCTTGAACTTTACAAAATCCATATCTGAATCAGGTTCATATTGCTGCACTTTGCCATTCACATCAAGATAATCAAAATAGTCATAATGAGTTCGGTTTTTGTCATTGTACATGTAGCATTGAATAGTAATACACGTGTGCTTGTTCTTTTCCAAATTGGTTAGTTTGTGGATTTGATTGAGTGTCGGGCTAATCCAAGTTATTTCGTCTTTGTAAAAAGTCTTATTCGCGAACGGAACGACTCCGTCTTTTTCGGAACATAAAAAGGGATATAGTTCTACGAAGATATCGCCGTGCAACACGCGGATAATCGCATCTGCCGAGGCATGACTATGTATGGGTGAATAATGTCCAATAGGCCAGATTTCCATGACGTATGGTATTCCTGGCGATTCGCCATTGTTCTCTCCAAGAGTAATTCGCAAATAAGTTTCAAGGATATTCGGTTTATCCTTGTTGAATTCGGTGCTTTTCTCTTGCAATCTTGTATTACACCAACATCCCGACGTCGCTATGCTATATTCAATCGCCTTGGTGAAGTCTGGAAAGTCGGTATCATCCAATACGAATTTCTCTCCCGCAATACAATCGTATAATACTTGTGAGGTCATTGATAAATTTGATTTGGGTAAATATTTACTATGGGCAATGTCAGACATCATCAGTTCATGCGTGTTTTTAACAACGAGTGGTATTTTGTTTGTTATTGGGTCCCGCAATAGTTTGATTGGGTGAATAGAGAGACTTTCTTTAGATATGTAAATGTGGGTAAGACCTTCTAAAAATTGTTTATTTGCTTTCCATACGTCTTTATTTGTATTTGGGAATTCGTATTTATAGATGATATTATCTAGACGAGCCTCACCGATACCAGCATATAATTTTTGATTCTGAGAATCAATACTGAACCAGTAATACGCTCCAGGCTGATTTGTTAATCCCTTGGTGTTATTAGGATCCTTCAAGGGCAAGCAATTGAAAATAGTATTTACCCTTACATTTTTTGCAGTGAATTCTACGCGAATTCCGTCTGCTTGATTCGTATCGTAAAAGGTGAATACACAAGGGAACTGGTTCTCTCTATTCTCGAAAATAAAGACTGCCTGACCATGAATCATTAATTTGATGTCTTCGCTGAACATACTATCGTTTGAGCTAAATAAAAGGGCTTTTGGAGAATCCCCGTGAGCAATGTTTGTGTTGCTTAACATTATATTATGTAATATGATAATATAATATTTGTAAAAAGGATGCGATGTGTTTAACTTCGGGGCAACGAGAGAATGATTATATCGTCAGAACTCATGCATGTATCTTCTTTCACAACAGAAGAAGGGCACGCTATTTGCGCTGATGGAATATTATTACTTTGTTGCCAGCAAGTGTACGCGCCATTTAAGATTTGGTTGGTGCATAGTAGCGCGACGTGATTTGCACCGCCGAAGCCTAGCCTTAACGCATCGGCGCTCATGTTATGTCCAATATATTTGTATAATGCAGATGGTGTAGGAATGCGGTTCGTTAAATCCAGTGCTTGATTAAAGTAGTCAAGTTGAGATAATCCACTGCAAGTGCCGTGTTTGGACCATTCGTGTTGCCAAAAACTATCATACGATGGGCTACTTACATCATACTGCACATCTGGCCAATATTGTGTCATTTTGTTCATGCCGATTTGTTGTGGAATACTCATATCAAAGGCTTCATTAGTGCATGATGCAGGATATCCGCTCGTTGCATATTGTGGCCATAGACCATGAATAGTAAAGTTGGTTGTCCAATAGGGTAGTGGATTACTGCATCCGGGATATTTTTGGCCATGGCAAAATCCAGGTGTCCACGAATACGCGTAAACATATATTTGTGGTTGTGTCTGACATTGCACGTTTATGAAGGCGTTGCATAAAAATAAACAAAATAAGAGTACTTCCAATGAGGACATTTATTATTATACATAGTAATAGATTATATTGTTTACAAATATATTATTTTGAAATATACGTTGAACTAGTATTAAATTTATATGTGCTAACAATAATGAATATAGTGTCTGGAGAGAAAATACAAAATTTATGCGATTATTATCTGGGAACACAAGACCAATTTAATTATAATCCCTTTATAAAATCTCAATTCCACAAACATTTATATATTGATTCTTTAGATATAGAAAATCAAATAGCAAATAGGACCATTAATAATTTGTTTTGTTATCTTCCGCTTTTAGAAACACATTTACATGTATTAGTGAAGATATTATCTCATATAAAAGCGCCAGTTAAATTATTTTTTCATAATGCCGACACTACATTTACTCAAGAACACAGCAATGCATTATTAGAAGACAAAAATATTTTATGCATTTATAGTCAAAATTTAAGTATTCCTCCACACGACAGACTTAAACCATTGCCAATTGGGATAGCTAATTCAATGTGGCAACATGGGAACATATATACATGGGTATCAAGATTACAGATGCCTTTATCCAAGAAACAATATCTAATCTATTTTTATTTTGAGATACATACAAATATAAATAAACGTCAAAGGTGTTTTGATATTGTCCGCGCAAAGGGCATTGAATCACAACCTAAAAGGTCATTATCCGACTACATACAAACGCTTTCAACGTTTAAATTCGCAATTTGTCCTGAAGGGAATGGAATTGATACACATCGTTTTTGGGAATGCTTATATTTAAAAGTTGTTCCGATTTGTCCACGAAATATCATTACAGAATATTATAGCAAGTTTTTTCCTGTTGTATTATTGAACGATTGGGAAGATTTAAATACAACTATCTTGGAAACCTTTTATGAAACCTGCGACTGGTCAAACTATGATAAATTGTTTGATATTACGTACTGGGAAAATCCTTATTAATCATATTTGTACTATATCTGCGTAAATATGATTTTACAATCTCCACAATGTTTGATACTGGTGCAATATCTTGGTTGCACCCATCTTTTCCAATTCCAGATTTACAAGCGAGCCTTTACCTGCTATTTTGGGATTAAATTGACGCTTCAATGTTGAATATATTGGGTTATTTTGTCCGTCATCTAACCATTCTGGTGAGACTGGTGTATCGTCAATTAGAATAATGCTGTTTTTATGAAGTAAATGTTTTACCCGGTTGAATTCTTCTAAATGATGCATAGCAGACGGCAACGGGTTTAAAAAATCTAGATTAATATTGTCCAAGTATAAAAGGTCGATTAAGCTATCTATCTTTGGTAAATAGTCAATACTATTTGCATTAATAACTTTGGATTTGCTAGAGATTAATGAATTTGTTTCGTTCGCCGCATATTCGTTTAAGATAACTGATACTACAGAACCATCGTAAAAATTCACAAACGCGTCCCATAACAATGTACTTTTGGTTCCATGCGCAGAACAACCAGTTTCAACAAACTTGAACTTGTTTAGGTCTTTATTGTGAAATAATAGTTGTCTGAGAGCCTCTTTTATGGTGTAATAATTAATATGTGTAAAAAACACATCAGGCGTTTCTGGTGTTTTCAAAAATCCAGATATGAGAGTTCCGTTTACATTTCCCAATGTTTCGTGTGAAGTTTTAAAGGGTTGTTTGTTAAAAAATGTATCATACACTTCAACCTCAAACTTATTCCAACTTGTTGATGCGTCATAGTTCATAAACTTCTTTAAATCTTTGCAATGTATGTGCAAGTTTACTATAGGAATGTCCTGAGAATTTACCTGTAAAAATGGAGCAAGCATATTAGATGTTGTGTCAGTTTTCCAAATTATCTTATATTTTGAATAATTTATTAGACATGTTTCATTCACGAAACCTGATGTATCACCCTTGGTGTTTCTTGGGTCAACGCCTCCTAGATACTGGCCCATAGCAGCTGCATCAAAAATACAATTAAATTGGTTGTAATTTTTAGTTATATTCGTTAATTCTTGACTAGTTGTATCTAGTGGGAAAATGGGAAATGTATCAACTAAATGAGGCAATTCATTGAAGCATCGCCCCCAGTTTTCCATATCATTTAAATTAGTATCGAAATGATTTATACATTGGTCAAGTGTTTCAACGTTGGGTATGTACATGATTCCTGGAATGCATCTAGTTTTGGAATCTATAGTTAATAATATTTTGTTGCTATTGGATAAATTTAATTCGCTTAAATTTTTATACACTAAAATGTCATTTTCTATGTGCCATATAGATTGTTTTCTGTGATGTCGCATGTATGTTTGTAGTATTTTGAATCTATATGATGCTAATTGCCAAAATCCGTCTCTGTATGTATTGGTTAGGCTTTGTTTGTATTCTTTATATGATGGCATAAATCCTTCAACCGCAACAACTTTTATATTTCTCTCTTGAAAAATATTTATCATTACACAATCTGTAAGGACGACTATTTTATGGTTGTTAAACTTACGCAAACATTGAATTGCATCTAATATATATTCTTGAAAGGTATTTAACATAACTAAAACAATCTCCATTGTTATGTATATAGTGTATAATGAACTATATTTATGTTAATTAACGCAATATCTTTTATATTTCATCTTTAATAGGAGGGTGTGGGAACCTAGGTTCCCAGCCCCGAAAAAAAAATTGAAAAGAAAAGTGTGTGGAGTAAGTAAAAGGTAAAATAGAGTGAAAAGATGTCAACATCGTTATCGTTATTGGAGTCAGATTCAGAGTCAGTGGTGGGTGTGGGTGTAGGTGGTGTGTGTGTAGGTGTAGGTGGTGGTGCAAAGAGGGGTCGTCCAGCGCGTGCGAAGGTGGTAAAGGAGGTGGACTGGTTATCGGGTCTGAGCGAAGGTTTGGAGGTGCGTAAGGAGTTAGAATTGGTGGTGGTAGGAGATGGTGGTAGTGGGGGTTCGGGTGTATCCCCCGAAAAGGAAACAAAAAAAAAGAATGGGGGTTCGGGTGTATCCCCCGAAAAAAAGGCAGAGGCATTGGCCTTGAAGGAAACAAAGAAGGCAGAGGCATTGGCCTTGAAGGAAACAAAAAAAGCAGAGGCGTTGGCAGCAAAGGAAGCAGCAAAGGCAGAAGCATTGGCTTTGAAGGCTTTGAAGAACACGCCAGAGGCAAAGGAAGCAGCGAAGGCAGCAAAGAAGGCAGAAGCGCTAGCAGCGAAGGCTGCGAAGAAGGCGGAGGCGGAGGCGGCAAAGGAAGCGCTGAAGGAAGCGAAGAAGGCGGAGATTTTGGCAGCGAAGGAAGCAAAGAAGGCGGAGGCTTTGGTAGCAAAGGAAGCGCTGAAGGAAGCAAAGAAGGCGGAGGCTTTGGCAGCAAAGGAAGCGAAGAAGGCGACAAAGAAGCCGAAGGCGCCTAAAGCCGACGTCGTGGTAGCCGAAGAGCCCCATGCTGACGTTGTTGTGGAGGAAGTCAAAGCCGACGTCGTGATGGAGGAGGCAACCAAGAAGGCGAAGAAGGCGCCCAAGGAGCCCAAGGCACCCAAGGAGCCCAAGACCCCCAAGGCACCCAAGGAGCCCAAGGCACCCAAGGAGCCCAAGGCACCCAAGGCACCCAAGGAGAAGAAGGAGAAGGCGGTCAAGGAGCCGAAGGCGCCCAAGGAGAAGAAGGAAAAGGCGCCTAAGAAGGAGAAGGCTGTTTCCTCTACAGAGGTGGGTGGGGGTGCGGGGGAACCCCCTGCAGGAGAGCTGGTGGAGGAAGAGATAGATGAGGATGGGGGTGCGGGGGTTTCCCCTGCAGAGGAGGAAGAGGTGGAGGTGAAGGTGAAGCGGTTCGAGCACAATGGTGTGAAGTGGTTGCGCGATACAACGGGCGTAATCTACAACATGGAGACGCAAGAGGAGGTGGGTGTTTGGAACGAAGAGATGCAGACAATAGTAATGAACGAGTAAAGCAGGGGTTCCCCCCGCACCCCCACTAGACGCAATAGTAGTTAGTTAGTTAGTTAGTTTTATTAGATAATTTATTAGTAATCATATAAGAATTCTTTTTTCTCTCGTCATCGTGATGAATAGGAGTGTGTATTCGTTGTACAATAAGAGGATCGGGAAAGAAATAAGGATTATTGTGCGCGCGAATATGCATAGTCTTTTCATCAATATTGAAGATGGGTCGTCCAGTGCGATAGAATATGTGGAGTTGTTTGTCTCTCCAACGGGATTGTTTGGCATGGTGTGGTAGTAGTAAGTCGTTCAAGAGTGAGTTCATGTATAATAAGCGGATAATATCTTAAAATGATTTGCGACTCATATCTCAATTTGCCACTCATTTCTGGACTTCCCCGAAAGGGGGTATAATGGCATGTATATAGTTTTCTCTCTTGAACGATAACTGAAGAGAGAAAATAAGGGCGAACAAAAGGCGATGAATGTGGTGAATGCGCCAGTGGAATGGTGTTAAAGTATTGCGACTCATATCTCAATTTGCCACTCATTTCTGGACTTCCCAGGAAGGGGTATTTTCTCTCTTGAACGAGTATAGAAGAGAGACGGACAAGGGCGATCAAAAGGGCCGAAGGCTATGAGTGCGCTTCGCGCACGATGTAAGGATGCAAGAGTATATAGTGTTCTTTCTTGAACGATTAATCAAGATGATAGGGTGCCGCTTGTGGGTTGTGGGGTATGTGGGACGAAAGTTCCCACCCCTGAATCTTTTACAACCTTTTATGTTGTTTCCATATAATATAGGACGTGGAAACAAAAATTAAGGACGAAGTTTATGGTTGTGAACTATGTGATTATAAATGCTGTAAAATAAAGCACTATTCACAATATATTTTAACCCAAAAACATGCAAGGAAACAATATTGGTTGGATGGAAACGCGATGGAAACATAAAAAAAGACACTGATATCATATGAATGTAATAGATGCCATATATATTTTAAAACACGTTCAGGATTATGGAAACATTCACATAAATGTGGGTTCCTACAACCCACCCTTGCGTTTTTACGATTTTTCACTCCAAATCCTTTTTCAAGAAATGGAAATTGGACATTTATAAATGTCCATTTTTGGAAATCCTAAAATACTTTTGGAAAATCGAACGTTTGTTAGCATAATGAAAAATTAGCGTCTGGCGACCGAAAAAAAATAAAAAATTTTGTGATGCTAATTTTTTTATTTTTTGATCGCGGAATCTTTAGCAACTTTTTATGTTAGATATATATATAACAAATGGAAACAGAAAGTTGCTCAAAAGTTGCTAAAAAATATATGTGTTCACATTGTGATTATACAACGTGCAAAAAAAGTAGTTATGATAAACATTTATCAACACAAAAGCATATTATCAAGTCGTTATGTAACACATGTAACCAAGAAGTTGCTAAAAGTTGCTCACAGCATATTTGTGAAAAATGTAGCAAAATATATATTTCTCGTGTTGGATTATGGCATCACAAGAAGAAATGTATGCTATCCGCAGACCCCCAGGAAAAATTAGAAAATACTGCGACTGACAACAAGGACGAATTGATTAACTATCTTATAAAAGAAAACCAAGAATTTAAAAACATGATTCTTGAATTTGTAAAAAAGGATTCTCATAACCAAGGAAATAACAATAATAATACCAATACACTGAGCAATAATAACAGCCACAATAAGACATTCAACCTCAATTTCTTCTTGAACGAGACGTGCAAAGATGCAATGAATATGAAGGATTTCATTCAATCACTAGAGATGAGTCTGCCGGAGTTGGAGAAGATGGGTGAGGTGGGGTTTGCGGAAGGCATGTCGCGAGTCTTTGTAGACAGATTGAACCAATTGGACGTAACCAAGAGGCCGATTCATTGCAGTGATGTCAAGAGAGAAATAATCCATATCAAGGACGAAAACAAGTGGGAGAAGGACAATGCGAATCTGGACAGGCTGAGAAAGATTATAAAGCAACTGACAATAAAGAACATTTTGAAGGTGGACGACTGGAAAAAGGCGAATCAAGGTTGCACGGAATACAACAGCAGGAAAAACGGCCAATATTTGAAAATAAATATGGAGGCCATCGGCCCGGTGGATGACGGAGAAGTGAAGCGGGACTTTGGAAGGATAATCCGTCGTGTAGCGGAGAACACGGCCATCGATAAGAAATACTTATAAATGTTTTCTCTCTTGAGCGATCAGGGTCAATTTGCCACTCATATCTCAATTTGCCACTCATTTCTGGAGTAGGCTATATGTGCCAAATAGCAGGGTGTATTGTTCTCTCTTGAACTGAGAAGGAGAAGAAGGTCCAAAGCAAAGAGGTAATACTTGTAGAGTGCCGTGTGGATTGCAGGGTGGAGAGTATATTTAACCCTTCTTGAAAATATATTAACAAGTATTGTTATATGCGGTTTAGAAGTTTGGTGGTGCGTCTGATATTGCTGGCCCTCTTGGTTGCAGTAATTGGAACAGGATATATTTTCGTCGCGACGATCATCTTTAAGGATACATCCTACGCGGGCTTTTACAACAGCTGGCAGTTCCCCATGCTCCTCGCGATCTTCATAGACGCGGCATATTATAAGCATATTAGCAGGATGTCATAATGCGACTCATATCTCAATTTGCCACTCATTTCTGGAGTGTGAGTTTGTGGGGGTGTGTGGGGTAGTAGGGGATATTTTTCTCTCTACTATCTGAATTCAAAAAGGAGATGGGGTGGAGTGCTTGTTGGAAGGGGGCAGAGTGCAGAGTACAGAGTACAGAGTGCAGAAAAATATAAAATAAATATATAAGACCGAATATTTATTTTATTGCATATTGTTTAGGTTATTTGCGACTCTTGCGAGTCCGTTTATTCTTGCGACTCCTGCGCTTGCCACCCATTGATGCACGACGTTTCCTCTCCGCTATACGCGCAGACCGACGAAGAGGTGGGGAAGACCGACGAGCAACTGGAGCAGAACGCTTACGATTATTATACCAATTCATATATTCTTTCTTGGTCATACCATAAATTCTATGGACCTCGCCATTAACAGTAACATCTTTATAACCTTGAATCGCACCCTTAACCTTGTTATATCCCCTAGACATACTGGCTCCTCCACCAGACATTGTATTTTCACCTGCGGAAAATTGTAGTGACGTATCTCCCATTATACATTAAACAATATATTAATATTATTTTATGCTAAATACACATTCGTCTATCGGAACGAGAACAAGGAGCATCCACACTTCTTGGACTTGCGACCGCCATATTTCTTGCAATACTTACCACCGCGTTTAAGTGTGCGACGACGCCCGCCCTTGCTGCGCTTGGGAGACGATGCGTGCTTGATATGGTTCGCCCGCATGGTTTCTTGTACTGCGCGATCGACAGCAGACTGAAAGCGTTCGGCGTGGGAGCCCTTTGCGGCGATCTTTGCTCGGAAAGTATTCAATGGGTTTGGTTGGATGTATACTTTGTTGCCGTATTTCAACATCAATTATATACAATACGCAGAAAACATTTATTTGCCTCTTGATCGGCCTTCTAAAGACCCACAATCCGCCACCACCGACTTCTCTCTTCAACTCAAATTCTATTCTCCATTCTTGAACAAAATAAAACACACACAACAAATATATTCTCAATGTATTATATACGACAATGGATGAAAGAAAAAAAATGTGCGTAGTGTTTGACATTGATGAAACACTCATTCAATTCGTACACTCAAAACATAGGGCACGTGTATGGGACATATTATCTGATGACGAAAAGGCAGATTTCATATATGTAGAAAAGGACCGCCATATTATCATTTTCCGTCCTAAATTGAAAGAGTTGTTCGCATATTTCAAGAAAAACCACAGCCGAATCAAAGTTGGTTTATGGACATATTCTGATGCAGACTATTGTAAAAGTATTGCAAGTGAAATAATTAAATATGCAGACTTGCCCAAAGATTTCTTTTTGTTTCTATTAAGCGATCAAGACATGACAGATCACCCCAAAGATTTGAACGTGGTTTACCATATGTTCCCTTATCTTAGCAGTTTTAACACGTTTATTGTCGACGATTTACATAAAAACATAACACACAAAGCAAATAAAGAAAACTGCG